GTCAGCGGCGCGCCTGGACTTGGTCTTGGTGGTCTTGGTCTTGCCGCGGTCGCCCGCGCGCCCGCGCGACTTCTTCTTTCCCTCGTCTTCCTCGTCCTCGTCGAGCTCCTCATCGCGCTCGGACACCTCGGCGTTGATCATCTTGTCGAGGTACTCCGAGTCGTAGAAGTTGAGGACGTCCGGGATCGGGTTCTCTTGGATGTACTCCAGCACCTTCTCCTGGTCTTCCTCGTCTGCCATGATCGGCGAGGGCTCGCGGTCGACCGCCAGCCCGATGTACCGGGTATTGAGGCCCTTGCCGGTCCGGGTGAAGGTGATGTCGTAGCCCTCGTCCGGGTGGTCGATGAGCAGCACCTTGCCGGTGCGCTTGTTCTGGCACAGGGCGGCGATGTCGCGGTCCATCGACCAGGACATGTCCCACAGTGCCGGGGTCGCCTTCTCGTCGTCGCGATCGATGACCCAGACCGCCACCCGGCGCGTCGGGGCGAGCTGCTTGGCCTCCTCCTCCTCGCCGGCCGCCTTGACCTCGCGGTGGAGCTTGCAGATCGGGCACGGCTCGTTGTTCATCTTCTGCGGGCACAGGTAGGTCGACTTGTCGGGACCGACGTACGAGTGCAGCCAGACGTCGTAGCCGTAGTGGTCGTGGTCTTCCCAGGTCGGCGGCAGGATGCGGATTACGTTCTCTCCGTCCTTCGGCCGCCAGCGGTCGATGCCCGAGCGAGTGATCGAGTCGAACTGCCCGCCGCGCTGGTCGGCGCGCTTCTTGATGTCGTCGCTCGACCGCTCCCGATACTCGAAGCGCGAGCCGCGCTTCTTACTGCCGCCGGCCTTATCCTTCTTTTTCAGCATCATCTCTCTCCTTCAGGTGTCTGAGTATCTTCCGATTATACTCGACTTTGTTGTGGAAGAACGCGCGCGACGCGACCCACGCCACCAGGTAGACCCCGCAGAGCCCCAGCGCGGTCCACGTCACGGCCTCGAAGAACGTCATGCCTCCCCCCTACGCGCCGCGTTCATGCGGGCGCGCGCGTCCTGCGCGTCCCGCTGACGCACGGCACCGGAGGCCGCGCTGTTCTCGGAGGCGCTGTAGTAGTTGGCAACGTAGAGCCCCGCGAGGTCCTTGAGGGCGTAGGACCGCTGCTGAAACGCGTCCTTGAGCGCTGAGAGCTTGCCCACCAACTCGGACTGCGCGTTCAGCGCGTCGCGCGCCCGCACCACCTTGCCGTCGGTCTGGACCTTTGCCCGGACCTCCCCCTCGGTGATCTTCCGGTCGTCCTCCTGCGCGTCCCCGCGGACCAGGAGGTCCGCCTCCGCCTCCGCGTCCTGGAGCGCTTGCTTGGCCGCATCTCGCCGCGAGATCGCGAGCGCGTAAGCCTTCGACACCCGGTAGAAGAGCTCCGGCTGCTCGCGCAGAGCGCCCTCGAGCGCGTACTCGTCGATGCGGAGCGCGGCCTCGAGCTCACGAAAGTCGTCGTAGTCGTCCGGGCTGCCCCGACTGGGGCGCCTGGCTACTTTTCGCTCAGTCATCTTCTCTCACTCGCCTCCCGAGTAGAGCGCGCGCCCGACCGCTACCGCCAGCATCGCCCGGTCCGACCCAGCCGCGAACGGCTCAACGAACGGCTCGAGCAGCCCGAGCAGGGCGCACGCCTGCTTGTCGCTGGCGGCCCGCCTGAGCGCCCCGCCCAGATAATTACATACCCCTATCCGAACCGACTCCGCCGGCTCGTCCGCGAGCTTGTCCAGTAGCGCGGCAGCCCGGGACCACGAGCCCCCCTGCATGAGGAACTTGCAGAGCTCGGCGACCGCGTCGGACTCCCGCGCGCTCCGCAGGAGCTCCGAGGCCTCCTTGCGGGACCGGGCCTCCCGGCACAGGGCCATGTTGACCAGCATCTGCCGCGGCGAGCCCTCGGCCTCGCGGATGACCGCGTCCCGGACCTCCGGGAGGAGCTTTACCCCCTCGGCCGCCGCGACCCGCGCGAACAGCTTGCGCATGTCGGGCTCGCCGACCGGGCGCAGGGCGAGCGCGGAGCAGCGGGTCTTGATGGTGGTCGGGACCTTGCCCGGGTCGGTCGTGCAGAGGAACCACGCGACGTGCGCGGGCGGCTCCTCGATCGACTTGAGGAGCGACTGCCACGCCTGCCTGCTCACGGCGTGCGCCTCGTCGATGATCACGGCGCGCGCCCGCGACTTGCCGAACGGCCGGTACTGAATGACCTCCTGGACCGCCCGCATCGAGTCGATGCCGGTGTGAGTCGCAGCGTCAATCTCAAGCACTGCCGCGGGCTCGCAGCCGAGGAGGCCCGCCGCGATCCGCGCGAGGGTAGTCTTCCCGGTCCCGCTCGGGCCGGAGAGCAGGAACGCGCGCGACTCCCCGCGCTTGATGAGGCCCGCGAGCGCGCGGCACGCGGCCTCCTGGCCGACAACATCTTCCAACACCTCCGGCCTATACTCGGTGTGCAGGACAGACATTAATGCATCTCCGGTTCCGGTAGTTTTATCTCGAGCGCACTGGAAAGCTCCACCAGCGCCGAGAGATAGCCACGCTGGAAATCTGAGTCAGGAGGGTCGTTATCAAACGACTTAATACCCTGCACGATCAAAGTCTCGGCTTTCTTAGGGTCAATGCTCATATCGCTCATATCGGGCAGCTCCTCGGCATGTCGATCCCATCATACTCGTGCGACGCGAACTCCCCGGCGCCCTTCTGGGATGCCCAGTCGGGGCCGACCGACATCTCGACCACGATCGGGGTGGTCCGCGCCCACTCGAACGGCACGGTAAGCATCTCCCGGACCACGATCTCCGCGAGCTCGTCGACCTTCTTCTTGGGCCAGATGAAGGTCAGGTCGTCGTGTATCTCCATGTTGGCCTGCAGGTAGTCGTGGTCGATCTTGGACAGGCGGATCATGGCGTCGAGGACGATCTTGGCCTCGTCGGCCTGGATCGGTGAGTTGATGCGCTCGTTGTAGCTCACCGGGGCGCGCCGCCGGTAGCCCGCGTGGCCGGTAACGTAGCCGGTACGGTAGTAGTCGACCTCGAGGCGCCGGTGCCACTTCCTGATCCCCCCGAACCGGTCCCAGAAGATGTCGGCGAGCTTCTCGGCGGCCGAGAGCGGGATCTCGAGGACCTCCGCGAACTTCTTGGGCTGCGCGCCGAAGAATGCCGCAAACACGAAGCCGTGTTTGACGTCGTTCCGGTACTTCTTAACTAGGTTTTTGTCACGCGCGAGTGTCTTGACCCCCTCCTTCACCCAGCGCGGGTAGATGCGCGCGAGGTGCTCCATGAAGGCGTAGTGGATGTCATAACCGCTCCAGAACGCGTCGAGGAGGGCGCGGTCGAGCGACTCCATGCCGACATTGCGGGCCTGGATCTGGCCGTAGTCGAACGACACCACCACCTCGTCGGGGTCGAGCGGCCGCACCGTACCGCGGACCTCGATCGCGTCCGCGGCCCCGCGCTTCGGCCAGTTCTGATAGTTCGGGTCGTCCGAGGAGGTCCGCGACGTCTTGACCCGGTTAACGTTGGTCTGCGGGTGCATGAGACCGTCCGGGTAGACCCGCGCCGGCCGCAGCTCCCGGGACTCGAGCATGCCCCCGATCTCCTCCAGCCCCGCGCGGCGCATGGCCTCGAGCGCGGCGCGGGCGTCCTCGCCCATGACCGGGACCAAGTAGGTGCCGTAGATCTTGGCGGCCTTGCGCCACTTGACCTCCTCGCGCACGAAGTCGTGGTCGACCCCGGCGAGGGCCTCGACGTCGGCGACGTCGAGGTGGATGCCCGCCCCGTGGAGAACGTCCTTGACGTCCTCGTTCGCGGACGGCCGAAACTTCTTAGCCTTCGCGCGCTCGTACTTTCGCACGATCGGCATCTCGCGCATGGCGCGCTCGGCGTCGAGCATGCGCCGCATGTACTTCTTCCCGAGGCGGTGCGCGACCGACTGGTCGACCGGTACCCCCTTGAGCTGGGTCAGGACCGCGGCCGGGACCCGCTCGAGGTGCTCCGCGTAGAGCGCGGACAGGTCGGCGGCGCGGAGCGCGCGCAGCTGCTCCGCGTAGAGCAGCTGGTGGTACTTCGCGTCGAGGCCGTTGTACCGAAGCACTTTCGGGAGGGGCTCGGCGTCCAAGTTGGTTCGGTTTACTCCCGCCAGCTTCTTGATGTTGATCCCGAAGTACTGGACGCACAGGAACTCGAGGCTGTGGGCACCGGGCTTTCCCTCCGAGCGCTCGTCCAGGATGTAGGCCTGCGCCAGCGAGTCGCCCCACCGCCCCGCGCGCAGGCAGTCTTTCCCGTAGAAGTGCGCCGACCACTCCATCTCAAAAGTCAAGTTGTGCGCGACTTTCCGGCACTCGGCCTCGTACAAGAACTCCCGCCACGCCTCGTCGATCGCCGCGCGCTGCGCGCGGGTCCAGCGCGCCTCCCGGTGGTCGAGGGGGAAGGCGAGCGCCCCGTCCCGCGCGGTCGCGACCGCCGCCGTGAGGATCTTCGCCCCCGGCGCGTAGGGGCGCAGGTCGTTGGTCTCGTAGTCCACGCCCGCGAGCTTGCGGCGCGACGCGCGGCGCAGGAACGCCCGGACCCACTCGACGTCGTCGGCGCCGGCGCCCGCGACCCACTCGATGCCCTCGAGCGCGGCGTCCGCGGAGTGCACCGCCGGCTCAGGCAGCCCCGCCTCGATCGCCTCGAGGGCGGCGCGAACGTGAAGCACGAACTGAAACTCGGCCTCGGAGCCGTAGCGGTCGCGCCCGCCCTCGTACACCTCGCGGCGCTTCGGGTCGCGCAAGATGTCCTCCGGGTGGCGGACCGGAAAAAACCAGTAGGGGCGCCCCTCGACCAGGACCGGGACGCGCCGGCCGCACCACTTGCTGATGCCGGTCTCGCCGGTCGCCCACTCGAGCGGCACGTTGCCGAACCCGATGATGGCCGCGGGGCTCGACTCCTCGATGTCGCGGGCGACGCTCGGGCGGCAGTTGGATACAATGAAGCCATCTGCTATATACTTATGGCTCCCTGTCTCGAGGTTGTAAACATGGCCCCTAAACGATCGCGTAACTTCTATCGCTACGATCTCGTCAAGCTCTACCGGGAGGGTAGGTCGCTCGCTGACCTCCAAAGGCTCACCGGCTCGGACTGGACTACAATCAAGAGATTCCTTATCAAGGCCGGAATGAAGCTGCGGGATAAAAGCGCCGCCTCCCGCGTGGCGTGGACGCCTGTCAGCTGGCGCGCGCTTCCCGCCAAGGAGATCGTTAAAAGATACAGCAAAGGTGAAAGCTCCGAGGAGCTCGCGCGCGTGTTCAAAACCGGCGCTCCACAGATTGTGAAAGTACTCAAAGCAAACGGAGCACAGGTACGGACCCAGTCCGAGCAGATGGTTTTGTGGATGCGGACGCGCACCCGCGAGCAACGCGTGCTTAGGTGCAACCATGGTAAGTACGCTGAGGCATCGCTCAAGACCGCCGCTGTGCGCCAGACCTCGCGGTCCCAGCTGGGAAAGGGCGAAGTGCGGATGAGAAAACTGCTCTTGCGAGTACGCGCCGACTTGAAAATTACCCATCAACTCGCCGCTGGCCCTTACAACATCGACCTCGCCATCAACGATACCATCGCCGTGGAAATCGAGCGCGCTGGTACGCATCCGTTTCATCTTCGCGACTTTGCTGAACGCCTCAACTACCTCATCAATGCGGGCTGGTTTGTTATCCACGTCTGGGCGCCGCGCGCCGTCGGGCTCACTGGCGCTTGCGCAGAACGCGTAGTCGCCGATCTTGAGGTCTTTGAGCGCGGTCTCGCCCTCGACTGTAAATACAGGGTGGTTTGGGGTTCCGGTGAGGATGCGCCCACTCGCGGTTTTAACCGTCACAAGCGGGCCATCGTACCACCGCTTATATGAGCTCTTAACCGGCCCGATCGGCTCGACAAAAGTTCCAGCAGGAAAGCACGCCTCGACTTCGACCCGCGACGGGTCCCGGTCCTTCGGGGGCCGGGTCCGAACTACGTTGTTGAAGCGAACTTTGCTCAGCCACTTCTCGGGGAGGTATCGCCGCAGGAGGCGGCCGGCGGAGCCGACGAAGTGTGCGCCCCGGCGGTCCTCGTCGGCGCCCGGGGCCCCGCCGACCAGGTACGCGAGGGGCCGCGCCGCGCCGGTCGGCTTCATGTGGGGGTGCACCAGGCCCGACTGATTATTGAGGGGGCATACAGCACACTCGTGTTTGTGGAGGAACTCGACAGAGACCGCACCCGAGCGCTGCGGCGCGCCCCGGCGCGCGCTCTTGGGAGCGGGAACCCCGAAGAACGCCACCGCTCAGGCGCCCGTGACCGCCACCAGGTAGAGGCCGCGACCGCGGCCGAAGATCACCGCCTCCTCGGTCACCAAGACCCGATCGAACGCGGCGCAGCCCACCTTGAGCCACTGGGCGTCGACCGAGACCGAGACGTCGGGGTGGCCGGGGAGGCGCACCCGGTCGACCGCCTCGCCGCGGCCCGACGCGGTCCTCAACACGGCGACTTCGTCCTTGATCGCGAGCTTCGAGTAGACCCGCTCGCCGGTCGGGTCAGAGATGATGAGCGCCCGCTCGAGCGCGAGCGCGAGGGTCGCCGGGACCTCCGCCGAGATCTTGTCGAGGTCCTCCGGGACCACCTGCGCGAACTTGGTCTCGAAGTCGAGGGGCTTCGGAACGTCGATGAGCTTGCCGAACAGGCGCGCGCCCGACGAGGCCCGGAGGAGCGCGTGGTCGGCGGCGACCACGAGCTCCGCGCCCTTGTCTCCCGACGCGAGGCGCACGAGCTGCTCGCAGAACGGGGCGGCCAGCACGGTGCGCTGCTTGAGGGGCTGCGCGCCGGAGAGCTTGACCGACGCCCGCGACATGGAGGCCCCGTTGAGGGAGTACATGTCGATGCTGCCCTTCTTCGGGACCAGGGCGACCCCGAGCTGATCCGGGACCGACGTGTCGGGGCTGACGCTGCGGAGGCAGCCCTCGAGCGCCGCGATAAAGTCCTTGCTGCTGACCGGGAGCATGTCGCCCTTGGAGGTCCCCGGCATCTTGAACAGGAACGCCTCCGGCGGCTGGAGTGGGAGCTTCAGCCGCGCGCCCCCGGCGCGGACCGACAGCTCGGCCTCAGTCGCGGAGAGCTCGACTTCCTTGGCCCGAGTCGCCCCGAGCAGGCTGAGGAGGGTCCCCCCGGGGACCGCGCCCTCGAACCCGGCCCGACACGGCGCCGATATGCCGATCTGGTCGTTGTACGTCAGCACCGCGCCCTTGGAGAAGCAGATGTGCGTGAGGATCTGGATCAAGCTCGTGGACGCCAGCGCCGGCCGCACCGTCGCCAGAGCGTCCAGTAGTTCCTTCCTGTTCATCTCAGCTCCTCCCCGCTCATGTCCGCCTCGCTCACGTCCATCATGTTCACGTCCGGCAGGTCTTCCTTGAAGAACCGCCCGACCAGGCGCCGCCGCCGGTAGTCGGTGTAATGCATCGCGTCCCAGTTGACCCGCACCGCGGGCTCGACGAACGCGATCTCGCCCCCGACGTCGTTCTCCGCGCGGCCGCGGAGGGCGCCGGAGAGGTGGCCGGTCCGGACATACTGCTCGAGGCGCTCGGTCGCGTCTTTGTAGCGCCGCAGGTCCCAGTAGGAGAGCAGGCGACTGCGGACTCCGAGACGGGTGAGGATGAGGCCCTGCTTGTTGGTCAGGTTGCTCGCGAATATCACCCGGAACTTCACGTCGACCGGGCTGCGCCGCGTCGCGCCGGAAGGCGCGAAGAAGCCCCCGCGCCGGTGCTCGAACCGGACCTCTCCCCGACGCTCCTCGAGGAGCCGAAAGTACATGATGTGCGCCGTGGTTCGCGCGTACTGGTCGTTGCGGAACGCGGTCACCGACGTGCCGCAGATCTTCGCGAACTTGTGGAGCCAGTCCAGCGCCTGCTCGCCGAGCGCGTCTATGCAACGTGAACGTCCATGCTCCTTCGATGCGGAGAGCAGCTCGCCGTTGCCGACGTGAAACTGGTTCGCCGGCAGGCGCAGGTCAAACTCCCCCGCGAGCCCGCACTTTGGCGTGATCAGCATGCCGTACGCGGGCGCGATCGCCCACGTGGTCGAGTCCACCGAGTGCCACGGGTAGCGCCACATCACCTCGTGCGAGGTCACTCCGAAGCCGTGGGTCCGCGCGAGCGGGCGCCCGGACGAGTCGGTCACCCGCGTGAAGCACTCGTCGAGCCACCGCATCAAGTTTGACTGGGTCGACCGCATGTACGGTGATATGCCGATGTACGGCTCTCCGTCCGCGAGGTACTTCTCGAGCCACTCGAAGCGCTCGCCCTGGTGAAATACCGGGATCGGGGCGAGCCCCGCGTCCCGCATGATCTGCTGGTTCTTGTAGGACGCCTCCGCGGACTTCTCGATCGACTCCTGCGACCGGTCCATGCGACCCATGCTGCCCGGGATAGTGTCGAGGCAGACGTAGTTCGCGACCAGGTGCTGGTTCGCCTTGAGGAATGCGATGTAGTCATTGACGTCGATGGTCTCGCCCTTGTTCCAGGCAGAGAACGCCCCCGAGTCGAGGAGGACGTCCGCCAGCCGGTCGGGGGCCGCCGCGCGCTTCTTCCTGCTCACAGGCGGCTCCCGCGCGCGGACGTGACCATCGCCATGAACTCCGCGCGCGCGTCCGGCTCAGACCGGAACTCGCCGAGGAGGGCGGAGGTCTTGGTCACCGTCCCAGTGCGCTGGATGCCGCGAGACTCCATGCACATGTGGCGGCACTCCAGGACCACGCCGACCGCGCGGGGGTTGAGGACTTCTTGCAGCGCCTCCGCGACCTGCACCGTGAGGCGCTCCTGCACCTGGAGGCGGCGCGCGAAAACGTCGACCAGCCGCGAGAGCTTGGAAAGGCCGACCACGCGGCCGCGCGGGATGTACCCCACGTGCGCGACCCCGAAGAACGGCGCGAGGTGATGCTCGCAGTGCGAGTAGCAAGGAATGTTACCCTGAAAGACAAGCTCGTCATATCCCTGCGAGCCGTCCTCAAACGACTTGAGGACGGCCGCGGGATCCTGGGCGTAGCCGGAGGTCCACTCCGCCCAGGCTCGGGCGGCACGCTCCGGCGTCTCGAGCAAGCCCTCCCTGCTGGGATCTTCGCCGATGTGGCGGAGGAGTTCGTCGAACAGGGCAGGACTTGGCTTCGCCATTCTCGAGCTCCCTTGACTATGAGACTAGAGCTCGATGGTCGTGAGGCCGGCCTCGTTGAGCACCTTGATGGTGTCCCGAGTGTCGGCGCGGATCGAAGTCACCGTGAGCTTGGACGGGGACTTGTAGCCCTTCTTCTCGAGCGCGTCGATGAGGTCCTCGGTGGCGATCTTGGGCTTCTTGATGACGATCATCTTGAGCGCCCGGCGCATGCTGGTGCCCTTCTTGGCAGGCGCCGCGCCCGCCTTCGCCGCCTTCTTCGGGGGCGGAGCCGCGCCGTTCTTCTTGCCGGCGGCGCTCGCCGCCTTCTTCGCCGCCCGCGGCTCGGGCTTCTTCTCGGGCTTCTTCGGCTTTGCCGCAGCCGCGCCCTTCTTGCTGGTCTTGCTCTGCTTCACTTCTTCCTCCTGCTCTGCCTCCTCCTCGTCCGACTCCTCTTCGTCGTCGGCGGCGCCGTCATCCTCCTCATCGCCGTCGTCCTCGGCCGCCGCATCCTCATCGGCAGCGTCGTCAACTTCTTCCTCGGCCGCCGCCTTCGCCTTCTTCGCGGCGTCCGGGAACTCGGGGACCGGCTTGTCCGCGTTGTCGGCCTCGACCGCCGCGTTGTACCAGTCCTGGATCGCCTGGTCCAGGGTCTCCCAGTCGTCGGAGGGCAGCTTCTGGACCGCGAGCATCGCCCGCAGCAGGAACTTCTGCCGGTCTTCGCCGCTGCGCGCTGGCTTGATCCCGGTCGCGTCGAGCACAATCTTTTCCAGCTTGGACATCTCGAAAGTTCTCCCTCTAGTGAGTTGTCGCAAAAGTGAACATACTGTGCGCGATAGACTATGCCGCCACGCGCAAGTAAACTGTCGGGTCGGCGACCCCGGCCGCCTCGAACCCGGCGCGGCGAGCCCGGCAGGTCGGGCACTCACCGCAGTGGAGCTCGCCCCCCGCGTAGCACGACCACGTGCCGGCCCAGTCCACCCCGAGCGACTCGCCGAGGCGGATGATCTCGGCCTTCCCCATCCACTGGATAGGCGCGTAGAGCCGCACGCACGAGTAGGTGCCGACGTAGATCGCGTTTGCCATCGCGCCGATGAACTCGGGGGTGCAGTCCGGGTAGGCCCAGTTCGCCGCGTCCTCGGCGTGGGCGCCGAAGTAGATGCCCGCCGAGTCGCGCATGTAGTCGGTCGCGCGCAGGCGATCTCCGCCGAAGGCGTTCTCAGTCGCGTCATCGATCCGCTCGTCCACCCACTTCTGCGCGTGCGCGGCGATCAGCGAGAGCATGGTCCCGTTGCGGAACGGCACGTAGGTCGGCGAGACCCCCCGGATCTCGTCGTACGAGATGCTCGGGATCGGGACCGCCGCGTCCGCGAGCATGACCCCCTTGCCCGCGAGGACGTCACCGATCCGCAGGACCGAGTGCTTGATGCCGAACTTCCGACACGTCGCCGCAGCGTACTCCGCCTCCTTGCGGTGGCGCTGGCCGTAGTCGACCGAGACCGCCTCGACCCACGCGGCCCCGCCGTCGACCGGCCCATCAAACGCATCCGAAAGGATGTGGTCCCCCACCTCGGCGCTCGGCGCGAAGTCAAGGATCGCCTTGTGCAGGCAGGTCGTCGAGTCGATCCCGCCGCTCAGGAGGACGAAAGCCCGTTTGTCCGTCATGATCCTCTTCCCTCGTATATGGCCGAGTTCGCCCCGTGCTCGCGAACCTCGACGCTCACCAGCCGCACCCGCGGCGCGTAGCCGTTGTCCCTCAACCATACTTCGGTCGCGCCGTAGATCATCTCCGCGAACTTCTCGCAGCCGGTCGCGGGGACCACGACCATCTGGATGACGCCCGCGTCGTGAAGCTTTCCGAAGCGGTCCCGCTCCGGGTCGTCCTCCGCGACCAGGGTCTTGTGGTCGAACGTGCCCTCGAGCCACCCCTTGAGGGTCTTGAGCGAGCCGAAGTCGACTACCCAGTTGCGAACATCGACCTCCTCCGCCGCGAATACGAACTTGACCGCCAGCGCGTAGCCGTGGAGGAAGCGGCAATGGCTCTCCGCCCGCCACTGGCGAAATGCCGCGGACAGGCCGATCTCGTGGCCGTAGGTCTTGGTCGAATAGTAGGTCATCCGTCGCCCTCCAGGCAGGCCCTGATCCCGCCCACGATGTCGACCTCGCGCGGGTCGCGCCCCGTGAGCCTGCAAAGCCGCTCGTTCAGGGTCTCCCGCACCAGGTGCCGCCCCTCGCGCCGCTTCCGGTACGCCGCCCGGACCGCGCGGAGGCCTTCGGGGGTCCCGAACAGGGCCAGCGCATCCCGAACATACTGAGGAGCCGAGGCGAGCGCGGGGACCGCCTCGAGCAAGGTCGGCTCGTCGGCGATCATGGTCAGGACGGTCTCGACTTGCGCGGCGTCCGGGCGGGCGAGGTCCGCCTCGCAGACCTCGGCGGCCAATCTAGTGCGCTTGTTCGCCAGGTCGTGCAGCCGCGACATAAACACGAGCTGAAAGAGCCGCATCCGGTGCGGGGGGTCCACCGCGTGCGGGTAGCGCTTGTGCGCGACTTCATAGTAAGCCGCGTAGCCCTCCTGGATCAAATCACTCACATCGTACCACCTGCACACACGCCAGTAATTTTTCCTGACCGTCTTGAACAGCCAGCGCCGCGCGCCCTCGTCCATGTGAGATCGTCCCCTCTCCCGAGAAGAATGAAGGAGGCGATTATTGGCGACAGTCGAGCGCGTCGGCAAGTCAAATGTTTCAAGGCGCGTGCGCGGCGGTGAGTTCGCCCGGGTCCGCGACCCCGGCGGGCAACCAGGCCGCCCGGAACCCGAGGGCGGCGAGCGTGCGCGCAGTAGACAGGGTCTCCGCCTCTGCCCCCCGGTCGAGGAGGACGTCGCATCGCTCGAAGCGGGGCGCGAGCTCTCGCAGGAGGTCTACTTGCCAGCGCGAAGGCGATTTCGTGAACAAGCAGGTCGCCTGCCGACCGAGCATGCGGAGCTTGAGCGCGTCCATCGGCCCCTCGACGAGCTCGAGGCGGGGGCCGCCGCGCAGCAGTTCGTCGTACCAGAGCAGGCAGCGCTCGATCGAGAGCGCGGCCGGGGGGAGCCCGTCCCGCACCGCCGCCTCCGGGTCGGCGGAAAGCGCGCGGTAGCGCAGGCGCGCCCGCGGCGAGATCGCGCGACCAGTCCAGCCGACGAGGCGCCCCTCCTGGTGTACCAAGAAGATCACGCGCCCACCGAACGCGCCGCGCGTGCAGTACCGCAGCCCCGCCTCCTCGGACGCCCGACGCAGGAACTTCTCCGTGAAGCCGCGTGAGCGCATGTACTGCAGGTGGGGGCGCCCGGAGGGCAGGCCGGTAAACTTCTTGAACTCGGGGAGCTCGCGCAGCGGCGAGTCGGCTGCGGGAGCCGCCGCGTCGCCGGCAAAGATGGAAGCCACCTGGTCGTGCAGGCCCTGCGAGCCGGGGAGGAGCGGGGCGCCCGCGATGCGCGCGGCCTCCTGCGCGGTGCAGCCGATCAGCGCCCGGATCAGGCTGACGGGGGAGCGGCCGCGGTGGTCCCGGTCGCGCCAGCACTTCCAGCCGAGCCCCTCGAGGCTGATGCTCATGTGGTGGTGGCCCGCGTCGGCGGCTCCGCAGAACGGGCACTGGACTTCCACGTTACCCCGCGTCCCGGGATGGTACTCAACCCCGTGCTGCTCGAGGAAGCTCGACCAGTCAAACATCGCGGACCTCCCCTCGGATGATGGCGTCGAACAGGTTCTTGCCCTGCTCGTGAAACTCGAGGATGCGCGCGTCGTAGGTCCCGCGCACCACGTAGTCCGTGATGAACACCCGGTCGTGCTCGGAGTGCTGGCGCTCGACTCGGCGCCGGGCCTGCTTGCGGGTCTTCGGGTCGACCGGCGACTCGTAGAATTCCACGTACTTAGCGACCTGCAAGTTCGGCCCCTGCGCCATGCGGTTCGAGATCACCAGCACCCGGCACTCCGGGTCCTCAACGAACCGCCGCCGCTCCGCCTGAATGGCCGCCTTCTTGCCGGCCCCGACCCGGGCGTGGCCGATCTTGAGGCGCGCGAGCTCGGCGCAGATCCGGTCCCCCGAGTAGATGAACTCGTGGAATACCACCATCTTGTACTTGCCGCAAGTCGACTGAACGCGCGACACGAGAAGCTCGAGCTTCGGGTTCTCGTCGAACGTGAACTTGGCGCGCTGCCCGGTCTCGTCGTCGGTGTAGCCGAGGAAGCCCGACGAGATCTGTCGCATCCGCAGGAACGCGTTCTTGGTCTCCTGGTAGTTCCCCCGCGCAGCCAGGATCGCGTCTCGAGCCATGATGCAGTAGTCCTCGGCGTCCCGGGGGAGCCTGATCTCGCGGGCAGTGGCGACCACCGCCGGGAGCGCGGCCTCGTCGGCCTCGACGGTGATCGACCGGTGCGCGAGGCAGCGGTGCAGGAGCGGGGCCTTCTTCGGGTCGAACTCGTGCTCCTCGCCGCCCCAGTAATTGAGCTTGGTCTTGAAGAACGCCGCACGGAAAAGCCCGAGGGTCGGGCCGAGCGACTCACCCCCGTCGACCAGGAACATCTGCGCCCAGAGCGGGGTCGGGTCGCGGCCGAAGGGGGTCCCCGACAGAGCGAAAACGCAGCGCGCGGACTTGGAGATCTTGCGACAGATACGCCACGCGAGGTTGCGGTGTTGGACCGCCTGGTCCGCCGACGACTCGTCCATGATGATCCCGTCGAAAGTCCGCGCCAGCTCGCGGACCAGCTTCGGGCTCGGCTTGAGGACGATATTCCAGGAAATCTGCCCGTTAAATATTACTCGGACGGTCCCATCCGCGCGCTGCTCAACCGACTTAAGGTCACGAATTTTGATCTTAGCCAGGATGCCCCCAGTCGCCGCACACGGCGGAGATGTGACGAACCCCCTGCCCATTTTAGTACCCACAGGCAGCACCAGCTTGCGCTGCTTAATCCCCCTGATCTTGGCGAAAGCCGTCTTGGTGCACGCCATGCGGACCAACCCACCGTAGGTCGCGACCGTGAGGAGGGGCGCACCCGCGCGGAGCGCCTCCCACTTCTCCCGCGACGATCCCGACAGGACCGCCATCGGAGTGCGCGGGCAGTGCAGGTCCCGCTCTGACTCCCACTCCGCCAAGTTGATATTGCCGGGCACCAGCACCAGGAAGCGGCGCGCCTCCCCCGCGCGGCGGAAGTAGCGCGCGAGCGCCATGCTCAGGAGGGTCTTGCCGACGCCGGTGTCGGCCCAGAACGCGAGGCGCCGATACTTGGCCCCGGCGAGAAACAGGACCCGCTGGTCGCGCAGGAGCTTCTTCCACACCGGCGGCCGGACCGGGAGCGCGCGGGCGCCCGCGCGGAGCGCCGCGTCTGAGGCGCGCTTGAGCGGCCGCAGGTCGTCGCGCGGCCGCTTCAAGAACGCTCTAGTAACCTTGCTCGGGATCATTGCGAAGACATACTCAGTCGGCGGAACCGTCTTCCTCGCCCTCCTCGCGCTCCTTCCGGTCGAACAGCGCGTCGTAGCGCCGCTCGTCGAGCGCGATCGCGTCGAGCACGAACTGACCGATGTCGTAGCACTGCGTGACCAGGACGCCGAACTTGCCGCGCGCGCGGCGCGCCTTCTCGACGAACAGGCGCGCGAGCCCCGCCCGCATCTCGGCCTCGGTCGCCGAGATGCTGATGGTATTGTCGGCGTCCGCCGCGAGCGACCAAGCCTCGGCGATGTCAAACTGCGACGCGCGCTTGGCCTTGCCGCCCTCGCGGTTCACCTGCTGCGCCGTTATCCCAGCGATGTTCCGCTCCACGCACAGGCCCCGGAAGTCCGCGAACGTCGCCCCGAGCGAGACCCGGTGATCGCGCAGGTCAGTCTTCATGATGCCGATGTAGTCCAGTATCAGTACGTCCGGGATGAACCCGGCGGCCTCGAGCGCGTCCATATAGGCGCGGAGCTGGTTGACGGTCAGGCCGCGGGTCGGGAAGCGCTTGATCTCGATGTTCTTGAACTTGCCCTCCATGAGGGCGCGGCGGGTCTCGAGCTCGTCCTCCAAGTTCTCGCTGTCGAGGGAGAACTCCGGAGCCACCTCCTCGACCCCGATCTCCGACAGCTTGTCGACCGCGTCGAGCTCGAGGGTCCGGACCAGGACCGGGTCTCGGAAGTCGCGCTCGGTCACGCTGAAGAACGATTGGTAGAAGCGCATCAGGACGTCTTCCTCAGACATCTCGAGCGTGATGTAGAGGACCCGCTTGCGCTGCATGAGGGCGCGCTTGGCGAGGTGGATGAGCCCCCAGGACTTGCCGATCCCGGTCGGGGCGATCAGCAGCATGACCGCACCCCGCATGGGAGCGATGCCGCGCCGGTCGAGCGGCTCAATCCCGGTGGTGAACTCAACTGCCGAGCCGCGCAGGAATGCCACCAGCCGACCAGTATCGTTGAGCGAGACCCCGCGCTCAAAAGTCGCGTCCCGGGCGCGCAGGAGGTCGGCCCACATCTCCTCGACTTCGGGGAGGGCGAGCTCGCGCTGCGCCTGGATCTTGCGCGCGGTCTCAATCACCGCCCCCTGGAACTTCTGCACCCGCACGAACGCGCGCAGCGAGTCCACCGCGTACTTCGCATTGATGGCCTCCGATAGGCGCAGCATCTCGACCAGGACCGAGCGGAACGTGCCGGCCCGCCGGTCGTGCTTGGACTCGAGGATGTCCGACAGGAGGTCGGCCATATGCGCGCCGGGAGCGCGCCGGTAGCGCGCCCAATAATCGACCGCGCGCTCGGCCACGACCCGGTAGTCACCCTCGAACAGCGCCGGGTCGACCATGCCGGCCACGATCTTGCCGTGCTCGTCTGAGTGCACGAGCAGGGTCAGAAGGTTCTCCTGCAAGCTCCCGGGGAGCCGGTCGGGGACCGCCATCGGCTCAGTCGGGGTACTTGCGGTTCGGCCACGCCCGCATCCGCGCGGCCAGCGCCCGGGCCTCCGCGACCTTCTCCGGGGCGCAGCGGTGGCCCTCGGCCCCCTCCGCCCAGAGTTCGATCAGCCCGGGCGCGAGCTTGTCCTGCGCGCGGAGGACGAAGACCGGCTCATCATCGGCGGCTTTGCCGAGACAACCCTCTCCGCGCATGACCTTCTCGTACTCTTCCTTAGCGGTCGCCATCTTAACGGACCTCCATCCTTTACTACGGCATGCTCGCGAACAGCTGCATCTGCATGGTGAGCCGCAAGTTGTTCCGCAGCGCGTATGCCGCCGCGTACTCATAGTTGCGGCGGCACTTCTCCATGTCGAGGAGCCCCGGCTCCCAGAACGAGACTCGCTCGGCGGCCGACCGCGCGACCAAGTCGGGCGCCCCGCGCGCCTCGTAGAGCGCGCGGGCCTGCTCGGGGGTGCGCAGGTACTCCGCCATCGGCGAGATGAAGACGTCGCGCCCATAAGTAAGCCGCCAGTCCAGCGCCCAATTGGGCACCGCGTGGTAGGGGCTCCCCGGGTCCCCGGTCACGACAAATTTGAGGCAGCGCGCGCGCTCGAGCACCGCCGCGTTCGGCCGCAAGTAGTGCGTCGGCTTCCCATCAACCTCCGCACACTTCGGGCTAACCACCGCGGCCGCCAGGACCCCATCAACTACCATGAGGGGTAAAGAGAGCAAGCCGTTGGTCTCGAACTGGAGGCGCTTGAACGGGGACGAGCGCGCCGTCAGTACCCAAAACTGCGACTCGAGGGCCGTGGCCTGCAGGGCGGGCTCGCCCCCCGTGATCACGAGGAGGTCCGGCGGCGCCGAGCCGGGTAAGATAACCCGCTCCGCCGCGGCCAAGATCTCCTCAGCGGTCATCCACTCGCCGTGATCGAAGTAAGTGTCGCAGAAGCTGCACCGGAGCTGGCACTTCGCGAGGCGCACGAAGATCGCGGGGCAGCCGGCGTATGGCCCCTCGCCCTGGATCGTGTGGAAGATCGAGGTGACCAAGAGCTTGCCGGCGCGCGCCTCGGCGGCCTCGCGGAAGAACTTCTGCCCGACGACTTCGTTGTGCCCGAACATGGCTAAATCAATCCGCCGGGACGAGGATCAGGGTGAACTCCGCGGGCGGGGCGAAGTCATGCCAATCGAGGACCACGCCCCGATTGAGTCTGATCGAGATCAGCCCGCTCGACTTCTGCCAGGCCGCGCCGACGGTTGTCCAGCCGGACTCGTCGTGCTCGGTGGTCTTCATCTTCAAGTAGTGGGTCGGCCCGTAAGTCGACCCGTCGGCCGCCTGCTTCTTGCTCGCCCTCCGCTTCCCCGCCGTCGCCATCATGAGTCCTCCCGTCTCGCGGCCCGCCGGGAATGGGGCAGGCCCTCGCCCACCACCATCCCGAGGAGGCCCGCCCGCGCGTAGCCGGGGAACGCCTTGTCGAGGACTCCGGGAACCTGGTGCGCGCAGGACATCAGGGTCCGGGCGCTGACCGAGAAGCCCGCCGCGCGCAGGTCCCGGTGGAGGAGGTCGAGCCCGATCGCGAGGAGGGCGCGCCGGGCCGGGCGCGAGCGGACCCCCGCGCCGGCCGCGAATGCCTCGAGCTCTTGCGCCTTCCGGGCGAATGCCCGGAACCCCGGCGCCCGGCGCAGCGCGGCGAGGGAGACCCGCTCCCCGCTCGCCCGGAGGACCTGGTCCGCGATCGCGGCGAGGAGCTCGGCGCCCGCGTCGGGGGCCGCGGCCTCCTCGGGAAAGGAGCCCGACGCGCCGACGAGGGACTGCGAGGGCGCGAGCGACTGGAGCGCCCTGAGGCGCGCCACGATGCGGTCGCGCTCGGCGGGGGTCAAGTGCGGGATCGCCGCCACGACGCGGTCGTAGGCCTCGGTCACTGGCACTCGCCGGGTAAAGTCTTCCGGTACTGTATCCAGCCGCGGAGGTTGCCGTGCAGGTCGGCCCGCTCCCAGCCGGACGAGTTCCTTGCGCCCGCCGAGCCCTCGACAAAGCCGAGGTCGCGGGCGCCGTCGAGCCACCGGTCCGGGGTCGCCTGGTGCTCGGCGGGGGACGCGTGGATCGGCTGCGCGCCGACCAGGCGCTGGTACAGGGCGAGGTCCTCCTCGACCCCGGAGCGCGCGCCGTCCCGGGTCGAGTAGGAGACCCGCGCGCAGCGAGCGACCGAGATCTTGATGCTGGTCTCTTGCGCGAGCTCGATCGGCTTCATCCGGCTCCCGAGCCAGTTGCCGACATCATCCTTCCCGGGGTCGAAGTACGGGAGGTGCCACTGCCCCGGGTGCAGGAGCTTCGGCGCGCTCGCGGACATGGCGTTGCGCATGGCCTCGGCGAGTATGCGCATCTCGGGCTGGGCGTCGGGGTGGCAGCGCAGGGCAAAGAAGTTGGACCACTCGGTCGCGGTCACCACCACATTGATGTGGCAGAACGGCTCGAGGAGGCGGTTGACGATCTGCTTGTGGTAGCCGGCGTCGGCGAACGCGCGGGCGTACCAAGTCGCCTCCTCGCGGGCCTTATCCCAAACCTCCCGACTCGTGAGGAGTATCGACCCGACCCGGAGCTCCTCCGAGGTCTCCTCGCGCGCCTGCATCCCCGGCTGATTCTTTCCCCAGTACGACGGGTAGACCGGGTCATCAATGACGTCCTTAATGAGTCGCTCAACAGGGATCGCGCGCGATGAGGAGGCGTTGCGCGAGAATACCCGATGCGTCATGAATTCCCCGTGGATGAACTTGGGATAGCGGAGCTGGAGTGTGGTCAGCCGGATGCCCTCCGGGCTGATGCTGTCGGCGATCACCTTCGCGCTGATGGTCATCTTTTCAGTTCCCTCTTCTTTGCCGGCACCGCGCGCTGGCGCAGGCCGATCAAGTCGCCGTTGATGAAGATGCGGCTCGTCTTCTCCCCGTCGAGGCGTACCTCGGTCTGACTCGGCCCCTCCGCGACCACCGTCCCGCGCAGGGATCGGTCCCAGAGGACGGCGACGCGGCGCGGAGGAATCTTTACTCGATGTTTCATTCTGCCCGGCCCTTCTCCCGTAGACTTCGGCCCGCGTGTAAGTTTACCAGGGCATTCCCATGCCCATGCCCCCTACATACCCCCGACCTACCCAGAGCGGGGCACAGGCCTCCCCCGGATCATGCGCAAGTAGTACCGCGCATTACTCCGGTGAGATGCCCGTGCCCCGCGCGACTTACTACCCGTCGCGTAAGCACTCGCCTCTTTTGACCACCCAGGTGGAGGCGATGCGGCCGACCCTGCTCGTGGGGTGGGTCCCATTGTCCGAGCCTTCCTGCCCCCCGCACCAATCGTGGGGTCCGCATAATGCGGGGGCTCCTTCCCGCTCGGCGGCCCCGGGCGGGGCTCGCCCGCCCCGCCCCCGGCGCCCGGGGGAAATGGGGGCATACCCGGCCCCCGAGCCGGGCTCCCCGGGGGCGGGCCGGGAAAAGTTGACTGTTTTCAATGCCCCAGCCCGCCCAAAAAAGTATACTTTTCCCCAAGTATACTATTGATATTCCATGTTTTCCCGTATAAATTATTGATAGAAGACTTCCCCGGACCAACCGGCGCGCAGGGCCCCCAGCCCGGAAAGCGGAAACAAAGGCGCCATCCCCCGGCGAGGCCGCACGAACATAAACAAGGACGAGCGCGGTAGGCGGGGGCGGGTCAGTAAGCGGAGCGCGAACGGCGCGACGCAGAAGCAACGGCCGGACGGGGCGCACGCGCCGGGGCGAATAGTAGTCCACGACGAAACTTCGACCCCCATAACGACGCAGCCCGAATGTCCACCGCGACCGCAGTACGGCGCGCTCCCGCACGGCCAGCCCCCCGAGTGATCATGCTCAGTAGACGCGGCTCGGGGCTGTCGGAAGGAGGCGCGAGGGCCCCGGGATAACAACCGGGTGCGCCCTCGCGGGTCGCGGGAAGCCAGTTACCCCCGCCTGATGATGGCCGCGCGGCACGCGGCCGAAACCCGGAACTCAAAGATGAAGGAAGGTGAAAAATACAACGGCGACCTCGATGGGTTACGCACTTTCAAATTACTCTACCGAGCCGAACTGCTCCCGTACTCCCCCAAGCGGGGCTACGCACACCGCCGCTCCAAAACCGGGCGGGTGTGGATAATCAAGGAAGTCAAGTTCGATAAACGCGCGCCGCGTGAACCGCTGCTCGACCGCCGCGTCGGGAAGTACGGGACTTCCGAGTTCTACACCCCGCCCTGCGGCCGCTGAGTAAAATCCCACCCAACATGGCAATAGGGAGACCAACTATGTTTATCACGTTCGCGGACTTCTTCCGCGCCTCGAGTTGGGCGCGCACCAACGCGCGCGACCACTGCCACGCGCACCAGTTTTGGCGGGTCGAGCGGCTCGACAACGCGCGCGACGCCGCGTACGCGGTCGCGGTCCGCAGCCGCAACACCGGCGCGCTCCACCACTACGCGAAGGAGGGTTGAAATTGACGTACGAGCGAAAGTATGCCGTTCGGCATCAAGCGCCCGCCCAATACGAAGTTTATGCCATCGCGACTGGGCGCACTCACATTCAACTCGGATACTCGACTGAAGATGAGCGCGGCGCCGCAGCGGCCAAAGCCAACGCCTATCGAAATGACCTCAACTCCGGTGCCTTGAGCGTCAAAGATGTACGCGCGGAAGTGAATAGTACCAAACGTACGCACCGCGCCCGCATCCGGCAAGTCGGCGGAGATGATGGCTACCAATGGTGCCTCATCATCGACGGCATCGCGCGTTACAGCGGCATGACGCGGAGCGAGGCTGAGTGGCGCCGCAGGCGGTTCATTGATACGGGAGAAATGTAATGGCGAAGCACTCCGCGGCGGAGCGGGCTATCGGGACGCCCGCGACGTCGAAGAAGACCAACGCCGCGCTCAACCGCGCGGCGAAGGAGGGGGCCAACGGGGCGGCGCGGTACGCGCTGCCCGCGGACGGCTCGATCCCGGAGTTCTTGTTGGTCAAGAACCGGAAGAAGCCGACCAAGGCCGAGCAGGCCCGGATCGACGCGTTCATGGGCCGGCAGTCCGCCGAGCCGGAGCGGGTCGACTGGCGCAAGCCGAAAGGAATGTCTTGGGAAGACTGGGACGCGGTCCAGGCCCGCCGCGCCGAGGAAAAACACGCTCGAACCCAGGAGCGGGTCGCTGAGCTCAACGAAAAATACGGCCGAAACGCCAAGCGCGCGATCCGGGCGCTTCGGCCGAAGAAGCCGCGCCGCGAGGAGCTGTTCGCCCCGAGCGCGATCATCCGGGTGCTCGTCGAAGGCAACCCATGCAAGGAGGGCTCGGCGGCGCACGCAGTATTCGAAATGTACCGTACCGGGATGACGGTGGCGGCGTTCAAGAAGGCCACGGCCGGCGCCTGCCCCGGCAAGCTGCGCCCCGTTGACTACCTGGTCTACGACTCGCGCAAGGGGCGGATCGCGGTCGAGCCCGCGGCGGCCCCGAAGCCCGCGAAGAAGGGAGGGAAGAAGAAATGAGCGGTTCCCGCGACCAGAGCGATCAGTCCGGCGGCCCCGGCTGGCGCCGCATGAGGGGCCGGCTCGGGCCGGAGCGCATGGAGGAAATGCGCCTCCGGGTTCTGCGCGAGCGGGAAGAAGAACTCGCCCGCACAAACATGCTTCCGGCCGCGGACCCCGCGACCGATCGTGACACCTACCGGGGATACCCGGCTCCCCGCCTGCGACCCCGCAGGCGGAAGAATCCCACAATCCCACAATTCCGCGAAGTCCGCAAAGGAGGAGAGCAATGACCACTATCCGCCGCATCGACTGGTCCGAGACCGACATGCTCGGGGAGCCCTGCATCGCCATCAGCGACGGGACCATGACGTACTGGGCTGGCATCACCGACCTCTACGCAGCAATCGAGAGTTTTTCCGCGACCTACGACCACAATGGAGTGCCGGGCGATGTCGATTGCGTCGCGCGGGTTTATTCTGCCGCCGCTGAGAGCATCCACGATTACGACATGCACCGCCGATTCACCATACCCGGCGAGTGAAGGAGGAGAGCAAAAATGTCGGAGATCACTTTCGTAATACGGGCGGACTCGCCCGAGCAGGCCGTCGCCGCAATCAGGACGGAGGTCCAACGACGCCAGCAGATAGCGGCGCGCCGCCCCGCGGCCCGCACGCAGAAGGAGGAAGCGCGCCGCGCGGGTGAGCTCGCCGCGCTCGACTCAATGTTTTGGCTCCTCAGCCGCACCACATTCGAGCCGGCGGCCGACCGACCCGAGGATCATCGAAACGAAACAGGAGAGCTATGATGGTATACATCGTCGCGTTCTACGAGATCGAGCTCGTCTACGGCGGCCCCGAGGAGGGTGGATGGTGGTACGAGCGGGGTGATCGCGTGCGCATTCTCCGGCGCCGCCCCGCGTCGGAAGATGAAGCGGCGCGACTGGCGCAGCGCGCCAATCGCCTGCTCGAGCGCCTGCAAAGGCGCTTGCCTCCCGTATCGAGCGTGATCTACCGCGGCGGGCGGTTCGCCGCCTGCGTCTACGAAGATGCTGCGCCGGTCCATTATCCCACCCAGCGTCCGCATTATGAGTAAATGGAGGAAAAAATGGACGAGCAGTTTACGCTTGCTATCACCCTTGAGCGAATGCAAGATGACAGCTGGCGCGCAATCATGTTCGAGATTGGTCATGAAATCGGCGCTGCATCTGTCATAAAAATTGTGCAAGATGATACGCCCGAGGGGGCCGTAAGTTTCCTTTGTGAGGAGTATAAAAATAAGCCAATCGCCGTTAAAGTTTACGCAAGCGATCATCAAGATGATGCGGTTCCAATTGGCAATCACTTAGTAGTATGGCCTGATGCGCTAACATTAGTTGAAACGGCGGTCGCGCTTTCTCATCCCTGAACCCCACCAACACAAGCCAGCATAGGAGATTTTTGGAATGACTGTTATCGCGAAGACAAAGCCGGCCCGCGAGGCCGCCGCCCCGAGCCCGCTCTCCCGCAGCGAGAAGGCCGCCGCCGACGTCGCGGCGCTGCTGCGCGCCCGCAACCCGCTCCTATGGGTGACCACCCGCGAGGAGGCCCGCGTTGAGCAATACTTGGTCGAGGCGGCGGCGTCGGCCGGCTACGTTCCCTACACGTGGGACATCGCGCAGGGCGCCCGGACCATCGCGGGAAATGTCATCCCCGGGCTCGGCGGCGCGGGGACTGACCCGGGCGACATGCTCGGAGTCATTCAAGCTCGCGCATCAAGCGGCGGGGCCGAGCGGGCAGTCTGGATCATGCGCGACCTCGCCCCGTGGCTGCGCGACCTGACCGGAGCCGCGCCGCTGCGGGCCCTGCGCAACTTGACCCGCGCGCTGCCTGCGGCGCCGCGGGAGTATGCGCAGGCGATTATCGTGCTGTCGGCCGGTGGCGACATCCCCCCGGAGCTCGCGACCTCCGCAACGGCTATCGAGTGGCCGCTGCCCGATCGCACCGAGATCGGCGACATCCTCGACGCGGCGGTGGAGGCACTCCCGGATGGTGTGCGCGCCCGCGCCCTCGGCAAGGGCGCTCGCGAGGCCGCCATCGATGCGACGGTCGGGCTGACAGGGGAGGAGGCGCAGGCGTGCTACGCCAAATCACTCGTCCAGTCCCGGCAGATCATCCCGGCGACGGTTGCCGCCGAGAAGAAGCGGGTCATCGCGCGAGAGCGCATCCTCGAGTGGCATGATCCGATCCCCGACGGGCTTGATGCCATCGGGGGCCTCGACAACCTCAAGGCGTGGCTGATCTCGCGGGCGGCGGCGTACAGCCCGCGGGCACGCAAGTATGGGCTGCTGCCGCCCAAGGGCGCTCTCCTCGTCGGGGTGCCCGGCTGCGGCAAGTCGCTCACGGCCAAGGCCATCGCGACGGCATGGGGCGTCCCCCTCCTGCGCCTCGACCTGGGGGCGCTCAAGTCGAAGTTCGTCGGCGAGTCCGAGGGCAATCTGCGGCGCGCCCTGCGCGTCATCGAGGCCATCGGGCGCTGCGTGGTCTGGCTGGATTAACGACTTGAGTCCAGCCGTAAAATAAACCGGGTGAATTGCTGGAAACCCCGATCTGAACTCGTGAAGCTACAGCGCAGTCAGGAACGACAAACGCGAATGCTTGAAAATTCACGAGAGCGGGCAATCAGCAGCCAAGCCCCGAGAACCGGGGAAGGTTCAGAGACCATCCTGCGAAGGAGTAGGAACCAAGAGGTTCCGAAGCGCCCGGCTGGTTTGCAAATGTCGCGGGAATATGAAAAAATCTTTTTCATGTGGAACCGACGATACGAACGATGCGTTGTTTGTGAACGTACCGATCGCCCGCACATGGCGAAAGGTAAGTGCCGCTACTGCTACCTATCAGCGTACCGCGCGGCCAACCTCGAGAGAGTTACTGCTCAAATCGAGGCTTGGAGACAACGGAACTTCGCCCGCCTCAGAATACTAAACAAACTGAAGCGGGAGGAGGAGCACTTCAGTGGGAAGCGGGAAGCCGTCCTAAAGCGCGACGGCTACTGCTGCACTGAGTGCGGAAGTAAAAAGCAGCTAGTGGTTCATCACAAAGATGGCAACGGCAGAGGCTCGAAGCGCCCAAATAACTCCATGCGAAATCTTCAGACTCTTTGCCGGCGCTGCCACCAGCGCGTGCACCGAGTCTTGGATCGCTGGGCGCGCGACTTCGACCAGTGCCGAAGATGTGGCACTACTGAGCGAACCCACAACGCCAAAGGGTTCTGCTGGAAGTGCTACAGCATCGTTCACGGCAGGTCAGATGATATGGTCCGAGCTTCGGCCAGAACCGAAGAGCCGTAGCGGTTTCGGCTGCGGCGCAACACAACTGGAAGTCGAAAAAGCACTGCAGGGGGCGACTTCCGGCGCCGCCGACGGCGGGGTCTCCGCGGACGCACTCGGGGCGATCCTGAGCTGGATGCAGGAGCGCGAGGGTGAGGCATTTGTGATCGCCACCGCCAATGATGTCGAGGGGTTGCCGCCCGAGCTCTTGCGCAAGGGGCGCTTCGATGACGTCTGGTGGGTCGATCTTCCGACCCTCGAGGAGCGCGAGGCCATCCTCGTGGCGGCGCTCCGGGCGAATAATCGCTCGGAGAATGTCATCGCCACCACGGCGCTGCGCGCAATCGCGGCGAAGTGCGACCGGTTCACCGGCGCCGAGATCGCCGCGATTGTCCCGGACGCCATGTTCGCGGCGTTCGCCGATGACTGCCGGGAGGTCAAGACGGCTGACCTCCTCGAGGCGGCCGCAACTGTCGTCCCACTCGCGGACACAGCGGCAGAGAAGATCGAGCGCCTGCGCAAGTGGGCCGAGGGGCGCGCGCGGTTCGCCAGCAGCGTCGAGTCCCGAGCCAACGACCGGTCCGCGCGCCGCGGCCGGAGCATCGACATCTGATCTCGCAACCCAAGGGAGAAACCAAAAATGAACACCTACTATTTCCGCCACGCCGATGGTCACATCACCACCGTCACCGCCGCGAATGAGCGCGAGGCCCGATGCCAGGCCATGATCAACCGCTACGGACCCTATCCCGACGCGGTGACGCCGCATGCGCCGAACTATGGCGGCGCATACTTGACGCTGGTGCAAGTTGCATCAGCCCCTACTCCCCGCGCAACTTCCAAGCGCGTCTAAATCGAAAAACTTCATCACCAACAGGAGATTACAAAAATGACCATCAGCACCATGCGGCCCGGCCTCCTGGTCGGCCTCAAGACTTCGATCCGCGGCAACGTGACGTATCAAACGCGCGACATCGAGGCGGAACATAACGTCGGCGCAGACGAGACCCGCGCCCGGTGGGAGACCGAGCGCACAGTCAAGAACAAAGCCGAGCTCGCCCGCGCGGTCAAGGCGCGCGGGGAGGCGCGCCACGCCATCGCTTCGGTGTGCTCGCGAACATCGTTTGGTCTCCTATGCCCGAACGCGTGGGAGGATGACTTGCGCACCGGCATCGCGAAGGCGCGAGCCATCGCCGATGAGTTCAATAAAGGCTCCCGCGTCACCGAGCTGTCGATCTATGTGATCGTGGGCCGCGTCGCTCAAGATGATGTCGAGGCGGTGCGCGCCATCAACTCGGAGGTGCGCGACCTCATGCGCGAGATGGCGGCGGGCATCAAAGAGCTCGATGTCAAGAAGGTCCGCGATGCCGCCAACCGCGCCCGCTCTGTCGGAGCCATGCTCACACCCGAGGCTGCCGACCGGGTGAAGGTCGCCATCGACGCAGCGCGCATGTCCGCCCGCAAGATCATCAAGGCCGGAGAGGAGGCTGGGCAGGCCATCGACAAGGAGGCGATCAAGAAGATCAACCAGGCGCGAACGGCATTCCTGGACCTGGATGACACCGCGGTCCTGCCCGGGAAGGCGCCGCGAGCGTCCGGCCGGGCGGTCGACCTCGCGCCCGAGGAGGAGGCGGCGCGCGGGCGCGCGGTTTCCAAGCGGGGGGCGCGGACGAAGCGCCCCGCGCAGCTCGAGTTCGACGGCATGTCGAACGCGGCCCTCGAGCCCGCCGTGCAGGCGATCAAGCGGGCGCGGCGATCCCGCGCGGCGGCGGAGGTCTAACCATGGGAGCCTGGCCCACCATCGAAAACTGCGTGACTATCGGGGCGACTGCCGCGCTAGTCCTCGGCTTGTACGCCCTCGGTGCAGATCTATACGCATTCTTAGGCCTGCTGCTACTACTCAATCTGAACCGCCCAATTCAGCGCGGCAAAAAAGAGGAGGAGGACTGACATGCCCTTCGACATCCACATCGTCCGGTTCCTGCGCTCGACCACCGAGCCCGGGACCTTCCGGGCGGTCTGCACCTGCGGCTGGTCGGTCGAGGGCGACCTCGAGCACGTCCAGACCGCCGCGGCCGCCCACGACCTCGACGAAGCACAAGGAGGAGACCAAGATGCCGTGCGATACCCAGTTGAAGCCTAAGCAGACCATCCAGGAGCGCATCACCGAGGTGCGGCGCGCCGTGGACAAGCTCGACGCGCTGCTCAAGAGCCGCCGCGCTCAGGTCACGGTCTCCCCGCAGGGCGCCGTGGCCTTCGCGGGCTGGCCCGAGCAGGAGCGCGATGGGGTCACCGACGCGTGCGCCTACCGCCGGATCATGGCGACCGGCTCGGCGCTCGCGAAGGCCGAGATCGCCCGCGCGGAGGCCCGGGCGGGGCGGGCGGTCGACCGCAAGGTCCTCGCCGCCGGGGTGCATAGTCATGACGGAGGTGCTACATGGCACAAAAGCCACTGACCGACCTCCGGGGTAACCCGCCGCCGAAAGAACGACGGCGGCAAAACTTGGCACGAAGGGCACTGAGGGAGCTGATGATGAAAAGATACAAAGAATACTGGCGTAAAATAGATAAAGAAAATTTTGAAAAAGACTGGCGGACCCCGATGGCCGTCCGCCAGCTTGAGGCCATCAACGGGGCACCCTGCAAGTACCCAGGGTGCGAAATAAAGGAACCGCATGTTCATAACCGGTTTTGCCCGGAAGAGGGCAAAACCGGGCGCAACAGATCCCTGTAGCGGAGCCCAGTGATCGACTAACCTCCCCCAGGAAAAACAGGAGAAAGACATGCTCAAGATACTCGATGCGATCTTGACCGAGAAGGTCATCGCCGCTGCGATCATCATCGCCATGCTGATACTCGCGATGGCCATCCACATACGCATCGCCGAGGGCGCGCCGCGCTGCCACATGCATGGCGCGATCACTCACTGCCATTGACGCTCACTGCCACTGACACTTCTAGCGCATAGGAGAAAGAAAGATGCCCACTCAAGTCGGAGTACCCTCAACATTTCGCCCCTACGTCATCATCCACAGCACTGCCTCGATGCCCGCAAGCGTCCGGTCCCCGTACCGCTACCTCGCCATCATGAGGACTGATGGAGCCCGGGTGCCGCGCCTGATCTCCGAGTGCCGCGGCGCGACCATCGCGCAGCAAACGCGGGCGCTGTCGGCGCGCGGGCGCAACTCGGCATTCGCCCGAGCCCTGGCGGAGGCGATCGCCGAGTGCAGGCGGCTGAATGATGACCACGAGTCGGAGCTCATGCGGGCCATCGGCGTGCCCCCATGGCGCATTGCGCAGGTCGAGCAAGAACGTCAAGATGCGGGGGGAGGTCGGGTATGAAGAAGCCCCGCTACAAGTGGCAGCCTCTGCGCCGCGCCGCCGCCCTGCCCCCGAGCGAGCAGCTCATCACCGACCATATCGCCGCAAGCGGCATGAGTCGCGATGAGGTTCTCGCGGCGCTCGCCCGGGAGGAGGCCGCATCCGAGTTCTGGATCAACGACATCTACCAAGTCAAGCGCGAGCTGATCGATCCGGAGTATAAGATCATCCATCTCAACATCCGGCGCCGCGACGGCGCCGCCATACTGCGCGATTGGCGGCACTTTCAGTGCATCAAGAATGAGCTCATCGGGGAGGAGTGCGAAGCCATCGAGCTCTACCCCGCGGAGTCGCGCCTGGTCGATACGTCGAACAAGTACCACTTGGTCGGAGTCGCCGATCCGGCATTCCGCTTCCCGTTCGGAGATATCTTCGGGGGCAAGCGCGATGTCTCATATGACTCCGGGAAGTCACCCGGCACGCGCCAGCGCCCACTGTGACGAAAAGAAGGGAGCACTCACAATGACGACTCACATCTGCATCAACATCTTGCATGGGGCGGCCGCCGTGGAAGATGACGACCGCCTGCGGGCCGAGGCTGCGGCGTATAAAGTACTCGAAGCCTTCGAGTGGCATGCCGGCCAGCCCTTGCAAATCGACCCAGGCGAGGCCCACAGGGCGCATCAACGACACGTGAGCGATGAGGAGTATTACCGCAGCGCGTGGGATATGATCTTGATTGCCGCCTGGGAAGCCGCCGAGAAGGCGGCCAACCATGCGCTGACCAACGGGTGGTATAATCCAAATGGGGCAGCCTGCACCATCTCTGCATGGGAGTTGAACCGATGAAGTACTTGTACCATGGCACGCACAGTGGCGCGCTGCCCTCGATCCGGGCCGCAGGGCTGCGCCCGCGCGCGACTCGCCGGGGGAACTGGAGTCACAGCGTCGAATCAAACTCCCGCGCGGTCTACTTGACCGATGCATATCCCCTCTACTTCGCCACCCATGCAGCCTCGGATCGCAAGGATCGAAAACCCATGATCCTCGAGATCGCCGTCGATGCCCTCAATCAAAGCCGCCTTGCCCCCGACGAAGATTTCCTCGAGCAGGGGTCCCGAACTCTCATCGAGGTTGGCCCCCGAGGGGTAGACATGGCGGAGCGGACGCGCTGGTTCCGCCGCCGCGCGCTCTCGGACTTCAGTCACTTGTGGCGGGATAGCATCGCGCACCTCGGAACGTGTGCGTATTACGGAACGATCCCGCCGGAGGCGATCACTCGCTGGGCCATCATCCCGCCGAGGCATAAGATCATCTTCATGTGCGACCCGATCATCTCACTCATGAACTACAAGATCTTGGGTGAGTATTACCGGGCCCTCACCGGCCGCATCTTCGGGCATGAGTTCGATGCATCTTTGCTCGAACATCGGCTGGCCTCGGACTCGGCCTCGCGCCTCGCGGCAATCGACTGTTCGGACATCGAGATTGTTATCAACCCGGCAAGCATAAGATGCGCATCATGCGCATCTTGAGCCAAGAAGGCGAACAAGGAAAAGTATGATTGAAATCTGCCGAGCAGCGCGGCAGGCGGGAGCCTAGTCATCTCCCGCCACCTATGCCCGGAGCCGGGGGTCTCGGAACGCTGCAACCCCCACTTTGCATAGGAGGAGTGAATGCCGAAGATCTCGTTTACGATCACCTTGAAGCCACCCCCGCGCGCATCGCGCGCAGACATCCTCAATTACATTCTCGATGCAGTTGCGACGTGGCGCGGGCAGCTGCGCCCACCCGGGGCCCTCGATGATGACGATCTCGGCGATCCGATGTGGGACCTCGATCCGAACTCAATCAACATCAGCTGCCAGCAGCGGAGGAAGAAATGAATCTCGCGGCATTCGACCCCGGCCTGAGCGGGGCTGTCGCCATCTGCAAGGATGCGGCGGCCCCCCAGCGCGCGCCCGCGCGGCGGGTGCTCGATCTCCCGACCATGGGCGCCGGCAAGCAGCGCATACTCAATGGCGCGGTCTTGACCGCATACTTGCGAGAGGATGAAGTCGATCATGCCATCATCGAGCATGTTCATGCCATGCCGGGGCAGGGGGTCGCCGGCATGTTCCGCTTCGGCACAGCCTTCGGACAGATCCTTGGGGTCGTGCAGGCGCTCGGCATCCCCTACGAGCTTGTGCAACCCGCCAAGTGGAAGCGCGACATGCGGCTGCCCGGTGGGGAGGGCAAGGGCGAGGCCGCCCGCCTGCGCGCCCTCGAGCTGTTCCCCGACATGGCTGAGATGCTCGCGCGCAAGATGGATCATAACCGCGCGGAAGCCCTCCTTCTTGCTCGTTGGAAGCTCGGCGGGTGGACGCTCGGCGCCAGCATGCGGGGGGTGTGATGAAAGATCACGACCCGGACATCCTCACAATCTTGCAGGCATCATTTAGGAAGTTCGTCGACGACATCCTCGATGATCCGGCCTGGATCGCAGCCGAAGCCCCCGAGTTTGTCGCCAAGCTCCGAAAGGCCGCGGAATGGCTCGGGGAGGACTTCGATGCGATCTTATCAGAGCACTTCAACCGGTATGAAGCCGAGCGACTCCTTCGCCTCGAGCATGGTGAAAAGTTTCCAGAAGGGGATGCGCGCAGCAGATGAAAACGCTCGTGACTGCGGACCTTCATCTATCCGATAACCCACGCGATGCGTATCGATTGCGATGGTTCGAGCGCCTGCCGCAGTTGGCGCGCGAGTATAGCGCCGGCCGCGTCCTCATCCTCGGCGACATCACCGAGGCAAAGGATGGGCACCGCGCGGGGCTGGTCAATGCCATTGTAGATGGATTCGCGGCGCTCGCGGAAGTCGCCCAAGTCTACGCCTTATGCGGCAATCACGACTATGTCGCGGAAGATGTGCCGTTTTACAAGTTCCTCCGCCACCTGCGCCGCGTGCATTGGATCAACGCGGCAACCGGCCTGGAGCTGCGAGGACTCGGGCGGTGCTTATTCCTTCCGCACACCCCGCGCCCATTCCGCGAGGAGTACTCGATCCCCGCGAGGCCGCACAACTGGATATTTTGCCACCAAACATTCGGCGGAGCCGACCTCGGCGGCCGCGCCGCGCCGGGCGAGCCGCCGCCCTTTCCCCCTGATGCTCGCGTCATCTCCGGCGACGTGCACGTCCCGCAGACCATCGGCCCCGTGACGTATGTAGGCGCACCTTACCGCGTCGACTTCGGTGATGAGTACAAGCCGCGGGTCCTCCTTCTCGACAGTGATGCCGCGCGCTCGATCCCGAGCAAGGGGCCGCAAAAGCGCCTCATCGTCTTGTCCGGCCGCGACCCCCTCGGGGGCTTAGATATTAGGGGGCGCCCGATCCGCGCGGGCGACATAATCAAGGTCCGGGTCGAGCTCCCGCCCGGCTCCGACATCACCCGCGCGCAGGCGCGGACCGCGGTCGCCGCGTGGGTCGAGGGTGCGAAGGCGCACCTTCACGCAGTGCAAGTTGTCGCATCGCGGGCCGGGGAGAGCGCGCGCAAGGCGCATGCCGCGCGGCGGCGCTCCTCCGATGAAGACTTGATCTGCGCATATGCCCGCCAGATGGGAAAAGGCAAGGGGACCATCGCATCAGGCCTCAAGATCGCGGGGGAAGTCGCATGAGCGAACACATCTCCCTCGCCCGCATCGAAGTCGAGGCATTCAAGGCGTTCGCCCGCCGCGCAGCCCTCGATGTCGCGGCGCTTCCGCCCGGCCTGCATCAAGTTCGCGGCATCAACCGCGTTAACCCACGCCTCGAATCCAACGGCGCCGGTAAGTCGACATTCTTCTCTGACGCAGTGACTTGGTGCCTGTATGGTCGCACTGTAGAGGGGCTGCGCGCGACCGACATCAAATCATGGGGCGCAAAGGAGGCCCCTCAGGTCGCGATCACACTCGAGCGTGATGACGCAATTTCTAAAATTGAGCGCCGGGCTGCCCGCTCCGCGCAGCCGACGATCAATGGCAAGATCGCCGGGTCGGAGGACCCCGCCGCGATCATGGGCTTGTCATTCGACGCTTGGTGCCAAGCCGTGGTCCTCGGGCAGGGCCAGCCGCTCTTCTTCGACCTCCCCCCGCGCGACAAGATGGCCCTCCTATCCGACGCCCTCGGGCTCGAGCGCTGGGAGCGGCGGGCCGAGGCCGCGGGGGACCGCGCCCGGCGGCTAGATAGGCGCCGGGCGGGGCTGGAGGGGGAGGTGCGGGGGCTCCGGGCGGCCCTGGAGCATGGCCTGGGGGCGCTCAGGGCGGCCAGAGATGCGTCGAACCGCTGGGTGGGCTCTCATGCCGCCATAATCGAGAAAAACGCATCAGAGCTCAAGGCTGCGCGAGCGCGAGCGGATCAGCTCGAGGCCCTCCGGGGGGAAGCCGCCGCGGAGTCGGACCGGGCCGGGCTGGCGGCGCGCCTCCTGCGCCCGGATGTAGAGGCGCTCCGGGCGGACGTCATGCGGCTCGAGGCGGAGGCGCGGGGGGCAAATGCCGCCGCGCGAGCCGCCGATGCCGAGGCTCGCGAGCTGCGCGCGCACCTCGCCGCGATCACGACCAAGAAGAAGTCGGCGCGCTGCCCGACATGCGGGCAGGCCATCGGCGCCGGGCAGGAGGCCCGGTTCGCCGCCCGGCTCAAAGAAGCGGAAGCGGCGCTCGCAGCGGCCGACAAGGCGGCCCAAGCTGCCTTGAAGTCATGCGATGCCGCGCGCGAGCGCCTCCGCCGAGATGAGCCGCGGCTGCGCAAGCTCGTCGAAGAAGAGAGCAAAGCCGAGGGCAACTTGCGCCTCCTCGAGCGGGGAGTAGGGGAGGCTCAGGCGCAGTACGCAGCCGCAGACGTCGCGCTCCGGGAAGCGGAGGCTGCGGAGAACCCGCACCGCGACGCCGCGCGGGAGGCGCGCGGCCGCATCGCCGGACTCAAGCGAGAGATCAAGGCTAAGGAAACCATCCTCTCCAAAATTGAGTCCGGCATTGAACGCGCGCAGTTTTGGGCACGCGGCTTTCGCGACATCCGGCTGCGCCTCATTGATGATCTCCTTGCCGACTTGACCGCAACGACCGCCGAAGTCCTCGAGGGGCTCGGGCTCGGGGAGTGGGAAGTCAAATACGCGACAGAGCGGGAGACCAAGAGTGGCACGACGCAGCGGGCGCTGGCGGTCGTGGTGCGGGCGCCGGGCGGCCCTGCCGGCGGCGCGCGGTGGGAGTCATACTCAGGCGGTGAGAGGCAGCGACTGCGGCTGGCCGGCGCGCTGGCCTTATCCGAGGCTCTCCTCAGCCATGCTGGGATGTGCTTGGACTTCCGCGTTCTCGATGAGCCGACCCGCGGCTTGTCGCGGGAGGGGGTTCGCGACCTCGTGCTACTGCTCGGAGAGTATGCACAAGCCGCCGGCCTTAAGATCTTCTACGTTGACCACCACTCCGAGGAGGGGCTGCAATTCGCTTCGACCATAATAATTGAACATGGTGTAGAAGGCGCCCGCATCCAGTCGAGATAAAGAAAGCCGGCATCCCCCTTCGTATGCATGTGTTGAGAACGGCAATTCGCAAAGTGCTTCGGCATCGAAGGCGACAAGCTAGACGAGCGCGTGAAGGAAAAGTTGGAGAAGGTTGTCGCGAAGCACAAGGCGCGGCTCGGCGTAATCAGCGACCAGGGTTGATGAAAAGGGAGAGCCCCTAGGCCTGTGGTCGAACAACGGCTTTAGCAAACACCGCTGGACGATCAGGCCCGTGGAGGTGCAGTTCCGCCGGGGTCATGGCACCCTCCGGCCGGCGGCGGCGGCTGCCCGCTTCCCGAAGAGGAGCCCGCCGATACCGGGACTGGCGTGATCTATGGCAGCGCCGATTATGTGTTATGCCGCCGCCAACGGAAAAGCTCGCGGCGCTGATGGAGGCGGCGTGCAACGCCATCGACGAGAGCGCAACTTGACGGTCAAGCGATGCAAACATTGCGGCGGCGCGATGCCCGCGACGGCCTATCGCACCGCGCGCTACTGCTCGACCGCCTGCGCCCAGGCGGCCCGCACGATACAGATGCGCGACCGGCGGCCTTCGCGGTCCACTATCGAGGTTGCCGCCTCTCGCGGGCGGCTATGAGATCGAAGCAGAAAAGATCGCGAAGATAAGCGCGAGGATAACGGTGACGACCCAATAGACGTTGAAGAACCGAGTCGGCGAGAGGACGCGGATCAAGCAGATGGCACCGACCGTCGACACCATGATTCCCAGCATCACGCGGAAGCGGTCGAGATCGTCGGCGAACACGCGCCATTCCCACACCGTTTGCGTGCGGATGAACTTGCCGACGAAGATCACAAAGATGGCCACGGCTAGGTCATAGGCCCCGCCTTGGAAGTCCCCCATGATTGCCCGGCTGGCGCGTCGCAGTGCGTCGATTGGGCCGCTGATCTGCGACAGGATGAAGCGCAGGAGCAATGCAGCGGCGCCTAGAGAGATGCCAAGCTCGAAGGCGTTCGCGAGGATCAGAAATTCATTCACCGTGTACTTCATCGCGCCCCTCTCCGCTTTTGCATTTCTTCAACCAGCTCGGTGAGGACGTTGTGCTGATGGCTGTTGGCATCGAGGGCTTTTTGCAAGAGATGCATTTCGCGCTCGTGGACTCGCTCGCACGATTGCTGAATTTGCTCCTGCTGCCGAACCTCTCCATTCGGCGCGCCGAACAGCCTGCGCCACAGCTTCATGGGCGGCCCCTGTCCAATAGGGAGCGGATCAGTTCCGATTGCGCCGTCATGGCCTGGGTGTTCTTTTCGACCACGCTGACCACGGCCGCGCCGCGCGTCGTTGCGTCCTGAAACCTGGACTCGTGCAAGGTCGCGCATGTCGTCTGCGAAGATCGGCGCTCCTTGCGCTCCTCCCACCACAGGTACATGAACACGATGGCAATGGCCCATGGCCCGGCCTCCCGGAGAAGCGAGACGATGGCGGAGAAGCCGGCGTCCACTCACCGGCCCCGGCAGAGCGCGTCGTATTGCGCGTTGAGGGTGTCGGCACGCTCCTTGGTCAGCCGCGTATCGGATCGAGACGGCCTGATCTTTCCGCCCGATTGATCCATGACCTGACAGAACGGCGCGCGGCCTGACGGCGCTGCCGCCGGCTGCGAGCAAAGCAGGTAGGCAAAGCCGACCGCGATCCCGATGCATGTCATGGCTCAGTCCCTGAAGTCTGTGTTGCGGAAAGCGCCATCGGAAGGATCGCCCTTGTGGCGGGCCTCAGCAGCATTAGCGGCCTCTCTGGCGCGCTCCAGCGCCGCGTCCTCATCCCTGCGCCCGGCCTCACGCGCGGAAGCCGCCCCTGCCTCTCTCTGCGCGGCCGCGCCCCGGAGATCGGAGAGCCAACCGCGCAGGAAGGAGACGAGGAATGAGACGACGAATGAGGACAGGGCCTCAAGCATCGGGAACGGCCTTCATCACGCCGAGCTTGGCGGCGATCTTCTCCGCCACGGACTCGGGGCTGATGCCGAAGTACTTGAGCGCGTCGGGCGCGGCCTTTTCGACATACTTCACCGCCTCGATCATCAGCGGACTGTGCAGGCTGAATTTCTGCCCCTCGGCAATCACCCCGCCCTTCGCGATGGCGAGGCCGGCCGCGTTCTTGAGCGCCGTCTGGAGCGCATCCCGGTGCTTTTGCTCGATCTCCAACCCGAGCTTCCGGCGCACGAGATCGGCGATCCATGCGACGATGGCCGCCGCGAGGACCCCGGCGATCTCCAGGAGGTAGGGGCGGACGACTTCATATAACCCCGCGCCGGAGACGGTGGTCTGCGCGAGCGCCATGCTCGAGAGCCAGAGCGCGACTCCGAGCAGGAAGAAGGGAAGGATGAGCGCGAGCATGAGCAGTCGCGTTGCTTTGCAGATGTGGCACATGTTCGATACCTCTCTTTGTTGAATTGACTTCAGTAGCGACAAGTCTCCGAGATCACGCCCGGAGGAAGGTTTGCTCCGCATGATATATGCCGGAGCTGGCGCCGGGTATAGCGGCTCGCATCCATCTGGATCGCACCCCTGGCTTGCGCTGCCGCCCGGCACTCGGCGCGGGATGCGACTGGAAAGTGGTCGATGTGCGCGCCGATGAGAAGATGGCATATGAGTATAGTCGCACTCATGCCAAAGCCCTCTCGATCTCTTCGCGCAACCGCGCCCATGCGTGCGGATGTAACGGTGATGTCGTATGCCCGTAGCCGGACTTGAATACCTCCACGAGGCTCCCCTGCGTGGGATCACGGCGCTGCACGATTTGCGCCCCACCGAGATTCCATCCGTCCCATGCATTCGATGTCACTTGCATTGCATGCCGCACATTGGGCGGCACATAGCCGAGATTGCACCAGCGCGAGGGTGAGCAGTACATGGCGAATGGAATGCGCTCGCTTGGCCGAGAAGCGGCGATCTTGTTGATCGCCGAGCATCCGCAGGAGAGCCCGATCAAGATCTGATCATCTTTCCATTTATCGAGGTACCGGGCGATGAGGCCCGCCTCCTGATGATCGACGGCCGGGGGCGCGTAGATGCGCCTGCCGAAATGCCTGATGGTGATGTTCCGCAACTGTTCGAGCGCCCCGCCGAACATGATGTTCGGGCCGGCGCCGTGGATAAATAATACGTTAACTTCTTTGGCCATTATTCACCTCCTGCCATTGCATGCGCGCGCGAGCGGACGCGGCTGACGCGCGCCAACCAGCCGCGGCGATAGCGCTCCCACTTCTGCTTGTTGCTCTGCATGTATTCGAGGCGCAAGTCACACAGCCGGTCGATCTGCTTTTCGACGTTCGGCTCACGCAACGCGCGAGTGAGGAAGTCTTCGACGATCTTCGGATTGTTGACCGGATCGCCATCAACCACCGCCGGCCCGGAGTTCACCGCGAAGTCAAAGGCGGCGTAGTTCAGGCCGGGCTTCAGATCGTCCGCCTTGATGCGGTCCCAGAAGTCGCGGTCGTAGATCGACCACGCCTCATCCTCGGTCATCTTGCGGAGATCGTCTTGCGTCGCGCGCCGCCCGATGGTGCGCGAGAGCGTGTCGATGGAAATTCCGAGCCGCGATGCCCCGCCTGGTTCGTCCGAATGGACCGTCAGTTCGCGGCCCTCATCGGAGAACACATACTCGCGGATTTGCTGGAGCGAGCTGACAAGGACGACGGCGGGCTGCTTCGGGGCGACCGCCTTTGCCGCCCGCAGAGCCTTCCATGTGTAGAAGCCGGCAATTCCGTCGCTGCCGAGCCCGCGCGAGGTCTGGAACGCCTTGACCGCGCGCTCCGTCGCCGGCCCGAAATCGCCATCAACCTTGATGCCGAGGAGATTCTGAAGTTCGCGGACAGCCTCGCTCTTGCTCCCGCGCCTCAAAACCGGGTCGTCGGGGACTGGTTTGATGGGCCTGTCGCCCGCCATATCGACGGGCTTGGCCTCCCACTTCCAGTCCGACTTGTCGTCATAGAGAGATTGCGGCCGCTCGACCACGGAAACATGCGCATGGTGATCATGCGGGTTCTTGCCAGAGTATGGCCGCCATTTATTGACAACGCTCGGATTCCAGATCTCGCCATTCGAGATCACGTAGCGAATGCGCTCGTCCGGTGTCAGCACAAGCGTCCGCGCGAAGCGATAGCTGTCGAAGCCATTCTTAGGATCGTGGGTGAAGTCGCGCGCCCGCACGACGCCGACGCCGCGACTGTCCTTGATGTAGGGGTTGTGGTCAGAGGTGCGGCTTGCGTGCGCCGCATCGCCGATGCCGCCGTCCGCCGCAGTGCTGCGGTTTGACGCATAAGCATTGATTTCTCCAAGCAGTCGCTCGAGTGAGTCCGCAACGCGCCATGTCATGGCATCCTCCCGGTAAATTGCAGGGGCACAAAGAGGCAGCGGGTATGCGCACCCTGGTGCCGCACCCAGCGCTTACTCGCGTCATCGCGATCGCATGCGCAGCGATAGTATAAACCATCCGGTGACCACGCCGTCCGCCGAATTACCTGCCCGGTCGAGCGAATCTCATAAGCATCATCAGGCAGCGGCCGCAACTCACGAGCCGATATCTGCCAGCAGCAGTCGTTAGTGACGCAGCAGGTTGCTGGAATCCACGTCAGCAGCCATGGATTAGAGTGTGCCGCGGAGTTGGCGAGCCCCGGCAGCAACATGATCGCGAGAAAGAAGATCATGCCGGCGGCTGGGATGCTGGCAATGATGCCTGCGATCCACCAGATCGAGCGAGAAGATGAGATCATCGTCGCCTCCGCGCCGAGGCGTATGCTGCGCGCCCACAGCCACTGTAGCCGCTCTGGCCAAGGTTGAAGTGGATGTGCCCCATGTTGCAGTAGGTCATTACGAAGGCTCCTCTTGACCGCAGGTATGCAATGGCGGCCGCCCTGCGCATGGTCGAGAAGTCCACTGCCATCCCGAGGCGATGAAACGATGGTCGCCGCGTGCCTGCAATCACCGCCCCCGGCCGACAAGTAGAGATGACGCGCACAGGGCCGATGGCGCGCTCGAGCGAGGCAAGCATGGCCTGGGTCGGTGCCGTCAGGCAAGAGCGCGATGCGGACGCCGCGCGATCAGACCGAAGGATGTTCGGCCTCGCCCGTTTCGCCGCGCGCGGCACGCGCGCATTGCGCCACGATTTGCGCCAGGCCCTGCGCTTCGCCCGCCATGCTGCCCGCTTCATGGCAGCCTTCTTCTTCGCCATCTGTTTGTAGGGATAATACTTGTACGTCCCCTGAAAATTGACTTGTGCGGAGGCGGGGGTCATCATCGCCGCACACGCAAGCGCGCATGCGGCTGCGATCAGTCGCAGCATTGGTTTCACCTGTAAGTTGTGAAAGAGATTACGCATCATTCCGCTTGCTCCGCTTGCTCCGTTTGCTCTGCCAGCTCGGCGTCGACCACCTCTTGCCAGAGAGTATCGCCGATGTACGAAAGCATGCTCATCATCTCGGCGCCGGACATTGTTTTGCCGGTGTTCGGATCGGTGAAGCTGCGCGGGAGCAACTGCGCCGCCTTCGCGGTGACGCTCAGCGGGAATGCGCCGTTGTCCCCGACCGCGACATTGCTTTGGATGCTCGGGCCGGCGCGCGCCCCTTGGGCATCGAGCGGCACAACTTCGCGCAGGAAGGTGACCGTGCGTTCCGTAACCGGAGTGTCAAAGCCGCATTCGATCTGGATGCGCCAGGTGCGGTTTTCGGCCGTGACCGGCGCGGCCGGAAGTTCTGTCTGAATGCCCATTTTGCAATCCTATGCCGCCGCCGCCGCGATCTTGCGGCGCTTGCCACGGTCGACCATGAACGCGATGTAGGACAGGAAGGACACCGGAATCTTGTTCTCGTCCTGCTTCAGGTCGGCTTCCGGGATCATGATAATGTCGACTTCGTAAGCCGTATCTTCGAGCACGTTGCTGTCGTTGAGGTACTCGCCGGTTGGCTCGGATGGCTTCATGCCCTTGATCTGGTGCTTCGCCAGCAGCGCCTTGCGCGCGGCCTGGTGGGCATCCCAGCGGGCGCGCAGCATGGACTCGTTCTCGGCGAAGTCCCAATGCTTGTCGCCGAAGTAGCAAGGGTTCGGCACGAGCGTCACCTTGTCGTCGATCTTCACCTCCTTCTGCCGCGCGGAGAAGTATTGCAGGGCGGAGATGGCGCGATCGATTTGCGCAAAGGTCAGTTTCATAATCGTCCTCGTTGTTAGAGTTTGGATTCCAAGAAGGCGATGCGCGCTTGCAGCGCCGCAATCTCATCTGCTACGCGCTCCCGATGCTGCTGCACCGCTGCGAGCGCGATCACACCGATCTTGCTTTCGGTGATGGACAGCAACTCTTTGTCTTCATCGCCGAATACGATCTCTGGGAACAGATCGCGCGCCTCCTGCGCGATGACGCCGATGGAGCGGCGGCAGCCATGGCCGCGCTCCAGTCTGCCGTCGACAAGGTTGGCACCGTCGTAATAGTCAAATTCATACACCGGCAGTCGCATGGCGCGATCGAGTACGTCGGCGATGGTCAGCTTGTCCTTGACCCTGCGATCGGAGGTGTTGAGCGCGTTCTGAGCGTAGAACGTGCGGACGCGCAGTGATGTGCTGCCTACGTCATAGGTGCTATTTGCGGCCGGAAGGAAATGACCGTCATTCATGATCGACCAGCGAAGCCCGGAGTTTGTAGAAAACCCAAGAGTATTTGCCGCCGGCAGATACATTCCGTTAGTTGGCACGCTCGAACTTGACGGAATAAATCCGAAAGCAGTTACGCCACCAAACCCCAATGTAAGATCGCCTAGATGACTTAGCTCCATCGCTTCGAAGATGGCATCGGTCGAAGTTGTCGTGCTGGCCTTGGCAAAAAACGCAAGACCCATCTGCTGCACGTTCGCGCCCGTAAATTTTGCTGCGATGGCGGCGCGACGGCGGGACGAATTAGGGGCACCAAACACGAGAGCGGCGCCGTAGGTGCCTTGGGTGCCGGTGACATTGCTGTAAAGTTCAAGGGTCGAATGGCGCGGCCCCGTAACCCCATCATCCGGAGAAAACTCGGATGCAGCCGCTTGTGCAAAGATGCGTAATGGCACGGCTGTGGCGGAAGTAGTACCAATGAAGCTCGGCACTAGCACGGACGCCAAAGTAGAAGTCAGGGTTATCGCCGAAACAAAAGCGTTGCCCGACGCACCTGGATCGGCCCCTGTGACGAAGAACTCCAGCCCCATGCCGCCATCGATATCGGATGAGTAGCTTTCAATGGCGTAGCCCGCAATCAACGCGCCAAATTTTGGGTTGGTGGTCGTAAGTTCGCCATCCGTCGACCCAAACTTGATTGCAGGCGTATATTTGCTTGTAGTGTTATGACCAGCGCCAGTGAGGGCTAATCCCGCCATGCTGTTTGAAACAGCACTGGCACCCGATGCGTTGTCTTTAAGCCATAGGACCGGAGCCGTAGAGTTCAGCGTGATATTCGCATCAAACGAATACCCCGACGATGCTCCGGCAAAGGCAAGGCTGTTGGCCGCATGTGTCGCAGTAACGTCACCGTTGTTCCAGTTAATGACACCGCCGGAGGCAAGGAACAGGTCCGCATAACTGAGAGTAGCCGATCCAAGAGCAAGCCCATCGTTCGCATTCGGATAGAGCGCGCTTGCCGACAGCTTCAGTTCATCGATGCCATTGACGCGCCAGATATGCTCGCCCGTGCCTTGCGTGGCGTAGCGCAGGGCGACGTTGGTATCCGTCCCCGTCGCTGAAATCTGCGGTGCATTGCCGGCGGTCGCGTCGGCGAGCCCGATCTTGTTCACGGCATTGGCGTTGGCGGTGATGGTGACGGAGGCCGTGATCGCGGCGATGGCGGCGATGGCCGCGCGCACCTGCTCCATGAGGAGCGCGGTGTCGGCGCGGTTGATGACGGAATCCTTATAGATGTGGTATGTGAGGCCCGAACCGTTCGATCCTTGAAATGCGCGCTCAAGGGTCAGCGACGTGTCGCTGTTGACGGTCTTGATCTTGTAGCTGTTCTTGTCGGCGCTGCCGGTCACAACCAGCGTGTCGCCCGCCTTGATGCGCGGGGCGGCGGACGGCGTGTTCCAGAGCGTGCCGGTGCCGGTGACGGTCGCGCTGCCGTTGTTAACGGCGACGGTGCCGACATCGTAGAGGAGATCGGTCTCGGCCATGAGCTCAGTCCCTCTTAATCGCTACCGATGCGCCATCGGCGCGCCGCCGCACCACAAGATCGTCGAGGACGAACAATTCGTCCGGGGTGTAGCGCCGATCCGTCTCGACGCTGACGAGGTGCGGCTCGCTCGCTTGGTGCTCGATGGTGGTGTCGCCATAAATTCCGGCGCTGAGCGTGCCGCACACCTTCACCTTCATCTTCACGACATCGATGAGCGCGAAGTAGCGCTCGCGGGGATCGGGGGTCTCTGTCATCTGCGGGACTCGAAGACTGCGATGCGCGGGGTGCGGACTTCACCCGACCAGCCGGAGCCGGCGGAGAACGTCTCGTTCTTGATCTTGACGTAGAAGGTGGTCGAACCCGCCGAGAGGCCGGTCAGGCGCGCCATGAAGGCCAGCGATCCATCGAACGCGCACTCGTAAAGCAGCGGCCATGCCGTATTAGAGTTAACCCCCTCCGTGCCTCCGATCACGACACGCCGGCCGGTGAAGGTGCGCGTCTCCTTCTCCACCGCACCAACATACAGGCCGAGGATGATGCTGCGCGAGGCGGCAGTCCCGGCGCCATCGTCGAAGTTGGCCGCGGCATCGAAGAACACCACCACGTTGCCGGTCACCAAAGTCATGGTGACCTGCACAAGCGTAAACCCATCCGTCGAAAGATCGCCGTTGTCGGATTCCGTCGCTCCGGTCGCGTCTGCCAGCGCCGTCGCGGAGCCGGAGAGAATTTCCCGAACCGTGATGGTATCGACTTCGAGGTGGTCGCCCTTGATGACGCCGTCCTCGATCAGCGTGCCGCGCACCGCGGGCTTGAACGAAACGTCGTCCACGTAGAAGTCGGAGACCGATGACAGGTGCTTGTAGAAGCCGACGCGGGCATAGGCGGCGTTGGCGGGCGCCTGGATGCGCGCCGACTTGAGCGCGTAGCTCGTGGTCAGTGCGACGTTGGCGACGGCATCGGTAAACGTGGTCGACGCCGCCGTGGTGCCGTCCGCCTGGTACCAGAACGCCCGCAGGTAGAAGCCCGCGCCCGCCGCCGAGGACGCCTTTGCCCAGGCCGCGAGCTCGTAGTACTTGCTGGGCTCGACGGGGATCAGCTCGTAGCGAGCAAGGACGCTCTCCGCCACGGTGCCGCTGAGCTTGATCGCGCCCGCGCCGGATCGCGTATGCGAGCCTGATGTCTCATGCGCGATGGTGCCGGCCGCGCCGATCTTGGTCCAGCCATTGATACCGTCCTCGAAGTCGCCGTTGGTGCAGAGATTGGCGACCGCGCTCGCGATGGCGAGTTTGCTCGTGGTGATGGCTTTGGCAGCAATGTTGCGGGCGGCGATGTCGCCGTCCCCATACATATTGCCCTTGAACTTGATCGCGGCGGCGCCGCTGACGGTGCCGATCTCGAACACCGTCTTGGCCGCGCCGCCGGACACGCCCGCCTTCGCGACCTGGAAGTAGTCGACGTTGAAGGTGATGGCGCCGAGGTCGCCGCTGTTCCAGAGCTTGTAGCCGACGACATAGCCGTTCACATCGAGCGTGAGCCCGTGGAACGCGGCAATGCCCGCTTGCGTCACGTAGGTGGATGAGACGAACGTCAGCAGCGCATATTGATCGTCCAGCTCCGCCCGCAGGTAGGTCTCGTACTCGGCGAGCGAGGCGTGGCCATCTGCGAAAGCGGTGAGGTTGCTTGCGGCCGTCGCCTCCGCTGCGGCCTGCGCGGCGTCCGCGGCATCATCTGCATAGCCTTGATAGGCCGCAGTGACGGCAGTGTTGTACGTCGCCAACGATGCATAGCCGGACGCGAAGGTCGACAGCGCGCTTGCGGCCGTCGCCTCCGCTGCGGCCTGCGCGGCGTCCGCGGCATCATCTGCATAGCCTTGATAGGCCGCAGTGACGGCAGTGTTGTACGTCGCCAACGATGCATAGCCGGACGCGAAGGTCGACAGCGCGCTTGCGGCCGTCGCCTCCGCTGCGGCCTGCGCAGCATCGGCGTAGTCCTGATACGCGGCAGTGACCTCAGTATCATAAGCCGCGAGCGTGGCGTAGCCGGACGCGAACGTCGTGATTGTACTATTGACGCCGGCAATGGATGTCGTGAGTTCATCCTTCGTCGCGTAAGTCGCACCCACAGTGATCTGGAAACTCGCCAGCGCGGCATCAACTGCCGTGACCGCGCTTTGCACCACCTCCACTTGCGCCTTGGTGTTGGCGATGTGGTTCTCGTTGACGGATTGCAGGAGGGTGCGCGTCTCCTGCTTGTCAGTCCAGTTATGCGAGTCTTGTTGAGTGACTGAGGCCGCGATCTTCTGTATCTTCTCCTTGACACCTTCGATCTCGCGCCAGATGGAGTCGCGGATGAGATCTAGCTCCGCAAACGCAAGATCAGCAAACTCAAAGCGAGTGTCGGTCGTGGTGACGGCAATCCAATCAGACCACAGCGTCGCGCGGTTTCCTCCTTTCGGAATGTAGCGGGCGCGAACCTCATAATCAGTCGCCGGCAATAGCCCATTGCCAACGATGATTGCGCCGCCGGCCGCCACATCATCAACGCGGTCGCGAATGATAACCTCGCCATCGGAGGCGCGTCGAACCTCAAACTGAACGGCGGCAATGTCGTCGACAACACTCGCCGACCACGACAACTGGATGCCTGGCCGCTTGGCGACTCCATCTCCCGTGACCTCGACCGCGACCGCAGCAAAATCGATGATCAGCTGAGCCGGTGGGAGCACTTGCACCAGCGGCCCGATCACGGGCGGGTCATAGTCAGCATCGAAGTCGAAGTCGTAGTCGTCAGGATCAACCTCAGTGAGATCAACCATGACATCAAGGTCGGCGCGATCATCGACGCCGTCAACACGAAACAGCTTGGTGACATAGCCATTTCGCGCCGATGTCCATGCGACAATGTCGCCTGGCTCAAGCGGCCAGTATGACGGCGGCAGCACGAGAGTATGACGGCGCGCTCGCTGCGCTTCTTGCAACGCCTCCTTCATGAGCTGCTGCACTTGCCGCGCATACGGCACGGCATCGAAGCGGGGGTCGGCGAGCAACCGACGGTTGCCGGCGAGCACTTCCAAGTCGGAGCGATAGAGCGGCGGGGCTGTCTTGTTGTTCCACCCTTCCTCCGGCTCGGGGTAAGTTCCCGTGATCCCGTTGATGGTGCGGGCGAGGCCGAAGAATGGGCTAAATGACTGCTCCTGAGTCGAGATGATGTCATCGTCATCAAACGCCATCACCGGCGAGTCAGGCGCACCAACATAGAGCTTGTAGAAGCCGCCGATCTCGGCGAGGCGGCCTTGGCAGGCGGTCAACAATTGCTCTGATGTATCCACTGGGGGTTGGTTAACAAATACTTCAAGGGAAGAGCGATAAGTCGGCTCATCCCCATCCGGCCCCGCGACTTCGGCACGGCACTTCTCAATAGCTGCGATCCAGTCGACTGCGGGGAGCCGCGCCGCGACCATCCCCTGCAATCCGTACATCCACTCGTCATCATAAGAGATGCCGCGCAGGATGTTGTAAATTTGCACCGCCGGCAGATCATCGCCGTCGCCACCCCATGTAGACGGATTTGACCATCGCTGCGCACCGCTGCCACCGGCGGTAGAGTCTTTAGTAATATCGTAGAGCTTGATGCCGGTAAGCTCAAATTTGTACTGCGGAAAGCCACTCCACAGCTCAGCATTGACGCGCGCGGTGACAACTGCGTAGGCAACACCGACGCCCACCCGCGTCGACTCATAAGGGCGATCATCGCCACCGATGGTATCGACCAGGAGCGGGTCAGCGGCAACCTGCGTCCCATCATAAAACTTCACCCACAAATGTTGAGTGCCGTTATAAGTATACTCGGTTACGGGGAAGCCGCGTGGGAGGTCTTCGTTGTCCCACTCAATGATGCACTTAGCTCCGTTGACATAGAAGCCGACGAGGCCATCGCTGCCGGACCGCAGTGGGATGTCCGATAACGCGATGACGTAAGTCAAGTAAGCATTCGGCGTATCATTCTCAGAACCCCAAGTGTTCGCGTAAACGAGGGATCCCGCCGTCTGCCGCCAGCCGAGCGGGAAGGAGCGGGGAACATCACCGCCGCGGCTGATGGTCCCCCGCACGCCATAATTCATGAGGGATGACTCCGCGAGCGCCTGCGGAGCCTGCTTCCCGGCGAGCTCCTGCGCAGCGAGGCTCATCCCGACGCCCGTCGCCACTCGCAGGCCAAAAGCAGTGGCACCGACAATCCATGTGCCGGCAAGCGCCGTGCCGGCGAAGATAGATGTAGCAATAGCTGTAAAGACGGGCATCTGTCAGTCGATCAGCGACTTGAGGTAGTGTGTCTCGGCGACGGCATAGCCACGGCGCGCGTAGAGCTTGCCGACACGGGGCGCGGACCCCATGCCGGCGAGGCCCGCGAACGCGCACCCGCAGCTCGCTGCCCACTGCTCGTACTTATTCAACATATCGTTGCATGCAAAAATATAACCGCGGTGGGATGGCTCGACCCACCAGCAAGTGTCCTTGGCGATGCGGACTTTGACGAATGGCTGCTCCATGATTGCCGCCATGAGGAAGCCGGCGACTTTGCCATCTTGCTCGAGCACGATGCAAGTCGCGTTGTCGAAGTTCAGGTGGCATTGAAACAGCCACTCTAGCTGCTCCGGTGACGGCTCAGCCTTCAAGATCTCATGCAAGCCCGCCGCGCGATAGGCGGGCGGCATCATCGCAGTGATGGACTCCTTATCGACCGGTCGCGCGTGGCGGACTGCGCGCATCAACCGTTCCCCGACTCGCCGCCCCAGAACAACTCCCACTCGCCGACGACTCCAGCGTCTTGATAGAAGTTGTCCGTTGCGCTGCGCAGCTTCTGCGAAGCATCCGAGCGGGTATCGGAGTTACTCCGCATCATCTCTTGCGTGTGCGACATGCACCTGATGACAATCTCTCCATCCTCATTTTCCTCGGGCGTATTGATGTTGATCCCATCAATAAAGCCCACAAAGCGGCACGGGGCGGGGGCGACGAGCACCCGCGTCGTCGGACTAAACAAGCCGCGAAACAACTGCACTCGACCTTGCTTGCAGTCATAAGTGCGGATAAAGCTATTCACACTGTCCGCAATCTGCGACATGCTGATAGTCACTGTCTGCACCGACAAGTTAGCGGTGAGCGGGACCGATGATACCTTGATGAACTCCCCCGCCCCGTAAAACTCGCGTTCTTGCGTGGAGCCACTATCCGGATCGACGACCTGCGCGGTCTTAGGACCCAAGTCCGACCAAAACCCGATGGGAACATCAGCCCCCGTATCGCGATGCCGCGCGATGATCCAGAGAAAGTCGCGCGCAACAAGTCGCTTCGCCACGAGTGCTGCGAGTACTCCAGCTGATAACGATCCCCGCATCTCAAGTAACCGCCTGGACCGCGCCGAACTTGATAATGCCGTTGACTCCGCCCAACATCTCAGATGATACAGTGCTGGGTACCAAGATGAAGAGTCCCATTGGCTGCTTAAACCGCACTTCAACGGGCGGGGTCAGCGTCAGGCCCTCCTCGCGAATCTGAGGCCTCACTTCAAAATACCCAGTCACTCCCGCGCCCGAGGCAACGACCGTCTCCATCGCTTGATGAAGAGCGCGCGAGCCGTCGGGATGATCGAACTCGAAATAATCCCCACGCGTGATAGTGAAGCCTGCATCGCAGCCATCGAGCCGGATGGCACCGCCACCCGCCTGCACAGCAAACAATGTTGCCACATCGTTGAAATTACCATCGCGATGCGCCACAGGATACTTGCGCCGCAGGTCGCCTGCCTCGAACTTTCTGATGCCTCCGTCGAGGGAACGAAGAATGGCTTCGAACTCGACCATGTCGATGATGTCGAGGGGCTCGGTCACGAACGATCCCACCCAGATCGCCGGTCCCAAATCTTTCGAGATGATGGTGCCGCCCGCCGTGCTCGAGAACTCTTGCCGCCGATGCAGGCGCAGAGGCACGGCCGCCGGCTGGAAATTGCAGTACGACATAACATCAGTGCGGGGAAAAGTAATCGCCATGGTTCACGCTGTGATGCGCCGCTCCCGGAAGTCCGCCGATGCGCTCGCGGCCCGCGCGCGAAACTCATCAGTCCGGGTGAACTGGCGCGCCGCCCGCGCGCTCTCTCCGCGCGCGATGTCTTTAACATAGGCTTGAAGGTTGCCATCCCTGTCTACTGACACTCCGACAGAGACATGCATGCCCTGCGCGCGAGCAGAGGCAGTCCCCTCGAGCGCGTCGACGAGACCGCCCTCCGCATAACCGCGGTTGAGGGCGTGCAGCCGCGGGAGGCCGACGCGGCGCGTGGCGTCGCGGTTGAGCACAAATTCTCCCCGATGAACGATTCCGGCGGGCTCGTACTTGCCGCCGGAGCCGGTGAAGCCACCCGCCGAGAACTTCGGCAGGATGCTCAGCGGCTGGCCTGTCGGCCCCCCGAAGACTGCCATCGCTGCGCGGAACAATGCTGCCCGGATGAGCATCTGCCCCAAGTCTCGGAGGACAGAGGACGCGAGCTTCTTGAACCCCTCCTGCCACGTCAGAGTTCCGGCGGCAATGTCGACAATCACAGTCGACATATCATTGAGGGTCTTGACAATCGTAGAATCGAGCTGCTTGGACAAGTCGGTGGCATCAAGGCCGGCGCGCGTGAGCTCGGGAAAGCGCGAGGCCGTGATCGCCACTGTATCTCCGAGCTCCTTATACTTGCGATCGAGGGCCGCTCCGAGGATGAGCTGCTCCTGCGCGCTCAAGTTATACTGCGCGACGACGACGTTGAACTCACGCTGGCGCTGAGCCGCGATCTCAGTGCTCGAGGCGAGCCCGTAAGTCACGCGCTCACTGAGGACTTGCTCCTGTGCCCGCATCGCATTGCGCTCGCGCATGAGGGCGATCTCACGCGCGGTGAAAGATGCCCCCGCCTTGCGCGCCTCGGTAATCTGGCGGTTCGAGGCGGCCGCGCGTTCTTCGGCGGTCGCGAGCTCGCCGAGGAGAGAGATGCGCTGGTTCAGGAGGGATGCGCCACTCTTGAGGTAAAATTGTTCTGTGACCTCGGCGCGGATCGCCTGAGCGCGCGCCAGCCCCTCTTGCGTGGTTACATCGATGCGCGCTTGCCTGATGCGCTTGTTAACTTCTTGCTCAAGCGTACTCTTGCGAAGTTCCTCAGTCTCCGACCGCAAGATAGTGATGGTCCCCGAGAAGGCCTCGCGCTTGGTCTTCTCCGACTGCTCAAAGGCGGAGTTGCTGGCAATGAGTTTGGCTTGTTCCGCAGCAAGCTTCTCGTTGGCGGCTACTTGCCTGAGCGCGGGAAGCTGTCGTTCGATCTCGGCTATGCGCGCCCGCGTCAGCCCAACATCAATACCCCAACCAGTATTGTAGGTCTCGCGAAGCTTTTGCAGCTCCTCCTCAAGGAGCTCGACTTGCCCGGCAGCGGTCCCAGCCGCCTGCGCCCTTTTGTTAAACTCATCCAAGGCCCCGACTATACCGAGGATGACGCCGCGCAGGCCGGTTGCTCTTACTATCCCCTGCCCGACGATTTCAAACCAGTTGTTCAGTGACTCGCTGGCCTGATTAAAGGCGCCCGCTAGGGTGTTCCCTTGGCTGCTTCCTGCCCCACCGACTTGCTGACGCACGCTGCTCAGCAAGGTCTCCATGGCCTTCGCCTGCTGTCCAGTCTCGATGAGGTCTTTTATGATCTCCTTTTGAGCGGTGGAGAATACAATACCAGCGCGGCGCAGCGCCGTCATTCCGGCGATGGGATCCTCGAGGGCCCTGCCCATCATAGTCGCGGCGGAAGTAATCGACCCGAAGCCCACAGCAGCGAGATCTTGCGACAGCTTAAGTGCCTCGTCAAACGTCTCCCCCGTGACCGAGCGAAATGTGAGGAGCTTGGCCGCCGCAGAGCGGACTCCTCCCTCAGTCGCCAGCGTGGTTTGACGGATGCCTTCCGCGAGCTCTTCGATGTCTGCCGCAGTGCGCCCGGCAGCGAGCCCCGTCGCACGCAGCACCCCATTGTAAGTCGCCTGCTCGAGCTCCAGCTCAGCGAATGAGCGGACGGCCTTGCTCACCCCCAAAGTCAACATGTCGATGTTGATCGTCGACGCGATGAGGCTGCCGACAAAGCCGCCCAAGAAGCCCACAGCCGCCGCCCCTGCCGCAGTCAGCCCCCGCATGTTCGAAGAATTGCGCGTCACCGACTTGTCGAAGTCGTCGAGCTGGCGCCGCGCACGAGCGATGTCCGCAGACAGCGTCGTGGAGTCTGCGCGGATGTGGATGGAGACTTCACCGACTTGTAGGGTCATCGGGGTTTGCTGCTGCGACGCCGCGCGTTCATGGCCGAGATGCGTCGCTCAAACGCGGCCTCAAATGATGAGGGCCGCCCGCGGGCATCCCGCGGCGGCCTTGCGGTAGTAAGCGAGGGGTCCTTGCGCCGCATGAGGCCGATCCTGCACAGCAGATCGGCGCGGCCCTCGCTCGCGAGTATGATTGCGTTCACGTCTGTCCAGTACGCTTGATCGGGCGGCCATCCGAGCTCGCCCAGCGCGATCTTCATGAGGGCTTCGTAGTACTCCTCTACTGAGGGAGCGTCGTCGGTGGCGGAGGGTCCTGGGAGTCTTGGCGCGCCCCCTCTGCCTCAGCCTCTTCACTGCCCGGCTCGTCCTTCGGCACGGGCTGACCGCCGTTCGCGAGGACATTCACGTACTCGAATGCTGCGTCGGCGATGCCGCCAGTCGTGAGCGTGAAGCCCGTGCGCCAGATGCGCTCAGATAGGTCCTTCGGAGGCCGCTTGTTCGCCCCGTAGCCGAGACCGACAGTGATCACATCGACGATGGTGTCGGCGTCGAGCTGCAAGATGCGCTCCATTGCCCCGCGCAGGCCACCGCCCCGCGAGCTGATCTTCGCCATGGCTGCGTACGTCGGCACGAGTTCGAGCGCTTCCCCATCGATTGTAATGCGCACGTTGCCCGAGCCGAGCCTCGGCTTGTAGTCAGACATTTATTAGTCCTCCCTCTTGCATCAAACAACTTAAGCCGCCGCCACCCGTACGACGTTCGAGTTGATGCCCAGCGCCGCCGTGAGCTTCAAGTCGTTGTTGGGGCCAGAAACATCTTCGCGCGCAGACATGACTTGCGCGAGGAAGTAGCGCACGGCTCCCGATGGGTAGGTGATGCGAAACGCATAGTTGTCGTTGGTGGTCTCAGCGCCATACAACGTCGCTTGACCATCACTATCATCATCGATGCCGAACACGCAGGTCATGGTGCCCGCGTTGCGCGTTCCTTTAGACTTATGCGTGCGGCCGGAGTCGATGTAATCAGTCGCGATCTCCGCGGCCTCATCGCCGAACGGAGAACCCGACTCCCACCAAGGAATGTTGAGCCATGACTGGCCGGCAAAATCTGCGGCGACCAAATCATCAACAGACGGGTCCATGACCTGCCCGATGTCAATGGTCGATCCTGCGACGGGATACAAGGGCATCTTGGCTTCTCCTTCTTTACGCGGTCAAGCGCGCGGCCCGTACGGTCACTTCGACCCGCCGCGCGATGGTCTGCTCATCATCGCCGGGGGCCGGCGATGGGCCGCTCGCGACGACATCGATGATCGCCCACCCGTTGGCGGGCGACAGGCGGTCCGGCCGCCTGTGAAGCAGCTGCTGCACGGCGTGGGCGAGGCGCTCGATGCGGCGGTAGTCATCCGAAGTCCCCGCGGTTCCGTTGCGCCCATACGCGATGATGTCATGCACGATGACCGGCCGCTGATCGCGCATGCCGTCGGCCTGCCCGGCCTGAATCTGCGGGTTGATGATGATCATGGGCATGGGGGCATCATCGGGAACGGGGCGCCGGGTGAAGATGGGGAGCGAGCCCGCGTACTCCGGCAGCTCACCTGCGACGGCGCCGGAGCCAACGAGCGCGGAGCGCAGCGCGGCGAGGAGATCAGGCATCGATTGCCGCCACCACGGCATCCTCGATCATGCCGCGAACATTGATCGCCGCCAGCGCGGGGCGCATGTAGGGGCGCGGCTCCATGCGGGAGGTCCCGAACTCGAGATAGCTCGCGTAGAGCGTCGACGCGACGACAATGCCGGTGAAGTAGTTGTCTTCGTAGCGGGTGCGGATCGAGGCGGCGAGGCGGCCGGTGTCACTTGCCGGGGCCTCGCCCGGCGCCGACGCCTGATGCTCGACGCCGCGGCGTCGATAGATGCGCCCGGTCTTCGGGGGCGACAGGACCAGGCGGATGGCCTCGTTGCGCACCGCCTCGGTTGCGGCGAAGATGCCGCGCTGCATGCCGCGCACTACGCGCTGCTGGAGCTCACGCTCATTGAGCCGAACAGTCATGCAGTCGGGTCTTCGATCTCATACCCAGAGAAGATGTACGTCGCCCCCGCCGGGTCCTGCTCCACGAGGCGACGCAGTTGGTACCACTTGCCGCGGAGCTTCACTTGGTCGTCCTTCTGCGGCGGGGTCGCGAGGGACCCGGCGATGATCAAGATGCGCGAGTCGGTCGCGGGGATGCCCGCCTGCGCCGCGAAGAATGCGCTGAACGAGTCCACGATGCCGTCGAAGGACCATGTCTGCGGGGCCCCCGGAGTCGGATCGCCGAGCGCATCGACGGAGGAGTAGGGGACGCGACGCAGGGTGCCGGGCAACAAGCGGCCACGAAACGCCGACGCTACTTGCGCCTTGATCGCGGACTCAAGGAGAGACGCCAAGCGCTCACTCCTCGAGCCTTGCCCGGCGCGGGGAGGGGCGGGGGCGGGGGCGGGCGCGCGCCGCCTCAGCTTGCAAGCCGACGTCCCCTCGCGCGATGAGCTGGGAGAGCCGGGCCGCCGACTTCACGGCATCACGGGGGATCGCATCGCCCGGCGCGTAATGCGCCCCCCCGACAACGAGGGGCCGGCGGGCAACAAGCCGCCGCCCATCGCTTCCGGGGGCCGCCCGGATGAGCCTGGTGTCGTAGAGCTGGCGCATCCGGCGCGGGTCAGCCTTGCCCGCGTCGAATGCATCTCCGGGGCACAGGAGCTCGCCGTTGAGGCGAAACTCCCGCGCGACTTCGTAGGTCAGCCCCGGATCAAACGCCGTACGGCGCTGCTGAGCAACCATGGTTCATCCTCCCGCAGGCCGCGCTTACGCGACGGCGTTCTGAAAGAAGATGCCGAGGTCGGCCGACACCTGCTTGATGTCGAACGCCATCCGATTGTGGAACCAGTCGGAGTGCGCGCGATCATCACGGCCGCGCTCCATGACCCCGCCGAGGGCGTTGGTCACGCCGGGGAGGAGGCCCGTCCACGCGAACGTCGCGATGGCCGTCGGAGTGTCGAGCGCCGGGGAGGGGGCGATGTACCCGAGCCACATCGACTTGGAGTCGACGATGTGGTCGAACGCATCGGTGGCGCCCTCCGCGGACGTCGTGTACAGCGCGCGGGCCGTCACCACGTTCGGCACGTCGAACAGCTCCTGAAGCTTGGCCTCATCGGCCAGGCCCACGCCGGTGTACTTGATGCGGTCGGCGATGTCGGGGTGGCTCCGCAGTTGGGTCCGCACATCGGATCCCAGGACCAGCGTATTCGGCATAAACCCGGTGATCTTGAACATCGCATCCTTGGCGGCGTCGATGGTCATGATCGGATCGGAGTTCGCGTCGCCGAACTGCAGGAACTGACCGGCGCCGGGCGTCGATGCGGTGCCGACGCGCAAGGTCGTCCAGGCGCCGGGGACGAAGAACTTCTCCGCCCACAGACGATCCATGCGAATCATCTGCTTCATCGACAGGAGCCGCGTGGCATTCTCGTCGAGGTTGATGGGCGCGTCGGTGTTGGCACGCTGCCGGTCGTCGATGAGGTGCTCGAGCGCCCACTCCTGCGCGGAGTAGGTGCCCTCCCCGACCTCGTAGGTGATCTGAACGGGGCGGCCGCCGAGGGGGCGCGGCTTGGACTCATCCCGCCAGAAGTAGCCGCGCGGATACACGACGTACTTGTTGGACTGATTGGTGACCGGGATGATGGTCGACGCGCGACGCCCGACGAAGTGAACTTGACTCTGAATCCAGGCCAGAGAAAAGTTCGTCAGGTACCGGTCGACGTGGATGGTGCCTCGAATGTTACTCGCGGGCATCGCGGGGTCTCCTGTTTGAGTTAATCAGGGGTTATGCGTGCCGGCGACCGGACGCGAAGATGAACGGAACGAGGTCACCTGCGGTGGAGGCGGCTTTGTTGATGGCGATGCCGACGATCCAGTCGCCGGCCGCCGCCGCAACCGCCTTGCCGTCGGCGTCGGAGGCGATGATCGCCCCCGGAGTGATCGCTTCGGCACAGATCACCTTGCCGATGGCGCCGAACGCGATGGAAACGGGATAGTTCTCCGCCGCCGACTCGATGATGACGCCGGCAACCGGCCCGCCATCGCCGGCGAGCACGATGTCGCCATCGGTGTCGATCTTGGCGAAGAAGTGGAGCTTCTCGGACAAGTCCGCGCCCGCGTTCTCCGCGTACGTGAATGCCTCGTCAATCTTCTGGATGGACATGAGTGCTGTTCCTTTCCTCGCCGGGGGTTAGTTCGACGCCTGCATGGCCTCGAAGGCCGCCGGGTCCTCGATGCGCGCCTTGGACATGGCGTCGACGCGCGAGCAGTTGTCGCGCTTCTGGATCTCATCGACCCGCTTGTTGAAGTCGGCGGCGCTCTTGCTCAGCTCGCCCGACGCGCGGCCGATGGTCTGGAACGCCGCGGCGATGGCCTTGCCGCCGGCCTCCAGCATCTTCTCCAGCGCCTTGCGCGGCTCATCCGTCATCTTGGCGATAGCGCGCAAGACCTCGACCTTCTCCGCAGAGTCGCCGGCGAAGGCCTTGAGGAAGTCGTCGGCCCGCTTGGTGAGCTCGGCAGTCTCGCGAGCAGTCCGCTCTTCGTCGGCCCGCTTCGTCATCTCATCGGCGCGCTTGGCCATGGCGACCAGGCGGGGATCATCGCTGCCGCGATATTCCTGCCCATCAGCGGCCTTGTAGATGATCGGGTCCGCATCCGCGGCCTTGGCCATCATCTTCTTGCGGTCGGCCGGCGATGCCTGCATGAACTTGACCTTGTCCTCGCCCGACAAGCCGGCGAGATATTCCTTCTCGGCATCGGACATGCCGGCCTTCGCCAGCGCCGATGCCTTCTCGGCTTCCGAAGTCTCGAGCTTCTTGGTGAGATCGGCCAGCTCGATTTGCACCTTGTCGAGCGCATCTTGCAGCTCGGCCGCCTTCTTGGCCGGGTCATCGGCGGATGCCGCCTCGAGCTGCGCCTTGAGGGAGGCGACAGTCTTCTGCATCTCGGCGAGCTGCTTCTTTTCGGCGTCGGTCATCGGTTCATCTCCTTCGTTGCCGACTTGGTCGAGCAGCTCGGCAAGTGCCGGAACTGCGGCTAGAGACTTGGTGATGGCATCGGCGATTGCCTCGGACTCCGCCCGCACGGCGTCAAGAAACTGTCCGACAGAGTCACGCATGGCGCCCACTTTGTCGGCGGGAGCCAGCGACTCATCAGCAGCAATGCTGTCGAACGCACGCTGGAGCGCCTGCCACTTTGTGCGGACGCAGCTCTGGACGCGCTCTGCAGCTTCCCGCGACCCCTGCTCGGCGACGACCTCATCGAAGTCCATCGCGCGCACCTTCCGCCCCACCGTCGCGAGGGCGACAACGGCCGGAGAATCATAGTCTTTGCCGACGTCTTTGCCGACGCCTCCATCATCTCGCTTCATGATGACGGCGCGGGCGTGGGCCTGCGCCGGCCGGTCGACCGCGGAGAGCTCGTTGATTACGAACTCCCGCATGATGTTCTTGCGGCTCGAGCGCGCGCGATCAGCCATCTCTCTTACCTCTTATCTCCGTAGCCGGCATCACCCTCGCCGCCGCGGACGATCTCCGCCAGCTTGATGACTTCGACTTCTCCCAAGTTCTTCGCGAGTGGACCGCCGGGAATGTGGTAAGTCCGAAGCGGCGGGAGGGTGTGCCGGTTGTCGGGCTCTTTGGTGGGAGCAGGCATCTAGTAGGCACCCTTCTCGGCTTCTTCATCATGCAGGCGCTTGCCGCCGATCGAAAAGCCGGAGTACTCGCCCGATTTGAACTTCGCGAGCACCTCGGGGGAGGGCTTCATGGCGACGAGGCAGCCGGTGTACTTGGTCGTGATCTCCAGCGAGTCCGCGATCTCCTGCGTGAGCGGGAACGCAAATACAACATCCCCGATCTGCTTGCCGCTGTGCATCTCCTTCGCGACCCGGCTGTGGATCATGAAGTCAGTCACCGCCTTGAGCATCGCATCCTCGGGGATGTGGTCGCCCTGCAAGTCAAAATAGGGCGCGCCGTCCACTTTGCAGACAATTGCGAGCCCGAAGACCAAGCCGAGCTCGTCGCTGACTTTGACGACTTCCGCCTTGCGGAACTCCGGCTCGTCGCCATGATGATCTTGCTTGCGCACCCACTTGCCTCCACTTGCGGCCTTCTCCCAGCCCTGCTTGACCACGTGCCAAGCCTGCGCGATGGCCGAGGTCTCGCTCGCACCCGCGCGCATGCGCTCGTTGGCGACCGAGCGAAAGCGCGACTGAGCATCGGCCGGGAGCGCCGACTTGATCGACTCAGGCAGCTCGGTGTTCGTCTTCCAAGGCACTTGCAGAGAAATCCTTCTTCCGAGGTCCGGTGGCGGCCCCCATCGCGCCTGAGGCACTCGAGGGAATGTTCCCGGAGCGATATCTTGTCCCTCACGGCGGGGGCCTGGGGGGACGGGAAGTGCCCCGCCTCTGAGGGCAGGAGCCGCCACCATCCGACGTGCGGGATGAGGCGAGAGGGCGGGTGCGCGAGGGGAGGTTTCTCAAGCTACCGCCATTGAGGCGCGAAGAAAAACTCCCCGGCCTCCTCGCCATGCAGCCCGCATGACTTGGCAATTCAAGTAGCCTGGAGGCTGGTATGCAAATTAAGTGGTTTATTAAAGTTCTTTAAGCAGACGAACATCGCGAGTAGATACTTGTATGAGTACAACGCAGCGGCAGTTGATGAGCTCCCCGGGCGGGGCACCGAGCGAGCCGTCTCCCGGGGTCGGCAGGCGCGCGCCGGACGGGCTGTCGAATGGCTCATTCATGGCGCGGACTTGGCCGTCCATGGCGCGATGGGTATCCCGCACGCGCTTGTCGCGAGTCGATGCCCAGACGCGGCGCACGGCTCCGGGCGGCAGCTCGATGTCCTCGACGATTTGGCTGAGTGCTTCTTCTCGTGCCTGATGTAGGACGCGCAGGGACTCTGTGCGCGCGATCACCTCCGCCCGATACTGCAAGAAGCGCTCCCGGTAGCGGGCGACCATACGCCTTATGCGCTCCGCCCCGAGCGGCTCTCCATCACGAAGCGCGCGGCGCACAGAGGAATCAAAGCGCCGGTCGCGCAAATCGCGCTCGAGCGCAGCCACATCTCCCGCCTCGAGCAAGCGCCGATAGTTGGCGACCGAACGTCGCTGATGTTGCGTGAGCCCAATGCTATCACGGAACTCCCGCGCCGCTTGAATGGGACCGAGCCCCGATTGGAGGGCTTCGGCGAGCGCATCCCGGACTGTCAATCGCTGCGCTCTAGTAAATTCACGTATGAACTCGAGGCGGTTGCGCCGCATGAGCTCGGCGGCGCGCGGATGCGAGGGATCGAATGACAAGCCCAAGCGCACCCCCTGACGCCGCAGCTGCTCCGCCAGCGCCTCCATCTCGCCGGCACCTGCCGATATGAAGATGTCCGGGATCGCCTCCCCGACCCGCGCCGAGTAAGAATCGACTATGCGCAGCACTTCCTCGATGCTTCCGCGCTCGAGCATGCGCCGCACTTGGCGCATGATCTCCGGGGAACGGGCATCATCAAGGAAGCGTCGGATCGCGCGCCGCACCCGCGCCTCCGCGCGCGCGAGGAGTTGCTCAATGCGCCGGAGGTCAGCCGCGCTCATTCGCGGAGCCAATCGGATGTGGGGGCGCCGAGCGCCGCGCGCGTGCGACCGCTCATGCTGCGCACACGCCCGCGCAGCTGCTCCATGCGCGCCTCCCACGTTGCCCAATACAAATGCGCCTCACGCCACGGCCCATCTTCTCCCGCCTCGCTCGCCTCCGGCTCATGAGATGCCTCCGCATCCATGGGAATGCCGGCGAGCACAATGCGCTCGGCTTGTAATATGCTCAGCGCACCCTCAAGTGCCAGGAAGCCCGATGAACCCCCGCTGGTCGACACCCATGTGATTGGCTCGCACTTCACCTGCCCGGCACCGATGCGCTTGCCGTTGTAGATGCCGCCCCAATAATGTCCGGCCGGGGCCAAGTTGTTGGCCGCCCGGCGGGCGGCCCAGCGGTCGAATAAATTGCTATGAAATGAGGCCCAATAATCGATCTCATCCGGGAATACTTCTCCCATCTTGCCGACCACGATGATCTCATCGAAGTGCGCCATTGCGCGCGCCGCCGCATACTCCGCGAGCGCCCCCCGCGCGCGGCCGACGATGATGACCCGACGCGGTTCACTCATCATCATCTTCCCCATTATCATCGAGTACGGCCATGAATAAATCGCCATCGACGATAGCCGCCAGCAACTTAATGCTGAGCAAGAATGCAGTGGTTCCGCGCCGGTCCGCTTGTTGCTTGACTTTTGCCCACCGCTCCGCCCCTAGCCGCGCCTCGAGGCCGACCGATGGCGAGTTGAGCCGAATGCCGTGATGCGAGCACATTGATTGGAGCGAACCGACAGTGACCCCCAGCGCCGCCGCGATCTCCTCGCGGTTTGCACCATCCTCGACCCACTGCGGGATCATCTTGAGTACATCCTGGGTGAATATGCGGCGTCGACCAGCCCGACGCTCTCGCGGCGCAAATACCGCCGCCGTCGATACGCTCATCTGTGATCTCCCTTTTCCTGGCATCAGCGAATGCGCCGGCCAACGCAGAGCGCCAGCAAGTATTGCGCCATCGGGAGGAAACTCGTCCCGAGGATCTCATCATGCATGGTAAACAAAAATACTCGATCCCAATACTTAAGCAGGCGCGCGCGCAGCTCATCCCCCGAATAGCAGTTGACGTGACCGGCGCGGCTCGGCGGCGATGCGAACTGCTGCGACTCCTTCGATGGAGTCCCGATCACGGCGATGGGTGCCGCCCGCACGAGTGCGCGCAAGAACTCATCATCGGGGGAGATGTGCTCGAGCACATCCAATGAATAAACCGCATCGAACTCCTGCCCGCTCGCCCCGGGGGCGAATGCCGAGCGCACATCTTCGACAATGAATGCGACCGGCCACCTCGAGCTCGAGGCAATGCGAGCCTCTTGTATGGAGCGCTCATCAGTATCAATTGCTGTCAGCGCCCCCACATGCTGACGCACAATGCGCGTCCCGAATCCATCGCCGCATCCCACTTCGAGGATGTTTGCGAACCCCTCGAGGAGCTTGGCAGTATGCTTGTAGCGCGCAAGGGTGAAGGCGAGACGTTTGGGATCGTCTTCATAAGCTTGACGTGACATGCCGCCGTGGGCATGCTCATATGCATAATCTCGCGGGTCGACTGCTTTCATAACTACTCCTCCTCCCTTGCTTCAATTGCAGAGCCCATAGGCGCGCGGCACAATGCAGAGCGGCCGCCCCTTCCCCTTCGAGCGCGCGGGCTGCGCCTTCCGGGGGCGCGGAGCCGGCGCCGCTTTTTGCCCAACCTGCCGCGCATGGCGCGGGCGCTCGCGCGATAAAACGACCTCCCCCTCCACTTCCCACGCCCGCGCGGGCGGCGGGAATGCGAGCGGGGCCGAGGGGAGGGCAAAGTAGATGCGCTCGGGGCGCCCCTCATTATCATCCAGTAATGCCGCCGCCACCACGAGGGCCACCAACAGTACCGCCAGCATCACCGCCGACAGGAGACTCGGAAGGAGGGTTATTCGTCTGGGCGCCGAGAACTCCACGAAGCTCGGCGCCCGCATCCCGGAGAGCCTTTGATACGCCCTCCGCAATCTCGAGCGCTTCGCCCACTGCCGCCAAGTTGCCGCGAAGCTCATCGGCGACCGCGCGGGCGCGGCGCCCGACATCGGCGATCTCGCGCGCGACATCAGCGACTTGCTTGACATCATTGCTCATGATTTGCTCCTCATCTTTGGGCGCCGATATGACATCGAGTCCCATGCGCCGCAGTTCCTTCGCCGCCGCCACTCCGCGCCGCGGGACATGCTTAAGCGATCCGGGTGACATCATCGACATTCTCGGGCCGCCTGTTTCGACGAAGTTGGCGGCGAAGGAAAATGAAGTTGATGCCGAGCCTATGGGCCCGACCAATGACCGAGTTCTTAGTCCGCTTGAGGGCGTGCGCGATCACGGGCGGCGCAACGCCGGCGGCGGCCATCTTGCGCAAAGTATCAATTTCTTCTTCAGTCCAGTTCTGCGTTGCCATGACTACGTCTCTCCATCTTGGTGAGTATCGCATAGGCGGTCAGTCCAACCTCAAGGAGCATCTTCCCCCGCGTTGCCCGGATAATATGCGGAAAACCCTCCGGCAGCGCAAATGTTTCGATGCTCCCCCCACCGTGATTACAAGCTCGTAGCGCAGCCCCGAGGGGGGCGCCGGTCGCTTCCTCAATCACAACCACGCGCTTGTATCTGCGCATAATATCACCAAGTTGAGGGGGCAGCGGGCGAACCTGCGCCACGGTCATCATATCTGCACTGATCATCCGCGCGACTTCGAGCGCCTCAGTCGTGATAGGGCCGTAGGAGATAATGAGGCAATCCGACGGAGACACATGAATCCATTGCACGCTGCAAGGAAACTTACCTTCCGAGCGCTGGACATCGACATCAGCTTCTCCCGCCTTGCCGAGGCGCATATAAATAGGACCGCCCGACTCGCGCTCCGCGCACCATCGCACACATTGGGCGACTTCATTCGGTCCGCTCGGGGTGAGAACTGTGAGATTCGGCATGGCGCAAGCGGCGGCGACATCATCGATGGCTTGATGCGTGCCTCCGAGCGTCGGGTAGGACAGGCCCGCCCCCATACCGACAACAGTCACAGGCAAATTTTGATATGCCAAGTCGCATCGTATGAACTCATAAGGGCGGAAAAGCGCAAACGTCGCGATAGTATAACAGAACGGCTTGAACCCGCGCGCGGCGAGGCCGGCTGCAAGGCCGATCATCGCTTGCTCGGCGACTCCGACGTTGATGAACCGCTGCGGAAACTCGCGCCGAAAGTCATCCATAGCACCGGCCGGGGAGATGTCCGCGACCAGCACGCAGATGCGCTCATCCTTCTGCGCCTCAGCAAAAAGCGCGCGGGCAAGGGCATTGCGCATTTCAAGACCTCTCATTCGGGGCGCGGCCCCAGAATAAATCAACTTGCCGCGACCAAATCCGCAAAATCATTCCTCGACGCCAGCCGAACCAAAGGCAGCGCAGCAGCCGATGCGGGCGATAGTAATCAGGCCTCAAATCGAGGAGTCGGAGTCGCATAGCTCCTCCAATGCGGCTTGATACTCCTCCGGGGAGGGGGACCGGTAGTGCCATATTGGGTCATTCTCAATGAATGAGACCCCCTTGCCTTTGATGGTGCGAAACACAATCGCACCGGGCCTCGCGCCATACCACTCCGCCATGCGAATTGACCCCACGATTTCATGAGATTGATGGCCATCGACAATCGAAACCGGAACATCCCAGGCGAATGCAGAGAATTTGGCCGCGAGCGGGGCAAGGGCCGGGTGCTTCGCGCTCATGCGATCCATGCCGGTGAAGTCATTATAATCGACCAGCGCCACAAGGTTGCCGAGCCCCAAGTTCGCCGCCACCATCGCGGCCTCCCACGTCGATCCCTCTTGGCACTCACCATCAGAGAGCAAGACGTATACTCGCGCATCAGTGTTTTGCATCTTCTCCGCGAGCGCTTGCCCGGCCGCGATACCCAGCCCGTGACCGAGCGAACCGGTCGAGGCATGAATGCCGAGAGCTCGATTGCGATCCGGGTGTGCCCCCAACTTTCCCCCCGCGCAATACCTGTCAAGGAGGCGCTCATGCTTGCTCTCACGGCTGCGAGTGGGCCACTCGCGATCTTCAAGTACTACATACTGCGCGAGGCAGCCATGACCTTTGGACATGATGAAGATATCTTGCGGTCGCATGACTTCATGATAAAGCGCGTCGACGATCTCGATACAGGAGAATGCCGGCGCGACATGCGCGGCATCCACCTGCTGCGAGATCTCGAGGATGCGACGCCGATAGCGGCGGCAGCGAGTAGCGGAGGAGGACTCCATCGGACTTCATGCCCTCAGCTGGTAATCGGTGGGCCAATCGCCCAGTACATTCAAATTATGCCGCGCCCAGCTCACAACATCGGCGAGCCCTACATCCCAATCAACTAAGGGCTGCCAGCCAAAGTCGCGGGCGATGGCTGAAGAGTCGAGCCAATAGCATGAGTCCTGCCCAACGCGTTCCGGCGCATCCTCAAACATATCGGCGAACGCTACCCCCACAGCGGCGGCGCATCGCATGGCAACTTCACTGATTGCAGTCGGCGCGGCAGGCCCGACGTTGTAGACTCGCCCAAATGCCCGCGGCATGGCGGAAACAAGCAGGATAGCGCGCGCGAGATCCTCGGCATGAATGTACGACTTGCGCGCGGCGCCACCTCCGTGGAGAGGGATGCGGCGCCCCATCAGCCCCGCGACGATGGCCCGCGGGATGATCCGATGCAAGAGCTGCCCCGAGCAGTAAGCATTCGATGGGCGCAGGATTGTCGTCGGCATGCCGCGGCCGGCGCGCGCGAGAGCGAGCAAGTAGAGATCGAAGGCGGCCTTAGATGCCGAGTATGGGCTCGATGACCGGATCGGGGCATCTTCATTAACAGGCTCATCGACCGAGCCGTAGAGCTCGGAAGTCCCGATCTGGATGAAGTGACCGCCCATGGCCCAGTCTCGCTCGGAGAGCACCTCATGCAGGCGCGCGAGCGCGGTCGCATTCGTGTCAAAAAATCGCCACGAATGTCTCCATGATGCGGCCCCCTCACCCTGCGCCGCAAAGTTGATGATTACATCCGGCTGGAGTTCATCCAAATACTCCAGTAACAAGTCAGTCTCATGCCCGACGTGAAAGGGTTTGTATTCAAATCGAGGCATCCGGCGCTCGATGCCAAGAGTAAAGGCGCTCGGGCGCAGAGGGTTGCGTCCGATACCCACCACCCGAGCATTATCGAGGGTGTCCAAGATGTGGTGGGCAGTATGGAGGGCGAACGCCCCGCCCCCACCCAGTATGCAGTACACCTTTCCCATCCTCATATCTTCTTTCCCATCAAGCAATTGTCCAACAGTAGTCCCCATCGTACCCAGCGGCTGCAAATGCGGCCAACCACTCGTCCGGATGCCCGACCCACTCCGCCGTCAGTACCCAGTCCTCGAAGCGGGCCTTCTCCTCCGCGGTGCGGTATGCATCGACTTGTACAAATGCGGGACCGCGCGCCACGCGGGCGATCTCGCGCAATGCTCGGAGCAGCCGCGGGTAGGGCAAGTTATGCAGGGTGTTGATGGATAACACCAAATCAAATGAGCGATCAGGGAACGGCAGGGAGTCGGCCGCACCCAAGTGCAATCGCCCCACGCATGCAGGCGGGCAGTTATCCAAGGCATAACGCGAGATATCGAGGCCGTAAGCGTCAACGTGATCGAGGGTGAGCAAATCATAAACCAAGAAGCCCTTTGCGCAGCCCACATCGAGCACCTTGGCCCGCTTCCCCGCCAGTCCGTAGTGTGCAATGATGTCCCGCGCGACTGGACCCCACCGCCCATCATAACCGTAACCGCCGTAGCCGAATTTACGATCACCGTCGAAGTACTCGCTACCATAGCGCTTGGCGATGGCGACAACCTCGGGGGTCTTATCGGCCGCGCGCGCCCGCACATCGCGCGATGCGCGCGGGAGCGCGTGCAAAAGATTGACGTATTCACCCATAGCGCATTCCCTCGAGCAGCGCGCGAACCGTAGCGATATCACGGTTCAAATGTTGATTGGTCTTGCCCGGCCGCAGATACGCATGCGGCCCGATGCGAGCATCGCCCATCATCGCCGCCCGCACATCCGCGTAATCAGCCCCGACGATCCGCGCTACCACTGCGAGATCGTTTGCTGCCTCGATCTGCTTCATGAGCATGTAGTTGATGGCGAGCTTGGCGACTTCCGCCGACTCATAAGACATCTGACGCACCGGCGCCTCGTGCGCCAGCAAATACTCCTGATAGGCGAGTGGTAGGGGCGCCTCCGGGTCTGCGCACCCGATGATAAATTGCTCGGGCGCAGATGCGCGCGCAAGGGCCTGGCGCATGATGATTGTGTCGACTTGCGTAAAGATCGGAAACGCAAATGAGCGCTCGCGCAGGCGGCGCGCATACCCGGGTGGAACTTGACTCGCAATGATGAGGGCTTGAGGCGCTTCTCCACAAACCACGCGCTCCACATCGGCATTAACTTCTTCCAACGCGGAATGCTCGGTGATGTCCCGCGCAATGAAGATAAGATTAGGTTGAGGGCCTTCCGCAGGGGCAATGCCCCGCAGCTCAGCAGCGCGCCGAAGGGTCTGCGCGAGATGAGTATCGCCGAGGAATGCCGCTCTGATGGGTGCGATCATGCGCGCGCCCCCCGGCGCATGTCTATTTCGCTCAATACTCCATCCTCGGGGCGGAATGCCGACGGCGGAGCATCGCGGTAAAGCTCGGCATGCACTTCCTTCATGCGCTTGACATTGTAGTATCGACTGTCGGCCATCGCATCCGGCAGCAAGCCACCCTGAAACGCATCGACCAGATCATGAATGGCTTGCTGCACGGTACGCTGCGGTACAAAGTCGAGGACTTGGGCGATCTTTTCACTGTTCACTTGATAAGACCGCTCATCATTGATTGGCTTGGTCTCGATCTCGACGGCGCGGCTGATGCGGGCGCCGACTTCGCAGGCGACCATATGCGCTAAGTCGGCGATTGAGATATTGCCGGCGCCGACATTGAAAGTCTCCCCCGCAATCTTGTCGACGGGCGCGTTGAGCAGCGCGCGATAGCAATCCACCATATCATCGATGTGCAAGTTAGGGCGCAGCTGTTGCCCGCCGAACACAGTGATGATGCCCTTGTGGTAGGCGAGGTTTGTGAGGATGTTTACAGCCAAGTCCAGGCGCTGCCGCGGCGCATATCCGCAGATGGTCGAAGGACGAATAGTAACACATTCCATGGAGTCGAAGAATGCGGAGAACCGTTCTTCGCATTGCGACTTGTAGGTATTGTATAAGGTCAGCGGGACGTGGGGGTGATCTTCGCGCACATCCGGTGCATCAGAGACACCATAGACCGATGAGGTCGAACAATTGATGAAGCGGCGCACCCCTGCGCGGCGCGCTAGTTCGACGAGCGGGATGAAGGCGTCCAGATTGATCGCCTTGGTCAACTCTTTGTCGATCTCCGATGAGGGATCATTGCTCAGGCATGCCAAGTGAATAACGACATCGACCCCCGCACGGGAGAATGTTGCCCGCAATGCATCGACATCGCGAATGTCTCCTTCGATCTTTGCAAGGTCATTGCCGCCACCAGCCGCCGGCAAGTAATCCCCGAACCAGAAGGTGTCGAAGACGATGACTCTATGGCCATCTTGCAACAGAGCAGGCACAAGCTTACTTCCCACATACCCGGCGCCGCCCGTTATCAAGATTCGCATGTACTTTTCTCCTTGCGGTATTTCATTTACAATGCGCCGACCCCGCGCTCGGCTGCATCAATCTTTGCCAGAACATGATCGGGGGTGATCGGGATATTTCCATCATACTCGCACTCCGCAGCGGCGGCGAGAGCGCCGATGATTGCGGCCGCTGGAAAAGATGCACCCGATGTGAGAGCGAGCGATCCATACGCGAGGAGGGCATCTCCCGCCCCCACAGCATCGACTGCGGTGTCGACGAATGAGTCGAGGGCAAATGAACGCTCGGTATCATTCTCTCCGGGGGCGAATCCGAGCATGCCGCGCGCGCCGAGCTTGAGCAAGAGGTAGGAGCAGCATGCCGCTTCATAAAGGTTTGCCGCCAGCGGGCGCACGCCGGAGTCTTGATCACCGAGGGCGAAGCGCGCCTCGCGCTCATTCGCGGCAATCAAATCGAACTGCTCGAATTGAAGGATGTTTCCCCAGCGGCTGGCGACCTGCGAGTCGGCAACTCGAAGCGCGGACCGCGGGATCGCAGCAATCAACGCCGGAATAGTCCGCGCATTGAAGATGCCGTGACGAAAGTCGGAGAACACGACGGCGGCGCGGCCGGGAGCCGTTCCGCGCACTTGATCGCACAAGCGCGCGAGCACCCCATCCGAAATCGGGCGATTATCGACGGTGTCAATCTTAAGGAGGCGGTAGCCATCAACAATGATCGCCTCCTTGATGGTTGTCGGGCGCGCCCGCTCGATGAGTGGATGCACATCGACCCCGGCCGCTTGCAGCGATGTCAAGATGAACTCCCCGCCCCAATCATCACCGAGGATGGTACTGAACTGCACTTGCGCGCCGGCCGCTCGCGCATGCAAGGCAACAATAGCGGCCCCGCCTACAAAACGATCATGCCCCACGCGGCGCACCGACATAGTTGGTGTCTTGGCATTCGCCCCGATCATTTCGCCCCGCGTGAGTACGTCGACGATTGAATCGCCGACAATATGCGCCGCGACCCCGCGCAGTCCCGCAACCGCATGGCGTAGCGCATCGAAGGTGAGCTCGGCACGCCGCATGATGATCGCGAGCTTGTCCCATCGCAGGTCGGGGGCATCGCGCTCGATCAGCGCCGATGATGAATAAACAACATCGCCGGGGGTGAATAGAACTTCTCCACCGTAAGCCTCGACCGCCGCCGCCTCGGCAACCCGCCGGGGGCGCGACGCTGGCGAATACTCGAACCCCTTGGCATAGATGTCGGGTCGAATGCGAGCGATGAGCCCTGACGGCTCCGCGCAGTCATCAATGACGACATAATCAACAATATCAAGGAGCGCTAAATTTGCAGCCCGCAAAGACTCCGGCACATGCGGGCGATAAGGCCCCTTGCTGATCCAGCGGTCGGCCGTCAACGAGCATACAAGTATAGGCGCCTTTGATTTGGCGTAAAGCAAGTGCCGCAGATGTCCCGGGTGGACAACATCGAATACCCCATGGCACATGACTACGGACCGCTCGCGCGGCCGCTGCCCGAGCAAGCCGGCGAGCACGTCGGGCTGAACGATCTTCGCGCGATGATGATCAAGGAGCATCTGCATCCTCCCCGGCGGCGCACTCGGCGCGCACTTTATTCTCGAGCTCGCGCACGAGGCGGAGGCGCACCAAGTGGGCCCGCGCGCGGTGGAGCCGCGACCGCACCGTGCCGATGGGAACACCAAGCGCCCGCGCCTTGTCCCCGAGGGAGCCGGGCAGGCGCATGACCGCGGCATGCTCGGGCCGCATGAGCTGGATCAGGGGAGCATCGCTCGGCAGCAGATTGACGTCGGCGTACTTATGCTGGCCCTTTGGCATTCTCGCCTCCTCTCTCAAATCACGTAACCGGCGGCCTGAGCGTCGCGCGCGAACATCTCGACTGTCTCGCGGGAGAACTCATTCAAGTCCTTGCCGATGAGGGGGAGCTTGGCGATGAGGTCGGGGGTCATGGTGATGATTGAGCAGCCCGCTCGCGCCGCCATCTTCACGTCATAAACTTGCCGGGGAGATGCCCACAGCATCTCCACAGCCCCTGAGTTGCTGCGCCCCGCCTCCCATGCGCAAAGGACAACTTCGCCGAGGGGATTGCGCCCGGCGTCCGAGATGCGGCCCGCAAACACGGAGATGATGAGCGGAGAAGCATGAGTCGGGACAGCGCGCATGAGCTCCGCAACTTGCGCATGCGTGAACACGGCGGTCACATTGACTTTGATGCCGGCTTTTAACAAAGACGCGATGAGAAGTGCGGCCGAATTGCCGCGACTGTCGATTACCGGGATCTTGACGTAGGCTGCGTCGCCCCAGCCGGCAATCACCTCCGCTTGGCGCCGCATCTCTCCGAAGTCATCGGCGAGGACCTCGAACGACACTGGGCGCCCGCCCGCGATCGCGAGGGCCTCGCGCGCGAATGCCGCGTAGTCCCCCACTCCCGCGCGCCGCATGAGGGAGGGGTTGGTGGTGAAGCCTTCGATGAGGGGGTCGTCCGCAAGCGCCCGCATGGCGAGCAGGTCCGCACCATCCGCGTAGATCTTGATGTTGAACTTGCGCGCTACCACTTCGTCTCTCCTATTTGCAATCGGGGATCGCTCACGAGCGCGTGGAGCACTGCGATCTGCGCCGCCTCGGTGATTGGGGTGATCCAGCGGTCGGGCGCATCGACCACGACGGCGGCGTCCGCGAGCCTCCCGGCGATGCCGTCGGGGCGGCCCACCACGGCCAGCATCAGCGCCCCAACCTGCCGCGCCAGCTGAACCGCCTCGTAGATGCACACGCTCACACTCGCATGGCCCCCACCGACCGAGAAGATCAGCAGCATGTCAGCCTGAGTTATGCCGCTCGTGCGCAACCAGCTTGTAAAGATAGTGCGCCAGCCGTCATCATTGGTCCGCGCAGTGACCTCGGCGACGCCGTCGGTCGGCGCGTACGCCTCAATGCCGCAGAGCTTGCGGAAGTCGCAGGCCGCGTGCGCGGCATTGGCCGCCCCGCCCCCAACGCCCAAGATAAACAAGCGCCCACGGCGGCGCCGGAGCGCATCGAGCATCTTGACCATGACGTCATGCTTTGCAGCGCACTTCTCCGCCGCGCGCGCGAGCTGCGCGTAGAACTCCGCCGCGTGCGGCTGCTCATCGGTCATTTCCCATCTCCTATGAATGGCCCGCATTCCCCGATGAACAAGGAACCATCGAGGTGGCTATGCGGCATGTCGAATATAGAACGCACGCGACCCCACCCGATCTTCTGCGCCCACATGGGAATGGAATCAATCAAATGCGCGTAGATGCGCTCCGCGCTCGCCTGCGATCCAACCTCTACCATGGCATCCAGGCGCAGGCGGCGCCAACCGACCGCGCAAATAATGGTCGCTTCGTGCCCCTCGCAGTCGATCTTGGCGAAGTCTGCCCACTGAAGCAGCGGGCGACAGTCGACAGTACGCACGTGCGCCCGGCGGCATGGGCCATGCGCGCTCTTCGCCCCCTCGATGTGGCTCCCCGTCGTGTTGTTGAGCACGCGGACGAACCGCGCCCAGCCATCCGCGTCCGATACCGCTGCCTCAACGGCCTCCACGTGCGCGGCCACGCCGTGCTTCTCGACATTCTTCTTGAGCATCGCGAAGTGCTTGGCATCCGGCTCGAAGGCGCGAACTTCCCAGCCGGCGCGGGCCATGAGGATCGAGTGGACCCCGATGTTCGCGCCGACATCCAAGACGCGCCGATAACGCGCCTTGTTGGCCGCGTAGAAGTCGAAGATCACTTGCTCATTCGGATCGAATAGATTGTCGGAGGTCACCCGCTCTCCGAGCGGCACGCGGGGGATGTCAAGGCCGCGATAGTCGATCTCGGTCACTGCCCCTCCTCCACCATGCCCACGCACATCTGCGCCGCGAGCTCGTCCCGCGGCAGGGCCGGCTCGCCATCTTCGTTGGGTCGGCCATAGGGAACTTGTGGGGTGAGGCGGTGCGTCTCCCGCATGCGAATATTCAGTAAGTATGGTCCAAAATCTTCCAGCGCCGCCTTGAGCGCCCAACGCACATCGCTGTTCAAAGTTATGGATTGCGTCCCGATCTTATGGGCAATCTGACATGCCTCTGCGACTTCGCAGAAGTCCGGGAACGACAAGTCCATGCAAGATGTCGAGTAGTGCTTGCCGCCGAGCCACTGGTCTTGCGTCTGGCGGCACATGCCGTGGCCCGCGTTGTTGAGCAGGATGATCTTGATGGGGAGCTGATGCCGCACGACGACCGGCAGCTCTTGAAGGTTCAGCATGAGGCCGCCATCGCCAGTGACCAAGATGATGCGTGACCCCACCCGAGCGAACGCCGCGCCGATCGCGGCCGGCAATCCATAGCCCATCGGAGTCTGGTTGAGCGCGTGAACGAATGCCTGCCCCGCCTTGAACTTGAACGCCTGCATGAGCCACGCGAGGGACAGCCCCGTGTCCGAGACTATGACGTCCCCCGGCTGACACAGCTCCGAGAGGGCAGCGACGACCGCGTAGGGATTGGCACCGACCTCGTCGGTGCAGCCGGGCGGGCAGGCGGGGTAGCGCTCGAGCCAGTCGCAGCACCGCGCGATCCACGCAGTCGGGGGCTCATAACCGCCGGTCGCCTCCACGGCTGCCATCATATCGCGCAAGAACAGCCCCGCATCTGCCTGCACCCCGCGAAACGCGCGACCGAGCACGCCGCCGAACTTCCGCACTTCGGCATCATCGATGTCGACCATGAAGATCGCAGCCTCACGCGCGAAGTAACGGCGGGGCGTGCCCGTGGCCTTCGAGTCGAGTCGCGCGCCCACAGACAAGATCCAATCGGCGTTCTGCACAGCAAAGTTCGCCGCCCGCGTCCCATGCGTTCCGAACCCACCCACGCACAAGTAGTCGGGAAGGTCCGGGAACAAGTCGACAGCGCCCCACGTGGGCGCGACCGGGATGCGGAGGAGCCCGGCCAGGCCACGCGCATCGCGCGCCGCACCGCGCGCCCCCGCGCCAAAGATCAAAACGGGGCGGCCGGCCGCACGCAACGCGTCCAAGGCATCTTTGAGCATTACTTATGCGCTCCCCGCTGGCGGAACTTTGAACAGCCGCTCGGCAAGCTCATTGGAAACGAGACCCTTCACAACTTCCAAGTTGCCTTGGTCCATGTTAGTGAGCATGAGCTTCATGAGTTGCGCGGGGGTGGCCGAACTTGGCTCGACCGCGATAAGCTTGCCCACAAAATTCGCCAACACAGCAAGGACTTCAAATGAGTTGAGCTCGGCGTGGTACTTATTCACAACCAGAGCCAGATCATTGATGAAGTCCTGAGCGATGGCTGATGGGGGCTTCTTAACCAAGTCACTGCTCATCTCAAATCTCCGCGCGCTGCAAGTCGTCAGGAATGTCGATCAACACCGGGCCAGGCCGCGCCATGCGCGCAATAGTGACCGCTGAGCGCAATATCTCGATGATGCTGCCGGGTTGCATGACGGTTTCAGCGAACTTCGTGACTGGCCGGACCATATCCACGATGGGAGTCTCCTGAAAGCCCATCTGCCGCACCCCCGAGCCGCCGGTCATGCGCCCGGTCGTCACCTGCCCCGTAATGTATAAGACCGGGATAGAATCGTAGTAGGAGGCAGCGATTGCCGTGATCAAATTGGTGGCGCCGGGACCGGATGTCGCGATAGCACAGCCAAAACCCGTGAGGCGGGCATACGCGTCAGCGGCAAACCCCGCGGCCTGCTCATGATGAGGGCAGATGTAATCGATGCCCTGCGCCTCCGCAATCGAGTGGATGAGATGAAGACATGCCCCGCCATTGACCACAAATGCGACTTGCACATGCTGCGCAAGAAACTCAGCGACTGCGTCGGATAGCTTCACAACAACCCCCTCGCGCACTTCATTCCCTGCGGAAGCTGCGGCATGCGATATTTCCCATCACATCCAAATCGCCCCCGAGTAGGGTTGCACCGCTCCGGCGCATCGGAGTGGGCCGCACAATCGCATGACTCAACAGCCGCCACAGCCGCCTTATCGGCCGCCTTATCGCCTTCTGATGGCTTCATCGCCCGCCCTCCGCAGCTTGAACCAGTCCCGCGGCCGCCCGAGGTCGGCGAGGCGGGCCGGATCATCTTGGGGCACGTAGAAGTTGCAGCCGCCGACAGCGGGCTTTGATGCCGCCACGCATGCCTTCAAGAATTGATACAAGTAGTCGGGAGCGGTGCCAGGGGCGCCCGAGTCCATGAACTCCCGCACGCGATTGAAGTTGGCGGCGCGCGCGGCCGCGCGCAGGGTCTGCTCCTGAATCTTGGTCCGCATCATGCCGGGGCCGAGGATAAAAAATTTACAGTCCTCCGACTCCGCGTCCATGAGCTCGACCATCTTGGTGAGCAAGGTCTTCGATGCGCAGTAGGCCGAATAAGTCGGCGCCGGCCCATTCGCGCCCGCGCCCGAGAAGAAGCAGACGGAGGCGCCGGCCCGCCGCTGCGGATACAGCATCTGCACCTGCCTCAGACCCTTGAATGCATTGGCCTCGAAGGCGGCGAGCCAGTCATCAAAGTCGACATCCCAGAAATTTCCGATTGGCTCGAGAGTACCATAACAGCAAACGATCAAGTCCCAGTCATCGAACATGGACCCTCGAGGATCGCCATCGGAATGGCGATGCAGAGCCACCTCCCAGTCATCTTCCACGAGCCGTTCCGCGATGCCGGCACCGATGTCTGAGCCCGCCCCGAGTATAATCGCATACTTCTTCATCATCCCTCCCATCGAACCAGCCCCGAGCGGCGCTCCAAGCCCACTTGAATAAGGAGGCGCGCAAGTTCAACATACTTATCCGGCTCGACGAAAGGGAGCGGACGTACTACGCATCCCCCGAGTATGAGTACGGCTTGATCGGCATATGCCTTCTGCCGCGCGAGCGCTGTATGCTGGGCGCGCTCGACCGTCCCAGATGAGATGAAAACAACATGATGCCCGCCAAGGCGCGCCCTCTGCGCGATGAGCAGCGGCGCCTCCGCGTTCACATGCCATGCATCAGGATCAGTCTCCGCCCGCATGATGCCGGTGATTGCCGCCATGATATAGATGACCCGGAACGTGATTGCGCCATTCACCCACATGCCCGCGCCCGGGTCGAAGTCGCGCAAGTCACGCAGATCACAGTAAACAATCGATGGATGAAAAAGATCGGTCTTGCGCCGGGTAGTGCGCACAAACATGAGCCCCCGCGCGGCAAGCTCGCGACAGAGCACCCGGCCCAGATTACCGTCACCCCCAATTACAAGCGCCTGCATCTGCATTCATCCTCGCAGCGCAACCATAAAATGATCATCATCTTGAATCTCCCCCGACCCGCATAGATGTACGCGATGCCCCAGGCACCAACGCTGATGTTTGTCCGCGATGACGAGCTCCCCGCGGGCTGCCCGCGCGCGCATAGATGCATCGACTAGGTCAAACGCCTTGTCCTCCGGGGATAGCTTGATAAGCGCGAGCTCGCGGCAGTCGGGGGTCATGTGCATCTCTGATGGATCAAAGCAATGGATCAAGTTCGCGTCGACTGTAGGAGTGAAGCGCAGGGGCCGACCGTCGATGCGCACGGCGAGCGGGTGCGGGAGTGCCTGCCGCGTCGCGACGGAGCCGACCGCCCCCAAGTAAAATGTCCGGGATAAGTCCCGCGAGCGCCCATGCGGCCAGATGCACTCCTCAGTCATGGGGTGGCGGTTGTCCCACGCCCAGCGCATGAGGGATTCTCCGTCAGCCGCGTCAGGGAGGGGGCCGCGCGGTAGCGCGCGCGGAACGGCGCATAACACGAGCCGGAGCCGGGGGTCCTCGAGCACTTTTGCGCAGTAGCGAAGTCCCTGCGCCGAGATCACCGCGCCGGCCGTCAGCAACACGACTACATCCCCGCGCAGGCCGAGCCTCAACACTTCGCGATGTGCCTGCGACATGCAGTCGAAGCCCCGCGCCCCGGCAGGCACAGGGCGGCACTCGACTCGCACCGATGTCGCGGCTCCGACTTGCTCGGCCCGATCCGTGTGAATGATGAGGCGCGCCTCAATATCCGGCAGCTCGGCGAGGGCTTCGATGGCGCACGTGAGCGGGGGCAATGCCGCCGCGCAGAACTCATCAACATAGTGCTGCCCCCAGACCGGGACCGATATGAGCCAACGCGTCATTGCGCATCATCCACAGCTACAAAGCGCGGTCCATCAACAACAATAGAACCTTTCTCCATCATTACAAAGTCATGACCCGGCCGCAAGGCCAACGAGCAATCCTTAGTGCAGATCATAAAATAATCGCAAACCAAGACCCCATTGAAGGCAGCTGCCGGAGATAGGCCGAGCGGAATGGGAATGTCAGCCGGAGGAATGGCGGGCGCCTCACCCGCGGCGCGAACTTCCTCCATAACCGCGGGTGCAAAAAATGGGGAAAGCCCGAGAAGTGAGAGAAATGAACGGCGAGTAGTCATCCCAATATCCTCTTCACCATCTCATCATCATCGCAGGCGCCGCCCGAACCGCACAGCACAACCCGCTTGCCGAAGAACATGCGGTGGCGCGCATTGCCGCACCGGGCGATCTGCGGGCAAGACTCAGTACCGCTCTCGAGGCGGGCGCGCATGGTTTGCTCTGACTTAACATACTCCTTATCGACGGGCGACAACTCAACTGCGGCCCCCTCATCGGGCGAGGTCAAGAGCACGGTCACGGCCGGGGAGAAGTTGGCCGCAAGATTGACGTCGATCGTGGGGCTGAAGGGGAGGCGCCGCCCCGACGGGACCGCGACCAATGGGTGCGGAAGGAATACGCGGGCTGCGACCTCCCCATCTCGCTCGAAGTACATGCGCCAGACATCATACGACTTTCCCTCGGGCCAGGTGCAGTCGCGAGTCATGGGATGGCGGTTGTCCCACGCCCACCGCATGAGCTCGCGGCCTGATGCGGCGATGGGGGGCCGCGCATCCTCGAGGGCGCGGGGGGCGACGCAGCAAACGAGCTGCATGCCCGCGGCAATGTACCGCTCGCAGGTCGCGAGGACCTCCCGCGACAAAACCATGTCGGCCGTCAGGAGGAGGACGCGATCCCCCGGCTGCGCGGATTCGAGGGCTTGACGATGGCAGTCGGAGAGCGAGCCGAAGGCGCGGTCCGCGCCCGGCACGCCCGAGAACACGACCGAGATCGCCCCCTCCTCCCATCGGAATAACTGGCTCAGGCGGTCGACTTGGTCGGTCCATGCAACGACTACCGCGGGGCGACCGAGCTCCCGCAGCGCGGCGCATAGAGACGGGATTACATGGCGCATGGCGACATCGACGCAGCGATCACCCCACGCGGGGAGGGCGACGATCCAGCGCCCAACCGGCGGGGTCGGGACGCAGCCGCGGCGGCCGCCCGGCCTGCGATAAGAACTCATCGGCGCTTCCGCTCCTGCTCGCGCCTGTAAGGATGCAGGCGCCGACCCGCGGGGGCTGCCCCGCGCGGCGCGCGCGGCTCGCGAGGCGCAACAATCTCCCCCGCGGGGGCATCATCGGGCGCGGCCGCCCGGAGCAGGCGAAGGATCTGATCGCACGCAACAAGATCATCCGACACCTGCGCGGGGCTCCCGCAGACAGTGATGCGGTGGCGGAACAGCCAGCAGTGGGTCGGTGAGGCGCGCGTGCGCATGGACGCGGCAACTTGGCCGGGAGTGAGCAAGCCGCCCCGCACGGGGAAGCGCCGCTCAGGCGCCGAGACCTCGAGCATGGCGCAGTCGTCGGGGTCGACCACGACGTGGATGCGGCTCCGCGGGATGCAGTCCAGCAGATCGCCGTCGATAGTCGATGAGAACTTGGTGTCGGCTCGCTTGATGATGGCCGCCGGGTGCAAGTGGAAGCCGCGCGCGACCACAGACCCGCCCGAGCCCGAGAAGAATAGATTGGTCGGGATCATCGACCCCCCGCGCGGCCACTCGAGGTCGCGGATGATCTGGTGGCGATGCGCCCACGCCCAAGCGAGGAGCTCGCGCGGGCGCATGCCCGCCGGTACGTCGGGGCCGGCAGTCGTGCGAATGCCCAGGAGGACCACTGCATCCTTCCCCGCGTCGAGGTGCTGCATGCAGCGGGCGAGGAAGTTATTGCTCACGACCAAGTCCGCGTTGAGCAGGACCACCCGATCCCCGACGCGCGCGCGGCGCACAGCATCCGCGTGCGACTCCTGCAGCGCCACATAAGTCGACTTGTTCGGCACCTGCCGCACCTCGACTTCGCAGCCGGCGAGGGCTGCCCGCGCCGCATCGGGCTGATCGGTGTGAATGAGGAAGCGCGCGGGCATGCGAAGGTTTTCAAGCGAGCGCTTGAGTGCCGGGGCGGCGGCATGGGTAAAGATCTGCATGTATGCGGGCGACCCCCAGACCGGTACAGAGATCGTAAGAGTCACCCCGCCGCCTCCATCATCTCCCGCACCGCGCGCACGATGTTGTCGCGCGAGTCATCCTCCCAAGCAAGCCGCTGATGCGGAGGGCTGGTCGGCAGCTGATCCCCGCGGGCCAGCCCATGCCGCGCGTAGAACATGCCATCATAACAGCCGCCGGCCGCATCAGTCGTCGGCCGCAACATGAGGGTCGGGGCATTCATGAAGATCGCCATCCACATCGGCCCGTTGCAGATGCCCACATTGAGATCAGCCTGCGCATACAGCTGTGCGCGGGCGGCGACATCGAGTGCCGCCGCCTGCGAAGTCGGAACATCATCAATGGTCTCATTCGCATGCACGTAGTCCCGGACCACTATGACAGAGTAACCGGACTGGCGCAGCGCGCGGGCGGCGGCAACCCACTCATCGACCCGGCTGTTGCGCAGGTTATGATGCTCGGCCTCGCGCAGAGTAAACGTTACAAGGCCCCGCCAGCGCGGCGGCTTGATCCCCCGCGGTCGCAGCGGCCGGGAGTCCACGCGGAGGGCGGACATGATGGCGGGCAGGCTGATGAGACGCTGCCGGAACCCGAACGCATCATCGACCCCCACGCGGGAGCCGGAGACTTCGGTTGATACGACTGATGGCAGGAGGCGGCATAGAGGCAATAACACCCGGTCGCGAAGTCGCCGCCGCTCCTCGAGCGAGTAGGGCCACAGCCCATCACGACGGAAGCCGCCCGCCGGCCCCGGCAGCACGCGGAGATAGATGGATTCTTCCCCGCGGCGAAGGCGCTCGATCTCGGCATGCGCAAGAAACGCCACCACGTCATAGGTCGGGGGATTACAAGATAAATCGTAGCAGGCGATCACGCGGCAGCCCCCATCAAGTCCCGCAAGAAGGCGGATGCGGCGGCACGGTTGGCCGAGGAATTATACCACAAGTTGCGCCCGGACGGGTGTGGGAGGGCTGCCCAATCGAAATCGTCGCAGTTGTGCCAAATCATGGGCGGGGTAATCGGGAATCCGAGCGCCGCGCGCACCTCGGTGCCGAGTAAGACCACGCGGCGGCCGGCGAGCATGGGCCGCACCGTCGAGGCGGCGGCCCGCGCCGCGCGCATGTCCCACTCGCGCGCCCGCAGCAAGTTCAGGCGCTCGAATGACTCGAGGTAGGCCCGGCGCGGCGTACCCTCGGGCAGGAGCTTCCACAGGCGCCAGCCCGCCGAGCCCTCCGGGTAGGGGAACAAGTCGAACTCCGGGTCGTCGGAGAGCGAGTTGTTCATGCCGAGGAGCAAGGGCCGCATCGCAGCCCCCCGCTCATGAAGCCTCTTGATGCTTTGCACGTCCCCCTCCCGCATCCTCGCCCCCGATGTATTTCTCGAGGGAGAAACCCGGGGAGGCCTCCGCTTCGGCATACTCGCGATCAAACAGCTCCACGAGCGCGGGGCAGAAGTGCCGCATGCGCACCTCGTCGAACCAGTGCCGACGCCCCTCGCGGCGCAGGCGCGGGATGGCCATGCGGGCATGCGGCTGCATGAACAGGTTTGCGCAGTGAACCGAGCGCGCCCCACCCTCGGGCATGCGCGCAAAGTCCTGATCGCCCACGGCCCACCCCCGCGGCAGCGCGCCCACCAAGGATGGGGTGTCGGCGAGCATCGAGGCGACTGCCAAGTGCCCGCCCACATCGGCGCGCAGGGCTTCGAGTGGCGGCAAGACGGCACGCGCCCGCTCGCAGTCCCAGACCATGCAGGCGAGGTGCAGCAAGCGGCCATCCCTGCTCAGGAGGACGACCACGCCCTCGGGCATGGGGGCCGCCGCGAGCGCCGCAACGTCGCCCAAGATGATCTGCGCGCAGTCCAAGTAGATCGCGCGCCCGGACCAGCCCGCAAGCTCGGGCGCGGCCCAGCGCAGGCCCGCCCAGGGAGTCGACCAGCGCTCCGAGCGCCAGCCGTGCCCCGGCGCCCCCGGGTCCGATGACTGCTTGAGCCAAGTGATGTCGACCGGGCGCGATGCATGCTTGCGCAGCGTATGCTCGAGGACCGCGCACGCCTCGGCGTCCTCGCCAGCCGGGGATGTCCCGACAAATACTTTGATTGCGCTCATGCGCCCTCCTCCTCCTCGAGCGCGGCGATGGGCCGCTGCGGCTGGTCCTGATACTTGCCCCGATATGGCTGGTTTGTCGGCTCATCGAGCATGTGAAAGATGAGCTGGCCGATGGGCGCCGCCGCGGGGATGCGCACATATTCACGCCCGTGATTCGAGATCTCAAGGGTCGGGTAGCCGAACCAGCCCGGCTCGAAGATCGTGTTTTGCACCGCGATCCCGCGCCGCGCCCATGATGATTTGTCCGCAAGCTGGCACATAAGATTCGATGGAAGTTTGATGTACTCGACAGTAGTGGCAAGGACAAAATCGCCGGGCATGAGGCGAGCTTCGTCTTTGATGCGGATGTCATAGCCGGCGCAAGACAGACCGAAGGTCATTCCCGCGACGACCGTGCGCTCGTAGAACGGTTGAATCACGAGTCCATGGAAAGCCCGAATCGACTGCGCAGATAAGATCATCTCCCATTCCTCAACCGCAGTCCGACCGCCCGCAAGCGTGGCAAGTTGCACAACCTTCCGAATAAATCACGGCGCGGGCGCCGCAAGTATCGCATACATCGAGGAGCTCGGCGGCCGGCATGGTCCCCTCCTCCGGCATCTTGAGAACGAGCTTGGGGAGGATTTCATCCCGCGGGATGAGCTCGAGCCAGCGCAAATGTTCCTCGATCTTGAGGCCAATGGCCGCCACGAGCGATGGCGCAAGCTTGGATTTTTCCTCCCAAGGCACCCGCACCCAGGCTCCACCCCCGGCGGAGAAAACGCTTCGCAGCTCGTCGACGACAAAAGCCGGATCGCCTTCTCGACGAAAGATCGCCGTCACCAGAAGGGAGAACGCCTTGACCCATTCCGAATGGCGCTCGGACTTGGTCGAGATGAACAGCTCGAACGGGCGACGCCGGCCGCTCGCATCGAGATAGTCCGTGATGATCACATAGTAAGAACAATCTTCGGTCGGCCACTTGATGCGATAGCGCCGCGCGTCGACGACCTCCTGCATGGGGATCTTATCATCGGTGCGCGGCGCCGCAGTCAGCGGCTTCGGCTGCGCGGCTTCTTCACCATCGATGCCGCCGGCCGCCGAACCACCTTGGCGGGACGAACGGTCTTGACCTTGGCCGCCACGCGCGCCTTCTTCTTCACTGCCACTGGAAATCACCTCCTTCCGATCATCCGAGATGAGAACCGCCCCGCGCGCGGAGCGCGGGTCGGGGCGGTAGGTCGTACAACCCTTGAGGCCGAAGTCATAGGCCCTCCGGTAGACTTCCCGAAACTCCCCGAGGCTCATGGAGGCGGGACAGTTGATGGTCTTCGAGATCGCCGAGTCAACCCACTCCTGCGCCGCTACCGCCATGCGCAGATGCTGCTCGACGGTGAGCTGATCGGCCGTGACAAAAGCAGCAGGCAGATCCGCCCCCTCCTCCGGGTTCGCGCCGACATGCGCGCAGTACTTCAAATAACCATAATCGAATACGGAGTACTCCGCCTCCATGGCTCCATTCTCCGCCCGCACCCGGCGGCGGTAGCGATGCGCGAAGACGGGCTCGATGCCCGATGAGATGTTGCCCGCCATGAGGGAAGTTGTTCCGGTGGGTGCGATGGAAAGCAAGACCCCGTTGCGGATGCCGTGCTTTCTTATGCCATCAATCACTTCGTAGACCTCATCGAGCCTGCGCACGAATGGCGCCTCGCAGAAGTTGGCAGCATCGAATGCCGGGAACGGCCCGCGCAGTCGCGCGAGCTCGCATGACTCCCGATAGGCCGCGACCGCCAAGTTCCGCATGACTTCGTTAGTGAACTTCACCGCCCGGTCGGAGCCGTAGGGGATGCCGAGTTGCTGAAGGGCAGATGCCAGCCCGGTGAAGCCCAGCCCGATGCGCCGCTTCGCTCGCCCCTCCTTCTTCTGCTCGCGAGTCGGCCACTGGGTTACATCCAGCACGTTATCGAGGAGGCGCACCATGATTTCAGCGGCGGTGCGCAAGCGCATCACATCGAATAAGGCACCCTCGGTAAATGGGTTAATGACCATTGCCGCCAAGTTGACGTGGCCGAGATTGCATGCCCCCGAGTCCGGCAGCATCTGCTCCCCGCATGGATTGCACGCGTGAATGGTCTCGCAATAGGAGAGATTGTTCTGCTCATTCACCCGGTCGATGAAAATCACCCCCGGCTCCGCATGCATGTAAGTCGCCGCCGTGATTTTCTCCCACAGATCGCGCGCGCGGACCGTCTTATATACATGCCCATGGGTCGCGGAGGGACCGTGATAGAATACGCCGCGATCATCGCTGATGAGTCGATTGCCTCCGCAGTCTTTGCTCGGCGGCACGTCGAAAACCAAGTGCCAATTCTTATCCTCCGCGACCGCCTGCATGAATGCATCTGTAACCAAGATCGAAACGTTGAAATTCTCGAGCCGCCCGCGCTGCTGCTTGGCCTCGATGAACTCCTCGATGTCGGGATGATCGCAGCGCAGGGTCCCCATCATGGCGCCGCGGCGATGCCCCGCCGACATGATAGTCTCGGACATGGCATTCCACATATCCATGAACGGCAGCACTCCCGATGATGTCGAGCCAGTGCGCTTGACCACGGCGCCGCGAGGCCTGATGGTCGAGAAGTCCATGCCGATGCCGCCGCCCATCTGCAACGAGTAGGCCGCGTCCGCGAGCGAATCCATGATCCCCTTGCCCGGCCGGTCGAGGTGCGTCGCCATGGAATCTTGGATGTACGGAGACACGAAGCAGTTTATCAAGGTCACCCGCTTCTTGGTCCCCGCGCCGGCCAAGATGCGGCCCGCCGGGATGATCTCCCGCGCGATCATGGCGCGAAGCGCCGCCTTGCGAAACTCCGCCGACTCGTTCGCGCAGAGCGCGGCCACCACGCGGGCGCATGTGGCTGCGTAGTCCGGCTCATCATTGTAGCGGTACTTCTCGCGCCACACATCGACGCAGACTTGCTGCATCACTTCATCATCCGCGAGGCCGCGGATCGTAGAGTGCTCCTGCGTTCCATGCATTGCTACTTCATACTCCCCTTTGCCGCCTCCGCCTCCGCCTTACATACTGGGCAGATGCGGCGCGCGCCGCCTTGCTTCTTGAGAAACCGCTCATAGCGGCGCGGGGCATCCGCCCAAACGCGCGCGACAATGAGCTCGATGCCGGCCGCCACGGCCTCGCGCGTGATGCGCGCGCCCCGACCGGCCCGATGCTCCGCAATACGCTCCATGACATCGGCGCGCGTCGTCTGCCCGATGTAGTGCCGCGCATGCCGGAGGGGGCGCGAGAAGTGCAGGAGGTAGACGTGCGCCGCCCCCTGCTTTGCCGGGCGATCCCCCACGCGCCTCACCCCCGCAAGACATTGAACGTCGGGAACCCGAGGAGCAGGGCCGCGACCATGTACAGACAGATGAGCGCCACCACGATGATGTAGACGCGACGCACCATCGGCGGCACCGGGAAGGCAAGCGCGTCCATGAGCCAGACAACGAGGAGGCCCACGAGGACCAGGACCGCCGCCACGATGACGATGTTGATGATGCCGAGGATGACCGCCGAGAGCGGGAACCCCGCGAGCACAGCCTGCGCGCCGATCAGTGATGCCATCAGTGATGCCATGATAACTTCTCCTTTTTCAGATGCCGCCGGTGTGGCCGTAGTCATCCTCAGTCGACGAGACTCCATCAGCCCCCCAAGCCGCCCCCGCGAGCCCATCGGCGGCGCCGACTAAGTAATCACGCAGGAGCTCGTGGACGATTGTAGGGAAGCGCCGCGGCGATCCCTCCGCCCCGCGGAAGTAGGACAGCGACACCGAGCCAGCGCGAATCGAGGACAGCTTCTGCCCGGTCACTTGCTCGGTCTGCAAGTCGGAGCCCTCGAGGAGGGCGAGCGCCATCTCAATGCTCGCATCCCGGATCGCTGCGACCCCATCGCGCTCCGCCTGCGTATCATATTCTGCGCGCCAGCGCTGCCGGTCGAGGATGCGCGCAGCGGTCACAAGCGCCTGCCCCTTCGATGCATCGGATGCGTCAGACCAGGTCGCCCCCGCATGCAGAGCCGCCGCGAGGTATGCGTCCGCCTGCGCGATGCTCACGTATGCATCATAGGGTTGACTTCCGATTAACACCACTTCCATGATCATGATCTCCGCGTAATGCTCGCGCCCGGCTGGGCGGTGAACTCCACCACAACCTTGCCCGCCTTGATAAGCTCTTCGGCAATGCGCCCCATAACGAGCATCGCATCATACTGCGACTTGCACTCGATAGTAATGCTCACGGTGCGGTCATCATCATACTTAAAATGAAAGCGCGCCGGACCATCTGCGAGGATGTCAGCCATCTTCATCAAAACGGCCCCGGGGCGACCTGAAAGCAGCGCACGCCTTCTTCACGCCACATAGCCACGACCCGATCCCGATCGTCGTAGACGAGGTCGGGAGCGCCCCCATTTGCCCGGGCCTCGCACAGCCACTTGCGCTTGAGGTCGACGTCGGGCCGATGATCTTTTGCCGGGCGCATGCGCTTGAGGAGGAGTGGGTTTATGCCCTGCTGGAGGAGCCAACGCTCGGTCTCCCGGCGCACAACGTCCGAGCGGCCGGACCAGATCTCGACCCGGTGCGCCGGTCGCGCGGCGTAGTAGAGGCGGAGCGTCTCGATGACCGGCAGGCATGGGGGATCTTCGGCGCAGGCCGCGTGCCACTCGTCCCAGCGCTTGGGCACCTGCTCGAGGAAGTGCTGGCGGTGCGCGTTCAACGACAGCGTCCCGTCCAGGTCGAATACGACGAACATCTCTCAGGCCTCCCCTTCTGCCACCCACGCTGCGAGGACCGCCGCGCAGCGCTCGAGGACCGCGCGGGCTCCGCGCAGGTTCTTCTCCGCGAGGGCGCGCTCGTGCGCCGGACGCCGGACGGCGAGCCCCCGCACCCCCGGGGCGCCCAGGCTCGCCTCCATGTCGCGGGCGACGCGCTCTATATGCCCCACCGAGTTAACGACCGAGCGCCAGCGCCTGTTAGGGTCGGCGCGCCGGGTTCGGATCGGCGCGCCGACCGCGCGCGATCGCTCAACGACCTCGGCCCGCAGGCCGCTCAGGGTCACATCGCGACGCAAGACCCGCTGCGCCAAACTGTACTGCAGGCTGTGCGCGCACTTAGCGATCTCCACCGCGGCCGACGTCGGGAGCCGCTCCTTCTTGGGGAGCGCGGGGTCGAGCATGGCCCTGACGCGCCCGTCGAGGCGGCAGAGCCCGTGCATCTGGTAGACCCACTGCTCGCTCAAGCCCAGGAGGGCGGCGATCTCCCGCGCCGGCAGGTCGAGGCCCATCATGCGCGCGATGGCGTCCGAGACCTCGAGGGGGGCGTGCCCCTCGCGGTTAAAGTTGGCGATCCCAGAGATCAGGTACTGAACGACCGCATCGTCGGACGCGATCAGGCGCGCGCGGTAGAGCGGGCGCCGGTCCGCGGGGATCATCTGCACCGCCCGCCAGCGGCGCTCGCCGTCCACGAGCTCGTACCCCGGCGCGCCCTCCGCCCGGCGAATAATTCCCGGGGTCGTCTGCCCGGAGGCGTCGATCGACTCCGACAAGCGCGCGAGCGCCGCGAGGTCGAAGTACTCCCGCGGCTGCCCCGGAAACCGGCGTATCTCCGCCGCGGGGACCGCGACCTCTACGGCCTCGGCGAGCGCGAGCTTGACGCGCGCGAGCAGCTGTACGTAGGTAAAGTTGCCGGTGTCGGCCTCCGGGCGCGTCAGCATCCCTACTCGCCCTCCCACTCACGGGCGTCGACCGCCCCAGCCGCGCGCAGGCGCGCCCACGCGTCCTCTTCCTCGCGCCGGTGGCGCCGGTGGCGCCGGCTGCCGGCGGGCTGGTACTCCTCTCCCATCATCGCGAGCAGCTGGTCCCGCGCGCGAGACAACTGGCTCTTGATGGTCCCGTCCGGGACCGCGAGGACCAGGGCGGCCTCCTCGTAGGAGCGGCCCTGCACCACTACGAGCTCGACGACCTCCTGCTGATCGGGGGGCAGCCTCGACAGGCAGCACGCGAGGCGCGCGAGGTCGAGGCGCGCGATCGCGTCGCGCTCACCCCCCGCGCCGATGCGGCTTGAGTTAGCGTACAAGTCTGCGGCGTCGCCCGCCTCCCCGACCACCTCGAAGCGCTGCCGCCGCAGCCCCGACATAAAGGAGTTTTTCAGGATTGTCACGAGCCACGCGTCCAGGTTTGTGCCGGGCTGGAACAAGTCCGCGTGCTCGATCGCCTTGAGCGCGGCGCCCTGCGCGAGGTCGTGCGGGTCCGGTCCGCGACCTCGCGTCAAATTGCCCGCCACCCGCACCAGCATCGGCATAGCCGCAGCGACCCCGCAGGCGACTTCCTCCCGGTGCTGCTGCGCGCGGAGCGCGACTTGATGGTCCGGCGCGAGCATGCGATCCTACCCTCCCTGCGGCACCCAGCGGTCTTCAACCGAGATCATACTGGTCGGTTCCTCGACGAGCTCGCCCGCCCAGTCGTCGTTGACCTCGGACGCCTCCTCGGGGCCGAAGATCAGCGGCCCGCGGTACGGCTCGATCGCGCCAACATCGGCCTGCGGGACCGAGTAGGTGATGGTCACGTGCGGCTGGTACTCCGGGAAGTCCCACGACGCGCCCGCGTCGCGGAAGTACTGCCAGCGCGCGCGGAGCTCGGGCGACTCGAACTTGAGGACGAGCGCGCCGTTGGGGGTGGACCGGGGCGGGAACTGATGGACCGCGCGCTTTTCCACCCCGTCATCCAAGACAACGACCGCGTCCGTCTCGAGCTCAATCTTCGACCAGTCGACCGGCTCGCGCGAGAATGCGACAGTCACATGCATGTCGTCCGGGCGCAGGGTCGACGCGATGCCCTGCGCGGCCGCCCACGCCCGCACGTCCTCCGGGTTGAGGAGGCGGCGCTTGACGTAGAGAGTCTTGCGCCCCGCGGCCTTCCCCAGCCCGCGGAGCTGCGCGACGGCCTCCCGACCGGCCTGGGCCGCGCGCTTGCTCAACCCCCCTTCCTCTACAAATAACATCACAAAATAGATTTCCCCATTATCAAGCTCTTTCTGAAATATACTAGTCAATTTTGATCCGGGCTTTCGCACTTTGATAGATTTAATCCACTCCGGTTTGATTCTCCTGCCATACTTAGATGGAGCCAAACTCTCTCTATCGTGCTTGAACTTCGCCCACTCCGCCTTCGGGATACGCGCGTGAACAACGGCGATTGAAGGCAAGCCTGGAACTTTATTCAAAAAAGGATAAGCTTCAGCTGCGGGAACGGGGCCGCCAAACTCCTGCGACTTGACCGAACCATACTTCCGACGCAGTGCTTCCTGTATTGCCTCGGCCTCTTCAAAATGCGCATCCCAATACCGCTCGGCAAAACCATTCTGGGCCGCTCGCGCGTACGCGAGGGCGTTCTTTTGGGAGTTCGTCACAAATACCGCAGATTCCCCACCCGCGCGCGCAACAAAAGCAAAATTATCCACCCCAGGCTGAGCACGTATACCTCCCGCCAAGATACTTTCGATCACATTATCAGTGGTGCCGTGAAATACTTCTACACTCCCGCGAGAACTAACCCACTGACCCCCCTCGGGTGAGCCTGGAGGATGCCGCGGTTGGTTCGGGTCAAATGCCTTCTCCAGCCCACCTTCTTCGATCTCAGCATCATCGGCATCAGCTGACGGTTCATCTTTCACCTCTCCCCCGTCTTCATTATCTTCCGGCCCCTTCATGCCCACGAGCTCGGGCGGGATGGGCGCGGGCGGGGAGACGCCCATGAGAGCGCGCACATCCTCGATGACCGGATCGTCGGGCGCCAGCACCGCCCCCGCCTGCGCCATCTTGGCCAGCGTCGCCGCGACCGTGTCGGCATCTTGGAATGCGACATCCTCCGCCTCGAGCCGCGGCTTGAGCTCATCCGGGAAGCTGTTGAGGAGCCAGATCGGCTCGACCAGGTCGTGGGTGGCGGCCTCGGCGATGTCCGCCAGCACGGCATTCGCCACCAAGTACAGGTTGCGGGACTTGTCCTCCGAGAGCGCCCTGTTGCCCGAGCCGTCCGCCCCCATGAGGAGGTGCTCACAGGTCAAGATGCGCGCCATCTCCATCTGCGTGCGCGTGATTGCGGCGGCGATGGCCTCCACCCCCTGCGCCGCGCCCTGCAAGAGCTCGAGCCCCCACTGAGGCATGCCGGCAACTTTGGAGCCGTCCGCCGCCTGCGAGTAATAAGGAACCGAGTCCAGCGTGATCGCCGTGTTCGATTGGCGCACTTGCAGCTGCACAAAGTCCTCGAGCATGCGGCTCATAGAGGCGGCCTTGGCCGCGTCGATCTCGCCGGCCTTGACTGCCGCATTGAGGAGAGTGTATGGCACGCGGCCGACCGGGATGCCCCGCAAGTCGCGCTCGAATGCGCGCGCCTCGAGCTCCATGTAAACTTTGAGGCGCTCCCACGGCTCGGCGAGGTGTCGGAAGATGCCGACTCCCTCCGGGGAGTCCGAGATCGCATCTTCGACCAAGTACATGATCTTGCCGCGCGGAATGCCGAGCTCCTGCCCCGTCGACGGATCGCGTTGAAACACGCCCTCAACTTTCCCGGAAGGGTCCAGCGCCCATCGCTCGATTGTGTGCTGCGGGCGCGGCTCGACCGACGCCAATCCGATCTTGCCGTCCGGGCGGCGCTTGGCGGTCCACTCCTGAACGCCGAAGCCGAAGAACCGATACGTGCCTGCCCGGCGCACCACCCGCGGCCACGGGCGCCGCATGTCATGCAGGACTGCGTCGACAAACTCCGCGAGCTCCTTGGCCTTGGCGGATTCGTCGGCGGGCTGAGCCGTCCACGACGGGCGCGCGATCAAGTTGAGGAAGTAATGCACCCCCGCAGCGACAATAGATGCATTGACCGCCATGTCGGAGATAGTGATGTAGCGCTGCGCGCCCATCCACCCCGATGACTTCTCACGCGTTTGTACGTACCCCCCGTATATGGGCGTCCCGGACACGCCCATCTCCGAGAACGGCTTGGCGCGCGGAGTCGAAGTAACGAGCCCCACCAAGCGCTGCATGAATGTGGGGGCGGCTTTATTCATGGGGGCGAGCATGTGCAAGTTATCCTTTCTATCCCGGAGGTACGTCAACGGGCGCCGGGCCGCACGATGGGCCGCCACTGACTGTATGGGCCGTGATTCCACCGCTTTGATTGCGTGACGTGATGGAAGGGTTTCCACCACCATTCGATCATGCTTATCCGGTTTAGACACACAGCCCTAGATATTGTGGTCATCGCCAGCGACCAAAACTGAGTTGGAACCATGCCCATCGAACCCACCAGATAGTTTCGCCGTCGGCTTTGGCGACTTCGGTTAGGTCGCGTCGAAAGCTCGCGCTTGGCAGAAGCCAGAAACCAAAGGGGTTTAGCTCCAGAGAGATACGAGTGGCGCGCAAGGGGTAAGGCAGCGGATTTTTCATGGCTCATCCTCTTCAGGGGGTCGAAGGCTGTCGATATGTATGCCGCATCGACCGCAAACCTTTGGATCGCTCTTGCTGGCGACGTGGCCGGGACAAGCCTCTTCGGGGAACCAGGGCCCGTACAGTTCAAGAACCTCGTTCTCGCCCTCCATCCTAATGACATCGCAGGGGTAGGGCGTGCTGCCGGCGGCTAAGGCAGAATTGATCCAACCAAAACCAGCTCTGTCCGAAGGTTGTAATGGTTTTTCTGACAGAGAGTGGTCGCGGACAAACTGGCAAGACAGACAAACGCAGGTCTTAGTCTCGTAGGCTGCGAGGACTGAGCGCCCGCAATCCTCACAGGTGAAGTGCGTGGCACCATCTCGATCAACAAACGGGATCAACATCTAGTATGCCTCAGCGTTTGTGTGTGTTAACCGGATAAGCATGCATTCGATGACGGCTTACCCATTGCGTTGGACTCAATCGCCTGCGGGCTGCCGGAAATCGGTCCCGACCTCAAAAAGTAATATAGCCCGAGCAAGAATAGCACAGCCGGCGGCGCCCAGATCAAAACCAACTGAAGGTTTGGATTAACAATCAAATCGGAGATCATTGGTTAGCCCACCTGAAAATTCAATCACAAGTCAGCGCGATGGTCGGCTTTCGCGACATGGCCTGCCATCCTCATCCGATGAACATTTTAGGACCGAGCGCCCCTCCCGCGGGCAGCATGCCCGCCGGCCCGCGCCGGGCGGGGAAGCGGCCCATGACCAACGCGTCGGCGAGGTTCGGCGACTTCGCGCCGTCCGGGGCCTTATTCACCAAGAGCTTGAGGCGGCTCGATTGCCCCATGGTGGCCTGCGACAGCTCGCGCATGAGCTTGGTCAGCGTCGCCGCGGGGATCGTCTTCGAGTCCAGGGATATGAGCTTGCCCGGGTCAAGCTCGCCCGCCTCCGCGGCATCGGCTTCCCCGCGGGCCGCTTGCACAGCCTGCCAAGTGCGATAGAACATTCGCGAGACATTCCACCAGGCCTGCGCTTTGAAGTTCTCGAAATAGTTCTTATTGGTCGGCGACTGATGGTCCCCGGCAATCACCGGCATGCCCGGGTCGAGGACTGCGGCCCCGGCATTCCACGGGGTCAGGCTGATCCAACTCACATCGAGCGCGTCGTCTTGGGTGAGGCGATTGAACTCGGACTTGATGTTGGTGCCGAGCCCGATGCAATCATACTGCAAGATGATGGGCGCGGTGTCCCGGCACAGGCGGAAGGCGCGACGCGCGGTCGCCCCCGGGTCGCGGTCGCCCCACTCCTCGGCGTGGCGGACCACGATACCGCGCCCCCGCACTAGAGCGTTGGTATCGACCCCCTCGTCCGCGACGTCCAGCCCGCCCCACCAGCCGCCCGAGTCGTCGAGCCCCAGAACCCGGTGCGCGTCCACCGCGGCCTCGACCCACTCATACTTGATTATGATGCCCTGCGCGGCGCCCATGTAGTCCCGGTCGATCTCGCGCGCCACGACCTCGGGGGTGCCCTGCGACTCGTAGAACCGGCGGCGCTCCGAGTACCACTCCTTGGTCTTCTCCGGGTGATCGGACCAGTCCATGACGAACACATTAACGCAGTCAGTGACTACTGCCGCCCCCGGCTGCCACTCTTTGCCGGCGAGTCGCTTGCGGTGATACACCGTTCCCGGGGAAGACACCGAGGAGATGTCAATGCGGCAGCGCGTGTTCATGGAAAGCGAGGCTTCGATCGCCACCGGGTTGTCGACGTGGGCGGCCTCGTCCACGAAGTATAGGCGGCGGCGACCCCCGCGGCCGATCTCCTTGCCGCCCTGGCCCGACACGACCGACTCATTGTCCGGGTTGCGGCAGACTTTGTGCTTGAGGTGCACCCCGTCCTCAACCGCCGGGCGGAAGCAGTCCGGCAGGAGGCGGATGGTCTGGCGGAGCCTCTCCATGATCGTGTCCGGGTCCCCGAGGACGTCCACGAGCTCGAGCTTGTTGGCACCCCAGCCGATCGCCGTGCCGGGCTGGAACAGCCACATCCATAGGGTGACCCCGATCCCGACCCAGGTCGCACCCATGTCGCGGGCCTTCTCCGCGAGGCCCGGCGCGTCCCCGAGCACGCACGCGAAGATGAACTCGACGAGCTCGGCCTGGCGCCGGAACAAGATGAGGGGCATACGCGCGGCCATGCCGGGCTTGCCGGCATTGCGCGGGTCGTAGGTATCGACCCAGTGGCAGATGAAGGCGCAGCAGCGCTCGGCCCACTTCTTGGGGTCGGCGCACTTGGCGGTGGTGAGGTCACGGCCCGCGTACCAGTCCCGGGCCTCCGCGAGCAGCCCCGGGTCCTGCTCGAACTTGGTGAGCTGCTGCTGACGCCAGGCCTGCACCCGCGCGTAGTTCGGGGGCCACTCGGCGCGGTCGAGGACCCGCGGCGGGGGCAGCGCGCGGCGCAAGACCCGGCCCGCGATCGCCTGCTCGACCGCGTACAGCGCCTGCGAGGCGTCGATGTGGGTCAAGTAGGCGCGCCCTCCGCAAGGCACTCCTCCTCGGCGATCGCGTCGACCGCCTCGAGGAAGGCCAGCACGGCCCGCACCATGCGCACCTGCTGCGCGAAGTTCTTGCTGGACAGCATGTCCCGGTAGAGCGTCGGGTCGATCATGCCCCCGAACGAGTGCATCTCGCGCTCGGCTCGCTCCAGCGCATGGTACCTGTCGCGGTGCTGCGCGAGCATCATCCGGGCCACGCCGATCGCCTGCATCGCCCTGACGTGCTCGGGGTCGGTCTTGTCCCGATACTTTTCTACGACTGGATCGCTCATGCCCGCCCCTCCACATCCGACGTCTCGCTCAGCATCTGCCCGTAGCGGTTCGGGGCACCGGCCAGCGCACTGTTGCTGCGCGATGAAGCCGCGGCCTCGAGAACCCCTCCCCCCGACTGCAGGGACTTGAGGACATCGCGCAGCACCTCGAGCTTGTCCGGGGACTTGGCCGCCAGCGCCGCCACCATCTCCTGATCGAGCTCGACGCGGACCACCGGCGGCTGCTCGCCCGGCATGGGGCGCGCCTGATATGGGGCGCGATAGTAGGCGGCGCAGGCGCGGGCGCATGTGATGCGATCCTGCGGGCTCAAATCCACGATTGTCGTCTTCCCGGTGCGGCGCGGAAATGCCATGCGGCCCGTGCGCGCCCACTTGAGGAGGAGCTCGTGCGGCAGCTCGCCGGTCTGCTCGGCGCGTATGCGAGCGATGCGGGTCGCCTCCGACACCGATCCCTTGGGCTTGCCCGCGCCCGGCCGGGCTCCTCCCCGCCGCTCCACCCTCTTGCTCACCGCCCGCTCGATCACAACTATCCTCCTGAGTCTGACTTTTTCAAACTTCCGCTCGGGGCGCCAACTATTTGCGCGCCGCACAAGCTACCGCCCGACGCGCGCCCGAGGCCGCAGGGTCAATCTTAACTTCGGCCCGCGCCGGCAGGCAAGTTAAGCCTTTTAATGGAGCTTTCGGGTACTCTGAAAGGTTATGATCACGAAATTAGCCCGCCAATTTCCGTCCCGCCTATCCAATAGTGCCCCATCTTGCCCTCATGACCGGTGGCAAGACCGAGCTCTATTAGCTTCCGTGCGGGCGGGTGAGACTCGCTGCATGTCACTCTTCCATCTCTGACTCTGACCGCGTGCGCGAGAAGATTGTACTGAGCCCCTGTCGTTATCACCGATGTAGATCTTCATACTCGGCCTCGGCCATGCCGGCGCAAGTCTGACCCCAATACTTATCAATTGCCGGGTCTCTCACTTGATGGTGCTCACCCTGAATAAGACCTCGGCTAAGTACTTATACGCCATGGCGACAGCGTGCGCTCGAGCCTCACGCGCCGTGGCGCAGGGGGTGTATAGCGCCTCGTCGAATACATACGCACGCCATGGGCGCGCGCGGTCCTTCCCCTCCCATAGTACTCGCAGCCGCAGTCCATTTCCAAGATTCAATGAGTACCGGTCGCGATTGGCGCTCACCCGCCATCGCCCGTCGGGCAGCCTCAACCGCGGCGGGGCTGCGGGCATCTCAGCGCCTCGAGCATGCGGGCGCGCTGCTCAAATGCGGCGACGAGCGCGCGAGCCTCGCGGGCGGCGGCCCGCGCCGCGTCGGCGCGCCGTGCCGCCCCCGCGACATCCGCGTGCTGGCGCGCGCGGGCCACCACGTCCGCCCCGCTCGGGGGGTGGGGGAGCCCGCGCAGGTACATGATGATCCGCGCCTCCGCCGCCGCCCGGGCGGCCTCGGCAGAGGACGCCAGCGCCTCGCAGCGGGCAGCGCGCAGGCCGGCCCGATAATAATTCCCCGCCTGCTCGGCAAGAGCTCGCGGGAGATCGCGAGGATCGACCGCCAGGGCGGCCTCGAGCCGGGACAGCTCGGGGTCATCGGCAACCTCGCCCGCCAACATGAACGTGCCCGCCGCCCGATCCTCCCGCGCGCTGGGGCGCCGCTCAGTCATGACGCAGGTCCTCCGCGCGCACCTCGGTGCGAGTCCATCGGCCGAGGATCTTAAGGAGCACGAACTCCCGGTCGCGGCCGGACATGCCGTCGTAGATCGCGTCGAGCAGGCCCGCCCCCCTCACCGCAACTTGCACCGGATCGCCGCGGGAGAGCGGGGGCGCGTCCAGGTGGATGAGGCCGTCCTCGCCCTCGCGGCCGCGCAGGCGGGTGATCTCCTCATCGGGGATGCGGGCCGGGGCCTCCCCCGCGCTCATGATGATCTCCAGCACCCCGAGCGTCCCGCCGAGCGAGCGCCAGCGCCCGTCGCGGGCGCGCGCAAACGCGTACCCGGGGAACATGGCGGCGCGGCGCCAGCGGCCCTTGACGCGCACGCGGATGTACGGCGCGTAACACTCGTAGTCTTGCCGCTCCATGTTGATGATCGCCCGCGCGAGCAAGTTGGGGCGCACCCGGACCACCATCCAGCCGCGGGTCATAAGAACGAGCTCCCGAGCTCCATGCGCCAGACGAGAAGGGCGCGCTTGCGGCCCGGCTCCTCGCGCCGCAGGGTGAAGCCCACCCGCTCGTAGAACTTGTTCCCCGCGTCGTTGTCGGCTGTGCACTTGAGCTTGATCGCGACTGCGCCGCGGCGCCTCCCCGCGTCTGCCAACCAGGCGACCAGGGCGCGGCCGACCCCGCGGCCCGCGGCGGCCCGCGCGGCCGCGATCTCGTAGATCGTGATCACCCGGTCGCGGCGCACATGGAAGCAGACGCAGCCCCAGACCTCCAGCCTGCGCGGGGCGAGGGCGACCGCGATCTCCCGGCGCCGGAGCTTCTCGAGGACGGCTCCGCGGGTCACGAAGCCCACCATCTTGACGTTCTCCCTGAGGATCGCGTGCGCGGCGAGCGCCTCCTCCTCGGTCTCGGCGAGGCGGACGCGGACACTAGACAACATGACGCCCACCCGTCGCGCAGCTCGGGAACTCGGGCACCGTCCGCCAGCGCTCCGCCACAGCTTTTTACCCGCGACCGCGGAGGGGCGCCACATCAAGCACAGGAATGAGCACCCCCTCGGGCGGCGGGCCAGACTGCCACGCGACGTCAATACTTATTCCGCCGCGCGGGTACCAGAACGCGCCCACCCGCATCCAGTGCGGCTCGACCAGCTCGCACAGACGCCCCGCGACCATCATGGTGCAGGCCTCGTGAAAGGCCCCATGGTTGCGGAACGAGGTCAGGAACAACTTGAGGGACTTCGACTCGACCAGCCACCCGTCGGGGACGTAGTCGATGACCAGGTGCGCGAAGTCGGGCTGGCCGGTCGCCGGGCAGATCGACGTGAACTCCGGACAGGTGAACCGGGCGACGTAGTGCGAGCCCGCGGCCGGGTTGGGGACCCGGTCGAGCTCGGCCTCGTCCGGGGACGCGGCCGCGCCGACTTGCTTGCCTAGGTGCTTGAACTCCATCTCGATCAACCTCCGTACTTCTTCCGCGTGGGCAAGATCTTCGCCTCAATCTCATACCAGTGCTCCCGCACCGCCGCGGCTATCGCCTCGGGGGAGACCTCGGGGGAGCCGTCCGAGGTCGTGTACTGCCGCTTGATAGCGAGGAGGGCCTTGTCGTCGATGCTGTTCGGGATGCCGAGGGCATCGAGCTTCTTGATGCCCTTGAGCCAGTTCAGGCTCGCCGCCACATCATCGATGCCGTAGCCGAACAGGATCGGGAACTCCGCCTCGCGGTAGGGCAGCCCGACCCGATTCTTGTCGACGAACGCGCGGACGTTGATGCCGAGGGGCTTCTTGATGCCGTGGACCACCTTGTAGATCTTCTGCTTGGTCGACAAGTAGAGGGCCTGCGACCGATAGAACCGGAGCGCCCATCCCCCCGACTGCTTGGTCCCCCGCGCCGACGAGAACGGCCCGATGTCGGCGCGCACCTGCGAGATGATGAGGAGGGTGACCTGCGACGACTCGATCATCGCCATGATTCGCCGGAACAGCTCCGACATCTTCTTGGCCTTGTTGCCGCCGAACGTGGCGTCGCCGAACTCGCGCTTGAGCTCGGCCTCGTCGGACAGGGCGTCGACCGAGTCGAGGACGTAGATCTCGGGGCCGCGGGCCTTGGAGGTCACCTCTTTAATATCGGCGTGGAGGTCCTCGACCGTCAGGAGCTTCTTCTTGCCGAAGTCGATCTTGTCGACCGGGACCCCGAGGGTGGCGGCGTAGGACGGGATGAACGCCTCCTCGACGTCCCGAAAACGCGGCTTCCCCTTGGGGTACTTAACCAGGAAGTTCGCCATCGCCTCGGTCGCCAGCAGGGTCTTGCCCGACGACGAGTCGCCGATGAGGTTGCAGACCTTGCGCTCGGCCCAGCCGCCGCCGAGTGCCAGGTCGAGGAGGAGGCACCCGGTCGGGATGAAGTCGACGTCGGACGCGGGGGCGGAGAAGTAGTTTCCCCCGCCCCCCACTCGTCCGCCGGCCTGCCGCCGGCTCTCCGCGCGCGCAGCCATGCCCGCCTACTCAGCGGCGCCGCGGCGCCGCGCGAGCGGGGGCCTTCTTGCTGCGGGGAGCGGGCTCCTCTTCTTCCTCGTCCTCGTCCTCTTCTTCCTCCTCTTCTTCGTCCTCTTCTTCTTCGTCCTCGTCGCGGCCGCGCTTCGCCGCCGCCTTTTTCTTGCCGCGGGGAGCGGGTTCCTCTTCTTCCTCCTCGTCTTCTTCGTCCTCGACCTCTTCGTCTTCCTCTTCGTCGCGCCCGCGGCGACTCGAAGTCGCGCGGCGCCCGCGCGGCTCTTCCTCCTCCTCGTCCTCCTCGACGACTTCTTCTTCCTCTTCGTCGTCCTCGTCAGCGGCGCGCCTGGACTTGGTCTTGGTGGTCTTGGTCTTGCCGCGGTCGCCCGCGCGCCCGCGCGACTTCTTCGTTCCCTCGTCTTCCTCGTC